GCCCGAGCCGGCCTGGCTCGGGCGCACCACCATTCCCCTGTTCGTCAGCTACGGCCGGTTGCGCCGGCTCAAGCACAAGCTGCCGAAGTCGCCGCCGACCGGTGCATGGGCGCTGGACTCGCGCGGGTTCAACGAGCTGCGCCAGCACGGCCGATGGACGATCACGCCGGAGCAGTACGTCGCCGATGTGCTGCGCTACGACACCGAGATCGGAAATCTGTCGTGGGCCGCGCAGCAGGACATGATGGTCGAGGACGAGATCTTGGCCGCCACCGGCCTGACCGAACTGGAGCACCAGCGGTTCACCGTGGCCAACTACGGCCAGCTGGTGCGGCTGTGGAACGAGGCCGTGAACTACGATCCGATGCGCGAAAACCCTTTCATGCTCGTACTCCAGGGCAGCGACGAGGCCAGCTATCACCGCTGCTGGGACATGTTCGAGGATGCCGGCGTCGACGTGTCGAACGTTCCGGTAGTCGGTGTCGGCTCGGTGTGCACGCGGCAGGACACCGGCGAGATCCGGGACATCATGGCGTCGCTGCGGGACCGCGACCCCGGTTTGCCGATCCACGGATTCGGCGTGAAGACCGACGGGCTCAAGCTGTACGGCGACCTCGTGGACTCGGTCGACAGTCAGGCATGGTCATTCGCGGCGCGCTACGAGCACATCAAACACCCCGACTGCACCGCCACCCACGCCGACTGCTCGTACTGCCTGATCCAGGCGCGGCAGTGGTGGAACGACATGGTGGATCGTCATGGTGATCGGGACCGCTACGGCACATGGTTCGCGCCGGCCGCTTGACCCAACCTTGCGACATGGCTAAGCTTGACCCGTTCCGTTCGAGACAGGGAGAACACCATGACGCAGACGCAGGCCCCCGAGCTGGAGACCATTGAGGCGACCGAGGGCGTCACCGTTCACAAGATCACCGGCAACGACGCCGAGATCCGGCTGTGCAACCTGCATTTCCTCTACACCGACCAGCACTGGGCCTACACCGCCTTCTACGGTGGCGAGACCGTACGCACTGGCATCGCCATCGGCAAGACCGCCGCCGACGCTCTCTACACCGTGATCGTCACCATCTGCGCCGAGCTGGCCACTCTCCCGGGCGTCGACAACCTGCGCGCCCGAGTGCGGGCATTCCACCGGCTGGACGACGTCAAGGGCCTCGCTCAGTGCCAGATGATCATCGGCGACATCCAGGCCATCGACCGGGGCGGCGACCACATCCCACCCATGGTCTGCGGCGCGGACCTGAACGCTGACGGCTCCTGCCCGGTGCAGCACCTGCACACCTCCGACGCGCGGCTGGCCGAGGTGCCCGAACTGGAGGACAGCCGCGTCGAGGGCCACTCGGTGGTACTGACCTCGAACAAGAGCGTGAACGACCTGCGGCTGCCCGTCGAGGTTCGTGACGCCATGGCCACGGGGCAGAACGTCATCATCGAGCACCACCACGACGGCCGGACGTGGAACCGCAGCGGCTACCGCAACGACAGCTTCGTCACCGTGGGCGAGTGGCCGGCGGATGTTCCCGTGGGCCAGCCGGTCACCGTGTCCGTGGCGCGCGGCGGCGCGCGCATCCGCCTGGACTACTGACAACCCCCCAAAACGCGAACTGCCCGGCACTCCGAGGAGTGCCGGGCGGTCCCGGTTCCGGCGAGAGAGGGACAGGGGGGGAGCTTTCGCTCAACCTCGGCCCTTTCAACGCACGATCATCGTACGTGGCGTGTCCGCCGCGAAGCAAGCGGCCGGGCTGCGACGATGGCGCGGACACTCGAACGGAAGGCGGCGAGATGGGCGGAATGATCGCGCTCGTGCCCGACGACGACAGCCTGGGCAACCTCGCGGTCGACGGCGGCGAGGACCCCAGCGAGCTGCACGCCACGCTGCTGTATCTCGGCGACGACGACGACGTGAACGGCTGGAGTGACGATCAGCGCGCCAACCTCGGCAACCTGGTGGCCAGCCTCGCGCCCGGCGTGCAACCCATCGACGCCCACGTGGTCGGCCCCGCGCACTTCAACCCGACCGGCGGCCCGGACGGCGACATGGACCCCTGCGTCGTGCACCTGATCGGCGGCTCGGGCGACCTGTCGGACCTGCGCGACTACCTCACCGACGCGATCAACGGCAGCGACGACTACCCCGACTTGCCGGCACAGCATCCCGGCTACCTGCCGCATGTCACCGCCGGCTACGGCCTGGATCCCAGCCAGGTCAGCTACGGCGGTCCGGTGCGCTTCGACAAGCTGCGCTACGCCGTCGGCGACGACGTGCAGGACTTCCCGCTGGGTGTCGACCCGGACAGTGACGGCGACGACGACACCACGCCGGAGGGCGACACCGACCACGACGTGTGGCCCGTGTCCGGTGAGGAGAAGTCGGCCTGTGGCGCGGTCTGCGCTGACCTGCGGCCCGATCTGTACGCGCTGACGCATGACGTCGAGACCAAGACGGCGCTGTGCGAGCACAACGACCTGGGCGACCTGTGCACGACCCTGCACCCTGGCATCGAGCACAGGGTGATCCGCGAGATCAAGGCCGGCGAGTTCGAGAGCGTCGAGTACAAGCGGAAGTTCACGCCCGAGAAGCGCAAGCAGATGGCGAAGGCCGGCACCGCCATGCCGGACGGCTCCTACCCGATCGCCAACCACGAGGACCTGAAGAACGCGCTGCGGGCCTACGGCGAGGCCCCGGAGGGCAAGCGGGCCGAGCTGCGGGCCCACATCAAGAAGCGCGCCAAGGCGCTCGGCGCGACGCACATGCTCGACGCCTCCTCGATCGACTTCGAGCCGTCGGGCAAGAGCGCCGAGAACGGTATCGAGGTGAAGGTGGCCTCGCCGGATCCGCGCGCGGCCAAGCTGCGCCGCTACTGGGCGTTCAACCCGGTAGCGCGGGCGAAGTGGCGGCCGGGCGAGCCTCACGACTTCTACCGGCTGCGTCGCCAGCTGGCCAAGTACGTGCACGATCCGCACATCCTGTCGGGCCTGACCGCGAACATCCATCACCTCGCGCTGGGGGTGTGGCCAGGCCACGAGGACGGCGGCAAGCTGGGCAAGAAGGAGTTGCCGCAGCCGATGCCGCTGCTCGGCGACAGCGATGATCCGGAGCAGTACGACCCCGGCATGCCTGACGACGACGAGGCGGCCATGTTCGACGGCGTCGACCCGGTGGCGCTGCTGCTGATCGACCCGGGCGAGATGGACGAATTCGGCAACGCCCTCCTCGACAACGACGAAACCGAGGATGACGGCGACGGCGTCGAGGGGGACGCCGACGAAGGCCCGGTGGTCGAGGCGGACCAGGGTCTGCGGATCAAGTCGGCCGAGGTGGTGATCACCCCGCTGGAGCTGAAGGCCCTCGACCGACTGACCGCCGAATTCAAGGCCGCGCCCGGGTCGCTGGACGACCTGATGCTGGAAACCGACCGCCTCGGCCTGCTCGACGTCTCGGCTGGCGACCCGGGCGACCAGAACGGCGGCGACGTCCAGACCGACATCGGCGACGACGACTGGGCCGATGTGCTGCGGCGTGACAAGCGCTGGCTGCTGGGTGGCGACGGCGATCTGGTTGACGGAGGACCGGAACAGGGCAAGAATACCCAGGACGACGACAACGGCCTGGGATCGAACGGCACGGTGGGCACCGCGCAAACCGGCGCGCTGAACATGCCCGCCAGCCTGTTCGACGGGATCTAGGGCGCGCCTGCCCGAAGGCCCTCCCGGTCGCTCATACGATCACGGCTGACCAGGCCGGGAGGGACAACGCCCATGACGCACACGCTCGATCGCGGCGACGACATCGAGTTCAAGCAGTACCCCGGCGGCAACCCGGCGGAGGCCACGGGGGTGCTCGACACTCCTGGCGGCCCGTACCGCGACGAGGACGGCAACCTGGTCGCCGACGTCGAGCTGTTGGCCGCCGTGACCGGCGTCGTCGACGACGTGGGCGACGTCATCGTGCCCAATGCGTTCCGGCGCACCCTGGCCGAGATGAAAGCCAAGGGTGTCTCGGCGCACGACTGGAAGACGCCGTACGCCAAGGCCATCGTGCGCGAGGAGTGGCAGCCGGGCGACCCGCGCCTGCCCAAGACAGTGCCGGTCACCGGTGAGCCGTGGCCCGCCTCGGCCGGCGCGCTGTACGTCAAGGCGCAGTACAACCTGGAGACCGAGGCCGGTCGGACCGCGTACGCCAACGCCAAGTTCTACAAGGACGAACAGAACTTCTCGATCGGCTACAAGGTGCGCCAGGCTCGCAAGCGTGGCGGCGTTCGCTACATCACCGACCTCGACTGGTACGAGTGGTCGGACGTGCTGCACGGCGCGAACAAGTACGCCCACCTGCTGTCGGTGAAGTCCGGCGACCGCGACGGCATGGAGTACACCGGGATCCGGCCCGAGCAGACCGAGACCAAGGCGCGCTACGTCCGCGATCAGGAGTTTTGGGGCCTGCCCTACGGCACCCCGATCCGGCTGGGCATGAAACCGATGGGGCCCAAGGCGCACGCGCTGCGTTCCGAGGGCAAGCCGGTCACCCAGGACATGGGTGTGACCCACGAGAAGCCCTCGGCGCAGGCCGTTGTCGACGCCGCCAAGGCCGTCGGCGGCCCCACGCCGGACGTTCACGGGCTGGCCAGCCGCATCGTCGGGATGCAGCCCAGCACCGCCAAGGCGACGCTACGCGGCTACAGCGACGACGAACTGAACCAGCTGGATCGCGAGCTGGCCAACCGCGCCACCGACGGCCAGGTCAGTGCGCCGCACCAGTTGGTCAAGGACGCCATCGCCGAGCGGTCCGCCGGCGGTGCGCCGAACGCGCCGAGTGCGCCGGACAAGCCGCTCCAGACGCTGTCGCCGCAGATGCAGCATGCATTGATGGTGGCCAAGCCTGCGGCGCAGAACGGGGCCGCCGGCACCCCTGATGCCAGTCTGCGCACTACGCCGCATCCCACCGTGTCCGGCGGCCTTGTCGATCGAGGGCTCGCAACTCCTCACTCGGATGGCGGCGTGATCCTCACCCCCGAGGGCGAGCGACACCGGCAGGCGCTGCTCGACAAGCACCGCGCGGGCACCCCCAACCCGACGGAGAACGTCAACAGCACGGAGAACATCCTCCGGCGCGCCGGCATGACGACACAGCAGCGCTGGCAGGACAACCCCGAGCGCGAGATGGCCGAACTGCCGCACTCGCAGCGCATGCAGGTGCGCAACTCGCGTAAGCGCAACCAGTACATCCAGCACCGTCAGGCTGGCCTGGACCACCCGACCGCCATGCGCGAGCTGAACAAGCCCGCGCCGACGGGCAAGAAGCCCACACCGGCCAAGGCCGCCCCGAAGGTTCCGGAGGCACCGAACGCGCCCGAGGTCGCTACCGGCAAGCCCGCGCCGGGACACCGCTCGCGCGTGATCACGCCCGAGGCGACCCGGCAGCGCACCCACTCCAACCGGGGGCGCGGCGACTGGCTCAAGAGCGCGTCCAACGACGAGTTGGCACAGGAAGCCGCCAACATCCACCGCAACCGCAGCCAGCTGGGCAACTCGGTTGTCTCCGACGGTCGCAACCACGCCAAGCACGAGCAGCACCTGAAGGCCGTCGAGGCTGAGCAGAAGCGGCGCGGCAAGGGCGGCGCGCCGGCACCCAAGGTCGACCACGCCCTGATGGCCGACCGGATCAACAACGACACCATGATGGCCAAGGGGCCCGGCGGGAAGGCCGGGCACGCGGCCAGCCTCGCTGGCACCGCGCTGCTGCGCGACGAGGATCCGGCCACCCGCAGCATGACCGAGAACGTGGCCAGCGCGCTCGCGTCCGGCCGCGACCCGGGCGAGATGCCGGCGAACGTCAAGCCCGAGGACGTCAAGGCCAACCTCGCCGAGATGGCCGACCACATCGAGCACAGCGGGGCCGACCTCGGCGACAACGGCGCGTACGTGCAGAAGCTGCGCGACTGGACGCCCGGCGGCGGCGCGCCGCAGGCTGGCGGCGACGACAACGGCGGCGAGCCGTACAAGCCGACCGGGAACATGAACAACGTCGGCGCGCTGTCCGACGCCCAGTTGCAGGCCGAGCACACCGCCGCTCACCAGAAACTGCGCGATGTGTCCGCCGCCGGCGAGACCCGCAACTCCGCCGCGTATCACGATGCGAAGATGGCGCGCGACGTGTTCGGCACTGAGATCAATCGCCGCCGGCAGGAACGCGCCGCCAATGGCGACCAGCAGGCCGCCGATGCGCTCGGCGCGCAAGCGAACAGGCCAGTCGGCGCAGGCGCATCACAGGAGCCCGGCCAGCCCGATGTCAACGCCGGTCCGTCGCCGGAGGAGCAGATCAGCCCCGAGCAGCTGGACCAGATGCAGAACGTGGCCGACGCCGCCATGGGGCTCTCGGAGGACCCCGAGGGCCAGCTGGAGGTCACCACCGACGTCGCCGACCGGCAGGACCGTGTGTCGGAACTGCTCCAGCAGGCCGACGCCGGCACCCTGGACCTGACCGGCATGGAAAACGACCAGCTCGGCGCGACCCGACAGGACGTCGTCGATGAGCTGAAACTCCAGAACGAGATCCACCGTCGCGACGCGGTCGCCGCCAACGCCAGCCCGATCACCGGCACCGTCACGCCACCCACCGGCGCGCCGGCCGCGCCGTCCGCACCGAATGAGCCGGGCGGCGCGGCGACCCACGAGGTGGCCAAGGTGCCGCCCGCCGGCGAGCCGAACGCGCCGGCCGCGCCCGAGGCCCCGCAGGCACCGGCGGTTCCGGCCACGCCCAAGCCGAAGGCGGGCCTTGCTGGCGCGGCCGAGGACTACGCCGAGGCCATCGACGCCGGCGACGAGAACCGGGCGGCCGCCGCGCGCGCCCGACTGGAGTCGAGCCTGCGCCGGTCCAAGACCGACAGCGAGCACGCCCAGGGCCTGCGCGACCTGCTCACCGAGGTCGACTCCAGCCACCCGGACGCCGAGAAGGTCCGCGAACTCGCCGGCAACCTGCGCAGCGACACCCGCGACAAGCGCAACGCCTCGGCGCGAGACCGGCGCGCCGCCAAGCGGCTGGAGCGCGACAAGCTGCGCAGCCTGCTGGGCCAGATCGACGCCGAGATGCGCTCCCGCAACCTCGACCCGGTCACCTACGGCGGCCCCGCCCCCACCGACCAGCCCGGTGTGCCGACCCCGGGCGAGCCGGGCATGCCGAACGCGCCGAATGCCCCCAACGCCCCCGGCGGCGGCGGCGCGGGTGCTGCCGCCGGGACCCCTGGCGCGGCCGCGTCGACGCCCGAGGTCGCCGCGACCACCACCACGCCGAACGCGCCGGCGCTGATCAACAAGCCGGCGACCTGGGCCACCCCGGCCGTCGTCGACCAGCCCGCCGGGCAGTACTTCGCCGGCGGCCCTGGCGGCACCCAGATGGTGGTCGGGCAGAACTACGTGGCCACCTACGGCACCCCCGACAAGCGCGGCATGATCCCCTGGTCGTCTCGGTTGTATGACCAGTCCGGCGTGCCCGTGGATCTCCAGGACGGCACAGCCGTCAGCCCCGAGGACGCCCAGCGGGAGATCGCGCGCGGGCTCGCGGACGCCTACGCCAAGCAGTACGGCGGCGTGCCCGAGGGCGAGACGCTGCCGACCGCGCCGCCCGCGCCCGAGCCGGCCGCGCGGACCGCGACGATCCGCAAGGCCGCCGCGCTGGCGGCCGCGCAGTCGCCGAGCGTCAACCCGGTTACCGGCATGCGCGACTTCACCGAGCCGACGCCACTGACCGACCAGCCGGTGTCGACGCCGTACAAGTCGATCGCCGACGTGCGCGAGCACCTGGCCGGTGTCGAGCAGTTCACCTCGCGTCCCAACACGATCCAGTGGGACACGGCGATGCTCTCGCCCGGCGGCGGCCTGTTCGCGGCGCGCACGAGTGACCGCAAGGGCTACACGATCTTCACCAGCGAAAATGGCGCGTACATCCGTATGCCCGAGGCCGCCCTGTCCAATAAGGACGCCCGCGACGTCATGCAGGCGCTGGAGCGCGGCACCGGGCCCAGCGGCTCGACCATCGACTGGTCGCGCGCCGGCACCGACCCGATGGGCATGGTCAAGGACAGCGGCCTGAGCCCGACCGAGCTGGGCGCGTTCGGGGTGGCCAACGTGGTCGCGCAGCGCGTGGCCAACGGCGACACCACCAACCCGCTGGTCCAGACCACCGCGTATCAGCTGAACTTCAGCCGGTCGTCCGACATGGCCAAGGTGTTCCCCAACTACGCCTCCGGCGACCGGGCGCTGACCACCCGCATCGGCAACCTCGGATTGCTGCTGCACGACGGTAAGCCGCAGCGCGGCCGCTACGCCACCGAGGACCGCACGCCCGAGCAGCTGGCCGACGACGCCGAGACGATGCGCGTGGCCAACGGCGCACGCAACGTCTACATGCTCGGCGCACCCGACAAGGCGATCGCCATGCTGGAGCGCCGCGCCGACGAGTTGTCCGCCCGCTACGGCGGCGGCGCGCGCACCGGCGACACGGAGCAGCTGGTCAACGGTGACGCGCCCAGCCGTGGCTCGCTGCACCTGCGTGGCATCGCCAACGAGATCAGGCACAGCTACTCGACCACGCCTGTCGGCACCGCCGCGCTGTTCGAGGCCCAGCCCGGTCAGCGTTTCATGATGTACGACACGTCGCCGGTGAGCGGCAACCCCACCTCGACCACGCCGTATGCCCGCGTGTTCAAAATCCTCGGCACCGCCGAGGGGCAGACCTACGGCGGCGGCCGCAACTCGATGGGGCTGACCAGCTCGGCCAAGACGCGTCCGGCCAGCGCCGGCCTGTTCCAGATCCGCGCGGTCGAGGAGGGCGCGCCCGCCCAGACGCCGGTCACGCTCTCAGTCACCGGCGACCGCGTCACCATGCCGAAGTGGGTCGAGTCCAGTCCCGGCAAGTGGTCGCCCATGGCCGACGCCTACAGCGGCAACCCCGTCTCGCACGCGATCGCGCCACTGGCGCAGGGCCAGGACGTCCCGGACACGGCGCAGAAGGCGAAGGCGCTGACCGAGGCCACGCCTACCGATGCGGCATTGGAGTCGGCGGTCACCAAGGCCCGCGCCGCACTCGACGCCCAGCTGGGTGCGCCGAACGCGACCCCGCCCAAGCAGCGCTCCGGCGCGGCCACTCGACGCGTCAAGGCTCCGTCGGCGCGCGCGGCCAAGGCTGCCTCGATCACCCCGGAGGCGACCACCCCGGAAGCGCAGCGAGCCCTGGACAACCAGACGCAGGTGATCGACGCCGTCGCCGGTGGACAGCTCAACCTGCTGGACGCGCCCGCACAGTCGCAGTTCAACAGCATCGACGATGTGCGCGAGGCGTGGCGCAAAGGCAACATCCCCGACTCGCTCAAGCAGGACGCCTACCAGCAGCACCAGAACTATCTCAATGAGATGATCACCGACGACAGCAGGTGGAAGGGTGCGCGACTGTCGGCTGGCGGCTGGTTCTTCACCACGCCGGATGGCAGTTTGACGCATGCGCCGTCCGGCAAGCGCATCGGCAGCTTCGCCACCCAGGACGTGGCCGACCGCGCCGGTCGCTACTACGAAACGGCCGTCAACCCGGGTACCGGCAGCGCCATCGACTGGTCCGGCGACGGCAGTGGGGCCGTTCAAGAGATCAGGGACACCAAGGAGCAGCTGGGCATCGGCCTGGCCGGGGTCGTCGTCAACCGCGCGAAGCTGGACGAGGCCATCGCGCAGGGGCCGGGCGCGACCCGGGCACTGCTGGCCGACACCCCGAACGCGGCGCAGGCCGATGTGCCCAGCGATGTGCGGGTCGTGTCGCTGAACACCGCGCCCTACACCGAGGCGACCGGCCTGGACTCGCCCGGTCTGGCGCTGTCGCGGGGCGACTTCGTCAACCGGACCGACGAGAAGAACGCCAACCAGCTGCGCTCGATCGCGGCGTGGGCGACCACCATGGCCCCGACCCACCCGTACACGGTGGCCTCGACGCTGGCCGACCTGGCCGAGAAGCACAAGGGCACGACGATCAGCTACCGAGTCAAGGACCCGAACAGCACCGACAACTACTACCCGAGCAAGCTGACCAAGACCGGCGACATGGGCGCGGCGCTGAAAGCCATGTCCGACCAGGTGATGCACGACGCCGACCCGCAGAACTGGTCGAACGTGGAGCGGCTGGCCAGCGCGGGCAACACCGGTGAGGCGAAGATCAGCAAGGTCGACGTCACGCCGGCGCGGCTGACCTCGGACTCCGATCGGCAGTACGAGCAGCGTGTGGCGTTCGCGAAGAAGCTGGCCGACGAGGCGCGCTCGGGCGGTGTGCAGATCAGCAAGTCGGTGGATTCGGGCAACGGCTGGACACTGACGTTCCCGGGCGTCTCGATTCCGGGACACAACGACGGGCCGTTGCAGCTCAAGAAGACCTACCAGTCCACCGACTCGGTCAGCGTCAACCCGGACGGCTCGATCACAGCGACGTTCCGCGCGGTCGACGACAACTCGACCACCGGCACCGACACCGTCTACACCTTGGAGATCCCGGCCGACGGCTGGAGCCTTCAGGCCGCCAAGCCTGCCGCGCCTACCGGGCAGTAACACTTACGCTCCACGACGGACGGCCCCGGTCCCCCGACCCTGGGGCCGTCCGTCGTTTCGACACGCCGTTACGGTTCCGACTTCTCGACGATCACCACGAATACCCTTCCGGGCATGCGCGCTTGGTACTGACCGGCGCGGGTCCAGCACACATCGGATCGCGCACGGAAGGAAAGACCAGCGTGAGTCACGACACGATCGAGACCAAGAGCCTGCTGAAGGCGGCCCGCGAGCAGCTGGGCGGTCTCAACGAGAAGCTGAACGCCATCACCCGCGAGGGGTTCAAGAAGGAAGACGGCGGGATCGTCGTCTCCGAGACGGCTTCCGCCGAGTTCAAGTCGCTCATGGCGCAGGCCCGCGAGGTTCAGGACGTCATCGGCGGCCTCGAAGGCAAGAGCCGGATCGAGGACTACCTGAACGCGCCGGCGGGGCAGTCGCTGGCCGCGCAGCAGCAGGCCGCGATGCAGCAGCCGACGGCGGTCGAGTACAAGAGCCTCGGCCAGCGGTTCGTCGAGTCGGCCGAGTTCAAGGACCGCAAGGCGTCCGGTGCCATGAATGGCACCTTCGAGGTCTCCGACGTCGAGCTGACGGCGGCAGTCCAGTACAAGGACCTGTACTCGGGCAGCATCGGCACGTTCACCCACCCCGGCTTCGGCACGGTCGAACGCGCCCCGGTCGTGGCCGCGCCGATGCGGCAGGCGCGCGTGCGCGACCTGTTCCCCTCGGCCAGCACCACGTCGGTGATGATCGAGTACGTCCAGGAGCTGGGCTTCGTCAACCCCGGCGACAACGCCGCCGCGACGGTCGCCGAGCGGACCAACGACAATTCGAATTTTGGGTTGAAGCCCAAGAGCAACATCAACTTCGGCACCAAGAGCACGCCGATCAAGACCATCGCGCACTGGATCCCCGCGCACAGGAACACGCTGGACGACGAGCCGACGCTGCGCAACATCGTCGACACCCGGCTGATGTACGGCCTGCGGCTGGAGGAGGACGCCCAGCTGCTGCTCGGCGACGGGCAGGGCGAGAACCTGCTCGGCATCCTCAACACCGACAACATCCAGATCTACCCGGGTGCCGCGACCCCCGTCACCGGCGACACCTACATCGACGCCATCCGGCGGGCCACCACCCGCGTCGTGCTCGCCAACTACGAGGCGACCGGCGTGGTCGTGCACCCGTACGACTGGGAGCGCATGGAGCTGACCAAGGACTCCATGGGCCGCTACGTCGCGGCCGTGTCGGTGACCACCGGCGCGCAGCGGCAGCTGTGGCAGCTGCCGGTCGTCGCGACCCCGGTCATCCCGGAGGGCACCGCCCTGGTCGGCGCGTTCGGCCTCGGCGCGCAGATCTACGACCGGATGCAGTCCAACATCCGCACCGCCGACCAGCACATGGACTTCTTCGTCCGCAACGCGATCGTCGTGCTGGCCGAGGAGCGGCTGGGTCTGGCCGTTTTCCGCCCGGAGAGCATGGTCAAGGTCGACCTTCAGCACAGCACCGGCTGACGGGTCGCCTTGAGCAACAGCCCCCCGGCACCGCCTCGCCGGGGGGCTGTTCGCTGCTCATGACGACCTCGCCACCACCTTGATCACATTGCCGCCGAGCTGGTCGCTGTCGCCGCTGGCGGCGGCGTCAACCGCGCGCACGACCTGGGCGAGGTGCTGGGCGCAGGACCACTTAGCGCCGTTGCCGTCGGTGAAGTACGTGACGAAGAACGTCCCGACGCGCGTGCACTGGGTGTGCGGTGGGCGCTGTGTGTAGCGCCCCTGGCATCGCCTGACCATCACTCCCACGTCACTCACCCGTCAGTCGCTTGATGGCGATGACCTCGCGCCACACGGCAAGCACGGTGGTGGCGTTCGCCGCCGCGTGCTTGAGCGTGCCGACGTAGCCCTGGCCACCGAGTTCGCTGATGCGCTCCTCAACCAGCGACTTGGTCGCGGGCTTGCCGGCCTTGCGGGCCCAGACGCGCACGTCGGTGACGATGATGTCGCGGGCTTCGGTCTTGGTCATCGGTCTCGCCTCTCTTTCCGGAACACCGCAAGCATACCCGATGACGCAAGGTCGGGTAAGGGGGTAGGTCAAGATTTTTCAGCGCCTTGAGCAGCAGCCCCCCGGCACCGCCTCGCCGGGGGGCTGCTCGCTATCCCCAGCAGAGGCGGAACACGGCGTAGCCGAATATGGCGGCCGCGAGCAACAGCAGGATGGCCTGGTCGGCGGTCACAGCCAGCTCGCCACGAAGTCGAGCCGGTCGCCCAGCTTGGGGCCGACGTTGAGCGCCGCGTCCGGGCGGTGGACGCGGGCGACGATCCAGCCGATGTGCCCGTCTGCGCTGCGGGTGACGATCCAGTCGCCGCCCTGCTCGGCGGGGATGCGGTAGCCGCCGTCGATCCTCCATGCGCCCATGGCCTTGAGCTTGCTCTGCGTGCTCTGCATAGTCATAGCGTCGACCCCTTCACTCCTCCGGAACACGACAAGCATAGCCGGTCTGCGCTACCGTGGCCAGACGTTCCGGAGAGGAGTTTCCGCATGGTCATGGGACCGACGCATGCGACACAGGGGCTGGGGACCGGCATCCTCGTCATGCACACATTGCCGCCGCTGCTGGGCACTCCCCTGTCCGTGCCAGCTCAACTGGTCGGCGCGATGCTCTGCGCCGGCGCGGCCGTCCTGCCCGACCTCGACCACCCCGAGGCGACCGCCGCCCGCAGCCTCGGCGGCCTCACCAAGGCCGTCGCGCACGGACTGGCCGCCATCTCCGGCTGGCTCTACCACGCCACCAAGACCCGCTACGACCAGAACCGCGACGGCACCCACCGGGGCATTACCCACACCCAGCCCGGCGCGTGGCTGTTCGGCGGCATCATGTCCGCCTCGGCCGCGTTGCCCGGCCGCTACGGCGTGTGGGCGGTCCTGTTCTGGCTGTTCTTCCTGTCGCTGCTCGCGCTGCGGGCGCTGCCGCCGCGCAACCGGCACCTCACCGACATCGTCGTCGCGGCCGCGCTCGCCGGCGGCGCGTGGTTCCTGCTGCCGCCAGGACAGGCATACGGCTGGCTGGGCCTGATGGCCACCATCGGCTGCTACGTGCACTGCGCCGGCGATGGTCTGACCTACGCCGGTGTCGCGATCATGTGGCCGTTCGTCATCCGAGGAAAACGCTGGTACCCGTGCGGCACGCCGCGATGGATGCGGTTCGAGGCGTCCGGCGTCGGCAACACGATCACGATGGTCGTCTCCACCCTGGCCACCGGCGCTCTGGTCTGGCTGTTCTACGTGCACGGCGGCGCGTCCCCCGTGAATTCGGCCTCACCCCACTAGCCTGACCTGCATGGCTGACGAGACCACCAGCAGCACCGAAGACACCCAGGACGCCGGCCCCGCTGCTGGCGTCAAGTCCAGGCAGCAGCGGGCCACCGGCAAGGCCGCCGCCGCCAAGAAGGTCGAGCCGACCGGCGACAGCGAGCAGGTCGCCGGCGACGCCGACGTCGAGACCGGGGCCGACGCCGGCCGCGAGGGTGAGAACGACCCGCGCGACCCGCGCCACTCCGGCAACACCCAGGACCGCGAGGTGAGCCGCGCCGCCGGCATCCACCCGTTCACCGTCGGCGGCCCGGAGACGCTGCACGGCAGCTTCCTGGGCAACCGCACCGACGCCCACAAGTACGTGGTCGCCGAGGAGGACGGCTACCTCGGGTTCATCCCGCAGTACGCCCAGACCCCGAGCACGAAGAAGCTCTGGAGCGCGGGGCAGATGGTCCGCAAGGACTTCTACGAGAAGTGGGTGGGCAAGGCCGCCACGCAGGCGCACAAGGCGACGGTGCTGGTCGACTACAACCAGCCCGACCACGAGCCGCTGTCCGAAACCGAGATGGACCAGGCCGCCGACGCGTGATCGACAGCGCGGGTCGGCGCGCCTGCTCCGACCCGCGCCCGTCCCCGTGCGACGATCACGCCCGTGCCCCGCAAGCAGCAGAGACTGACCATCGTTCAGGGTGAGGATTGGTCCTGGCGCTGGCCGGTGCTCGCCCAGTTCGACGGCGGCGCACAGGATCTCACCGGCTGGACCGCGCGCGGCCAGATCCGGGCCACCCGCACCGACCCCGCCGTGCTCTACGAGTGGAGCGTGCCGGCGGGCAACGTCGCCATGGTGCCCAATGCCGGATCGAGCATCCCCACCAACGTGCAGATCACCGTCCCCGCCGAGGACTCGGCGGCCTGGTCGTTCGTGGACGGCGTCTACGACATCGAGTTGACCGACCAGGCCGGCAAGATCACCCGCATCGCCGAGGGGCCCGTGTGGGTCGACGGAGAGGTCACCCGCGAGCCCGGCCGCACGCCGGCCGCCCATCTGTGGATCGGCCACGGAACGCCCGGCACGATCACCAACTCGGCCGTCGGCGACCAGTACCTGGACGTCGACTCGGGCGACCTCTACACGCTGGAGGCGTGAGCATGGCGACGTGGGTCAAGGTCGGCAACATCAAGGGCCCGGCGGGTCCGCCCGGCTCGGCCGGCGGCGGCCCGGCCACCTCGACCACCCTGGGTGGGATCAAGCTCGCCGGCGACCTGGCCGGCACCGCCGACGCGCCGACCGTGCCCGCGCTGGCCGGCAAGTACACGCTGCCCTCGGGTGGCATTCCGATCACCGATCTGGACTCGGGCACCCGGTCGACGATCACCAGCGCTGTGCAGCCGGCCGCGCTCACCTCGGGTTTGGCGACCAAGGCGAACAGCAGCCACACGCATGCCGAAGCCGACGTCACCGGTCTGATCACCGACCTGGCCGGCAAGGCCGCGCTGTCGCACACCCACGCGCAGAGCGACGTGACCGGCCTCGGCGCGGCGCTGGCGGCCAAGGCCGACCTGATCGGCGGCCTGATCCCGCAGGCCCAGTTGCCGGCGGTGGCGCTGACCGACTTCCTGGGCGCGGTGGCCACTCAGTCCGCCATGCTCGCGCTGACCGGCCAGCGCGGCGACTGGGCCATCCGCACCGACCTGGGCACGACCTGGGTGCTCATCGCCGACGACCCGACACAGCTGTCCAGCTGGCACGAGCACGCCTACCCGGCCAGCCCCGTGCAGTCCGTCGCGGGGCGCACCGGCGCGGTGACGCTGTCCAAAACAGACGTTGGCCTGACCAATGTGGACAACACCAGCGACGTCAACAAGCCGGTGTCCACCGCGCAGGCCGCCGCGATCGCCGCGAAGTACTCGCTGCCCGTTGGCGGTATCCCCGAGGCCGACCTGTCCACCTCGGCGCAGTCCGACCTCGCGCTGGCCCGCTCGGCGCTCCAGTCCGCGCCGGTCACTTCGGTCGCCGGTCGCACCGGCGTGGTCACGCTGGCCAAGGCCGACGTGGGGTTGGGCAACGTCGACAACACCGCCGACGTCGACAAGCCGATCAGCACGGCGGTGGGTGGCGCGCTGACCAACCCGCGCACCGCCCTGCCGCTGTCCTACTGGGACGGAGCGGTCGCCGCGAGCTACGACCCGAGCAACACCAACCAGGGCACCAGCGGCAACTCGCAGCAGGGCTGTGTCATCTGGCTGCCCGGCCCGCACACCTATACCGAGATCTTCACCTACGTGCGCACTGCCGGAAACCACGGCACCGGCTCGGCGGACCTCAACGGCTTCCGGGTGTGGAACGCGGCCGGCACGGCGGTGCTGTCCACCACCACTCCGTCGTCGCCGACGACCCTGTGGGAGACCGCCGGCAAGGTGTCGCTGCCGCTGGACTCGCAGATCGTGGTGCCCGCCGCCGGGCTCTACATTGCGGCCGAGTGGTCCACGCATGGCTATGACACGCCGCCGAGCATGCATTACCAGGTGATGGCGAACTCCAGCGCGCTGTCGGCGGTCGGCGGTCCGGCGGTGCCGCGCAGCTGGGGCGCGTTCCGCTCGGCGTGGCCAACGGCCAACGGCGGCGCGCTGGCCAGCATCATCGACGGCGGCGGCTACGTGCCGTTGATCCTGCTCAAGTAACCGGAAAGGCTGACCATGGCCAACGCATTCACCAGCACGGCACGCAACGCGGCCGTCGACGCGATCGGCTCCGCCGCCACCTACATCGCGTTGCACACCGCCGATCCGGGCGGCACCAGCACCGGCGAGGTCTCCGGCGGCTCCTACGCGCGCGTGCAGACCACGTGGGGGTCGTCCTCCGGTGGCTCGAAGGCGGGATCCCAGGCCGTGCTCAACGTCCCCGCCGGCACCACCATCACCTACTGGTCGCTGTGGTCGGCGGCCTCGGGCGGCACCTGCTACTACTCGGGCGCGCTGCCGGCCTCGGAGACCTACGGCTCGGCCGGCACGTACGGCCTGACGCCGACGCTCCAGGCCACCTGATGGTGGACAACCAGCACCGTCAGATCCCCGGCTACCGGGACCTCGACCAGGACACGGTCGACGTCATCCGGGAGATCAAGCAGGCCGAGGTGGCGGCGGCCGAGATGTGGCGGAAGGTGCACGCCAACATCCCGATCGCCGCCGACCGCCGACAGCTGGCCATCGCGCGCACGCACCTGGAGGCGGGCTTCTCGGCGCTGGTCCGCTCGGTCGCCAAACCCGACAGCCCGTTCGACTCCTAGGGGGTTCGCCGTGACGGTGGCGGCTGCGTCGTCGACTGTCGCCACCTCCGACAGCGTGACCTCGGCGGTGATCACCAAGCCGTCCGGCGTCGTCAGCGGCGACTACCTCGTGCTGGTCATGTTCGCCGACCCGGACGGCACGGCCGCGAACATGACCGCGCCGTCCGGGTTCACCCAGTCCGGCACGACGCTGGACGTGACCGGCGTCGGCAAGTGCAAGGTGTTCGTCAAGACCGCCGGCGGCTCGGAACCTTCTACATACACGCTGGGCACCGACGCCAACACGTCGACCGTCAACATCCTGGTCCGGGTCACCGGGCAGGATCCGGTCAACCCGGTCAACATCGCGCCGTCGTTCAACAGCAGCGCCACCTCGGGTCAGACCAGCCACGTCGCCAACTCGATCGCCCCCACTGTCGGTGGCGCGCTGCTGATCTGCGCGTTCTCGGCGTCCAACGCCGGCACGGCGGGGAGCTACACGCCGCCGACCGGCATGACCGAGTTGCAAGACGCCTGGTCCAACTATCAGTTCGGCACCGTCGACGTGCAGGTGCTCAGCTCCAGCGGGGCGACCGGCACCAAGACGGCGACCGCGACCGCCGACGCCGTCGGCTGGATGTCGCTGTCCATGGCGATCGCGCCGCTGACGTTCACCGGCGCGCCCACCGCCTCGGCCGCCCTGTCCACCTCGGCCACCGGGCAGCACAAGGCCAACATCACCCGCACCGCCGCCGCCACGCTGACGACCTCGACCAGCGTGCAGCACCGGGGCGTGGGCAGCCCCACCGCCGCGATGGCCCTGTCCACCTCGGCGACCGGGCAGCACAAGGCGAACGTCGCCCGGACGGCGGCGGCCGCCCTGTCCGCGAGCACCAGCGTGCAGCACCGAGGCACCGCCAGCCCCACAGCGGCGGCGTCGCTGACCACCTCGGCCAGCGCGGTGCACACCGCCTCGACCACGCGAACCGCCTCGACCACGCTGTCCGCGCCCGCCGTCGGTGGCAAGCGGGTGAACGCGAATGCCACGGCGAGCCTCGCCCTGTCCGCGTCCACCGCGTCCACCAGCGTCCGCACCGGAACGCGGACAGCGTCCGCCGCGCTGTCCGCGCCGGTGGCGGCCACTACCGGACGTTTCGGAACGTCCACCGCCTCGGCCACGCTGTCCACCGGACAAGGTGGAACGTCCACGCGGACAGGAAGTCGGACGGCGGCGGCCGCTCTGTCCGCCCTGGCCGCCGGCGGCAAGCGGTCAGCCGGCTCACCTGTGCCGACCCTGGTCCTGACGGCTCCGGTGACGTCTGGACGCATCCTGACCGCCGCGTCCACCGCCTCGGCCACGCTGTCCACCTCGACGGTCGGCGGCAAGCGAGTCAACCGGCTCTCGTTCACGCTGGCTGTCCTGTCCGCGCCGACCGTCGGCACACCGGCCTGGATCGCGAGCCTGACCGCCGGCGCGACGCTCGCCACGCCTGTCGCCGCCGGCATCGTCGCGTTCGGCGAACCGACCGCGAGCCTTGCCATGGCGGTCGGTTCGACGCCGGCGCACCGAGGTCAGGCCAACCTCACCGCCGAGCTTGGCCTGGCGGCCGAGGCGGCGGCGCAGCGCGACACCGCCGTGACTGGCACGGCACAGACGACGCTGTCGGTCCCCGCCACCGCCGGACGCGCGGACACCGGCAGTGTCACCGCGAGCCTCGCCCTGTCCGCCCTGTCCACCGGCACCAAGCGCGGCATCGGCGCACCGACCGCCGGCCTGCTTGGTGACGGACAGGTCGGCGGCACGCACAGCACCGCCTGCGCGGTGTCGCCGGCGCTGCGGCTGGCCGGACGCGCCCAGACCGACACCGCGTTCGGCAGCGAGATCGACACGGACCTGGCGCTGTCCACGGGCCTTGTCGGCGTCAAGCGGGCCGTCGGCGCGGTCACCGCCAACCTGACGCTGGCCGACGGGGCGACCGGCACGAAGGCGACCGGTCGCGCGCTGACGGCGACCGTGACGTTGTCCGCGACCGGCACAGCGCGCAAGACCACCTCCGGTGCGAGCACCGCGACGCTGCACCTGGCGACGGCGGCGACTGGCACGAAGGCGACTGGACGCGCCCGCACGGCCGCGCTGGCGCTGGCTGACGGGGCGGCCGGCGGCAAGATCCTGGCTCGCGCGGTCGGCGGTTCGCTGCGGCTGGCCTCGTTCGGCGACGGCGGCGCACGGCATGCCGGCACCCGCACGGCCACCCTGGGCCTGACTGTGCCGACCTCGGCGCACGGCGTCCGGACCGGTGTCCGCGTGGCGACGTTCGCGCTGCCGACGCCTGGGACGGTGGGGCTGCCGACACGTAAGCGGATCCGGGTGGTCGCGGCGCTGGGTCTGGCCGATGGCGTCGGCGCGGGCGTGAAGCGCGTGCCCGGCTGGGTGCGCGCCTTGCTCGCGGTGGCCGCGCCGGCGAGCACTTCGGGCTCGACACGCGGCACCGCCTGCGCCGCGCCGCTGCACCTGTCGTGGACGATCAGCGTGCGTGATCCGCTGCTGTGGCCGCCGCTGCTCAAAACGGGCGGCCCGGCCCCGGGGCCGGCGGCGCGACCGGCGGTGAAGGTGGGGCCGGTCGCCGGCGGCGGGTCGAGTACGGGTGTGGTGACTGGAGCGGGAGGCGTGGCCGGATGATCGTGACGACCGGGCAGCTGAACCGGCACCTGTCCGCGCCGACCTGGACAGAGGAGCAGTGGACCGACGCCGAGGAGATCCTTCAGGGCTGCGAAGGCGACCTGGAGGTGTACTTCGGCGCGCCGATCACGCCGCGCGCGCCGGTGACGATCCCCAACGCGTCGGTCACCGACTCCGGTCTGGTGTTGGCGCGGCATCCGATCTACCAGGTGGTCAGCCTCGACGGTGTCGCGATCACCGACAACGTGCTGCCGGCCGGATGGGAACTGCGCGAGGACGAACGCGCGCTGTTCAGTCTGAACACTCGGGAGGCGATGGTCGGCTACTCGCTCGACCCGTTCGCCGGCTACGTCACCAGCCGGGTGGCGATCACCTACATCCCCGGTTGGGGCCCGCATCCGGCGCTGGTCAAGGCCATCAAACGCAAGGCCGGGGCGATCTTCCTCAACCGGCACGACGACACGGTCACGGTGCGCAGCATGGATGGCGCGACGCTGCCGCCGCTGAAGGAGGAGTGGCTGCCCGAGGAGCTGAAGGCGCTGAACTGGTTCAAGTGGCGCAACATCACGAGGTGACGGCGTGGCTCGGATGATCATCGAGGCGAAGGTGTCGGGTGTGGCGCAGGCCCGCCGAGCGCTGTCGGACATGCGCGCGCGAGCCCAGAACGGGCTGCCGGCGTGGCAGGTGTTCCTCGATTGGTTCGCTCATGAAAACCGTATTCAGTTCGGTACTCGGGGCGCGCGCTGGGGGACGCCGTGGGCTCCGCTGTCGCCCACCTATCTGCGACGCAAGCGCGCTGACGGCTGGCAGGGCGACACCCTCGTGCGCGAAGGCAACCTGCTGCGCTCGCTGGCCGACCGGCCGATGGGTATCGAGCGCATGGACCAGAAGTCGGTGACCGCCGGTACGAAGGACAGGCCCGCCCGCTACCACCAGTCGGGAACCAAGTACATGCCCAAGCGCGAGCTGTTCAACGCCCGTGCCGTGCTCGCCTCCGGCGCACCGCAGCTGGCGGTGCGCAGCTGGATCCTCACCGGCCGAGCGAGGACCCGGTGACCGGCCCGGTGGTGGCGCGCGGTGGCGCGCGGGGTCTGCGGGACGCGGTGACGGCGCTGCTGGTCGCCGAATTGCCGAACAAGACCCGGCTGCTGCGGCTGGCGTGGGGGCTGGACGAGGAGCAGTTGCCCGACGTCGGGATGGTCGTGTCGGGCGAGACGGCCGACGACGCTCTGGACTCGCGCGGCGACAGCTGGGTGCTTGTGCTGAATCCGCGCCTGGTCGGCTCGCCGGTGCGCGTCGACCTCGACGAGGCGGGCAGGCCGGTCTACCAGTATCGGTATCAGGCCAAGATCATCGTCTGGGCCAAGGGTGATGACTGGGAGGCCAGCAAGGCCGCCCGCGACAACCTGTGCACGGCGACACGCCTGACGCTGATGGAGTATCCGACGCTGACCACCGAGGGCGGCGACACCGGCTACCTGCTGCACGAGGTCACCATCGTCGAGGAGTACGGCGAGCCCTACCGGCCCAACAAGCGCAGTGGCGCGGGCAGCCACCGCGTGTGGTCGCCGGGCATGCTCTCTTACGAGATCAACATGGAGGAGGGCACCGCCGACGGCTCGACTCGACCTCCCCTGGGCACTGCTCAGACCACCCAGGTCACCACCGGTGCCGTCGGCCCCGGCCAGCCACTCCCATAGAAAGGCTTTTCAATGGCACAGCGCAGGCAGGCGGCGGCCAAGGACGCCAAGGACACCGCGACCGCATCCGGAGATGAGACGCGCTCGCTGCCGCCCAACACCGTCACGCTGGTCAACCCGGGCACCAGCGGCGTGGTCTACGACGTCGAGGGGCACAGCCTCGGTGGCGGCGAGCGCGTCACCGTGCCCTATCCGCTGGATCGGGTCGGACAGAAGGCGGTCAACAGGGGCTACCTGTTGGTCGACACCTGGACGCCCGGCGCGGAAGCCCCGAAGGCCGAGAAGCCCACGACCGAGGACGCACCGGCCGAGGAGGAGTCCGAGACCGAGGGCGTCGGCGGCGAGTCTGACCAGTCCCCGTCGGACCAGGTGGGATGATCCGCGACGAGGTCGCACCCGCTGGCGTGCGAATGATCAAGCGAAGGAGTTGACCATGCCGGGTGTGAAGGTGACCACCGGTGCGGTTGCCGGTCCCTCCAGCCCCAATCGCGCGCCATCCTCGACGTATTTCGTGGTCGGGCTGGCGTCGCGGGGGCCGACCGACCGCGCCGTGATGGTGTCGTCGCTGGCCGACTTCCAGCAGCAGTTCGGGGTGCGGCCGACCTACGGCAACCTGTACGACGACGTAAGGACCTTCTTCGAGGAAGGCGGCACGAGGTGCTACGTGGCCCGCGCCGTCGGCCCGGCGGCCACCACCGGCGCGCTGTCGACGCCGCTGATGGACCGCGCGAGCACCCCCGTGGCCACGCTCAGCGTGCACGCCACCGGCCCCGGCGCGTACTCCTCGGACATCGCCGTGCAGATCGTCGCCGGCTCGGTGACCAACACGTTCACCCTGAAGGTGCTTTACCAGGGGCAGGTCGTCGAGACCTACGTGAACCTGGTCAGCCCGCAGGACGCCGTGCAGCGCACCTCGTCCTCGGCATGGATCGTGGTTCAGGACCTGGCCAGCGCCACCGTCGCGCCGAACAACAACCCGGCCGTCGTCGGCCCGGTGTCGCTGGCGGCCGGCGCGGATGACCGCGCCAACGCCACCAGCACCGTCATGGTCGGGCTGCTGGCGCTGTTTCAGCGCAACCTCGGGGACGGCGCGGTCGCGATCCCCGGCGGCGGTGACAGTGTGCACGCCGGCCTCATGGCGCACGCCGACGCCTACAACCGGATCGCGATCCTGTCCACGGCGCGCGGCTCCGACAAGGAAGACCTGTCGAGCCTGGCCGCGTCGATCGACGACAAGCGGGCCGGACTGTTCGCGCCGTGGGTGCGCATCGACGACGGATTCGGCGGCACACGGGCGATCCCGCCGGACGGCTACATCGCGGCTGTCCGGGCGCGGGCGCACGAGACCGTCGGCCCGTGGCGGGCTGCGGCCGGCGACATCGCGCTGAGCAGGTACGTCAGGGCCGTCGACGACGTGTTCGAGAAGTCCGACAGCGACGACCTGAACTCGTCCAAGGTCAACATCATCATCGGCGCGCCGACCGGCGTACGGAACTACGGCTGGCGCAGCCTCGCCAACGATCAGGTCAACTGGGGCATGCTCACCGGCGCGGACGTGCTCAACCGCGTCAGCTGGGAGGCCGAGAGCCGGTCCGAACAGTTCGTGTTCGGCGTCATCGACCCCAAGGGGCACCTGCTCGCGGCGTTGGCCGGCGTGCTGGAGGGCATCCTCGCGCCGATGGCCGACGCCAACGGTCTCTACGCGTGGATCGACGACACCTCGGGGCAGCAGATCGACCCCGGCTACAAGGTCGTCGCCGACGCCACCAACAACAACCGGACCACCGAGGCAGCCAACGCGATCTACGCCTCGATCGGCATCCGGGTCGCCCCCTCGGGCGAGATGGTCTACCTGACGGTCACCAAGGCCGGCGTCACCGCCCGCCTCTGAAGAAAGGAGGGCGGAGATGCCCAAGGCGTCCATTCGCCAGTTTCTGGTCACGATCGAGGGAATCACCGGCACCTGGGCGAACAAGTCGGGCGGCGAGAAGACCTCCTCGGCCAACAAGGTGTTCGACGGCGGCTCGCTCGTGCCCGACGTGCTCGCCGCGCCGCCCGAGATCGGCGACCTGACCTGCGGTCGGCCCTACGACCCAGACCGTGATCAGGACCTGCTCAACACGCTGATCGGCATGGTGGGCCAGTTCAGGACGTCGGTCACCGTCACGCCGACCTACGGCGACATGACGCGCGCCGCCGCCAAGGGTCGGGTGTTCAGCAACTGCCTGCTGATCGGCGTCAAGGAGCCCGAGGTCGACGCGAGCTCGGGCGACGCGGCGCGGATGGAGCTGACCTTCGCGGTCGGCGGCATCAGCTGACGTATTCAAGTAAAACGCTGTTTCCGTTGAATGTGACCCCCGAACATCCAAGGTGTGTTGCATTCAACGGAAACCGCGCCCCAGTGGTGCGGGCTGGCTCCGGTGTGATCTCTCCGGGTCGCCGGGGTCAGCCCGGACCGCTGGGTCTTCACCACCCGGAGAGGAATGCACCACCATGACGACGTTCGATGTTCACAGCGCCGCCGGCGACACCGGCAACCACCACCAGCAGGCCGCCGATCCCGGCTTCTCCACCCTCGACCTGCTGCGCGAGGTCAGCAGCGCGGTCGTCGAGTTCGAGCCGTACGTGTTCGAGAACCCGCTGGGCCTGGTCCGCTTCACCTGCCGCACCGACGTGCCCAACAACGAGTTGCAGCGCTGGCAGCGCGCCGCCCTGCCGCCCAAGAGCGGCAGGCAGAGCGGCGTCCCGGACCTGTCCAAGCTGGACGCGTTCCGGCTGTACGCCCGCGCGCTCGCCGACACCTGCGAGAGGGTGGAGATCCGGCGCGGCACCGATCAGCCCTACGTCGTGGTCGCCGACGGCGAGGGCACCCCGCTGACCTTCGACGACCGGGAGTTCCTGGGCAGTCTGGGCACCCCCGACAAGCTGATCGCGGTCAAGAAGCTGATGGCGGGTTCCGAGGCATACCTGATCAACCGTGGTCAGGAGCTGCTGGAGAAGGCCGGATACGGCGACGAGGCGGACAGCGAAGACCCTTTGGACTGAGCGCGCGCGCCGAGTGGACCGAGGCCGCGATCGAGGCGCTGATGGCTGATCCTCGCGTCCGCGCGGCCGCCGTGGTGGCGCGGACGTTCCGGATCGATCCCGTGCCGCTGCTGATGGACGACGGCGACGACTGGCCGATGATCGTCCGACTGGCGGCGGCCCGGTACGTGACGGCCAAGGAGCGCGAGGCCGCCGAGAAGAAGTGACCAGCGTGGCGAGCGGGCCGGGCACAGCGGACATGGGACGATCACCCAGTCCGTGCCCGGCCCGCTCGTGTGTGAGGTGAGAGTGTCCGCAGACGAGGAGGTCAGGCTCTCCGTCACCATGCGGGATGACATCTCCGCCACGCTGGAGGAGATCGAGCGCCGGCTGGCCGCCGTCGAGCGCGAGGCGCTGAGGATGGGCGCGGCCGGCAAGGCCGGTGGCGAGGAGTTCGCCAGCGGCATGGACAAGGCGAAGAAGTCCACCGACGGTGTGGGCGACTCGTCGGCGAAGGCGTCGCCGAAGATCGAGGACGTCGGCAAGAAGACCGAGAAGACCGGGAAGCAGTCTAGCAAAGCGTCATCTGACCTGGACAAGTTCATCAAAAAGATGGACAAAATGGGCAAGTCGGCCGGCGGCCTCGGCAAGCTCATGACCTTCTACAAGTTCGCCTCGATCGCTACGGGGATCTTCGCCGCCGCCGGCGGCCTCTCGGCGCTGGCGGCCGGCGGCGTAATGGCCGCCGCGCACCTTGCGCCACTGCTGCTGAACCTGCTGAACCTGGGCCCGATGGCACTGGCGGCGGCGGCCTCAATGGCGGTGTTCAAGCTGACCGCGACCCAGCTGGCCGCGCCGCTTGGCCGAATCAAGCAGCAGTTCACCGATATCAGTGGCGAGGTCGCGAACGGTGGCATCGTCAAAGGTATGAACAACCTGGCGTCGTCGATCGGTCCGTTCGTCAACGCCACCGGCAAGGGTCTGGCCCTGATCTCCGGCGAGCTGGGCGACGGCGCGACACAGCTGGGCAAGTGGTCGGCGCAGGCGTCGACCATCGCCTACCTCAACGCGATTTTCGCCGGGCTCGCGCCAATCGTGCGCATCGTGCTCGGCGCGCTGCTATCGCTGCTCACTCCGACGCTGGCGCTGATCAATGCCATCATCCCGGTGACGCAGATGATGGCGGCGCACTTCGCCGAGACCGCGACAAAGCTGGGCCAGTGGGTTCAGATGATGGCCGCCTCGGGCAAGGTGACCGCGATTCTGATGAGGGCGTGGCTTGGACTGGAGGCCGCCGGCCATGCCTTGTGGAACTTCCTGGTTGGCTTGTTCAACATCTTTCATATCGCCTACGGCGTGGTGAACAACTTCGGTGGCGCGTTCGTGCTGCTCTCGGAACGCTTCCGCGCCTGGACCGAGTCGGCGCAGGGGCAGGCCCGGATCACGAAGTATTTCCAGGACGCACTGCCCGCGCTGCACGAGATGGGCAAGCTACTCGGTAGCGTCGCTTACTACCTGGCGCACCTGGCTGGCAATATGAATGTCGCGCCACTGCTGGCTCAGATTAATTCGCAGTTGCTGCCGGCACTGTTCCATTTGCTCGACAGCCTGTCCGGTCAGAACGGCCTCGGACCAACGCTGATCAGCCTGGCCACCAGCCTTGCCCAGCTGTTCAGTGGCGCGGATTTCGGCGGCTTCACGTCGCTGGCGAAGCTGGCGGCCGACGCGGCCGGCGCGTTGGTGTGGCTCCAGCAGAACGTGCCCGGTGCCAACTTCGTGATCTCTAGCCTGCTGCTCGGCCTGCTCGGATTCAAGGCCCTCGGACCGGTGTGGGCAATCGTCGGCAAGGGTGCCGAGGCATTCAAGTGGATGCAGGAAGCCAGCGCCGCCACGAAGGACCTGACCCTGGCACAGAAGGCGTTTCAGGCGACCATGTCGCTGACCAGCACGGTCGGCAAGGGCGCGATCGCCGGCCTGGGGTCGGCGTTCTCCGCGCTGGGCGAATTGGCCACGACGCCGATCGGTCTGATCATCCTGGCCATTATCGCAGTGATCGCCGGCCTCGTGCTGCTCTACATGAAATGCGAGTGGTTCCGCAATCTGGTGAACGCCATCTGGGAGGCGATCAGCACGGCGGCCGTTGCCGCCTGGAATTGGATAATGATGGCGGCCGGTGTGGCGATCGACTGGATCGTCAACGCGGCAAAGAATGTGGGCGCGTTCTTCGCTGCTGTGTGGCAGGGGATTTCCGATGCGTTCAACGCGTCGGTGTCGTTTATCGTCAGCGTCTGGGATACGGTGACCGGAGCGCTCGTCACCGCCTTTAACTTCGTATACGGCGTTGTCTCAACAGTGGTTTCCGGCATCGTCTCGGTGATCATGTTCATCTGGACGAATGGCGTCCAGCCAACGATTAATCTGATCATTTCGATTTTCAGCGTCGCCTGGTCGGTGATCTCGTTTATCGTGCAAACAGCGGTGTATATCATCGTCGGCATCATTGTTGTCATTGCGGTTATTCTAAAAGCGATGTGGGACGGTATCGTCTATGTCGCCCAACTGGCCTGGCAGGGAATCGCGGACGGAGCGAATTGGCTGTGGACGAACGGCATTAAGCCGGTAATCGACTTTTTCGTCAACGCCTGGAATACGACCGTTTCGTTTGTCGAGTCGGTCTGGAATGCCGCCGTTACCGCTATCGGCGACGCCTGGAACTACTTCTACGGCAATTACATCGCGCCGGTGCTCGATGCGATCGGCAATTACATCAGCGCATCGATCATGGTGTGGCAGATTGTGTGGCAGGGATTCATCGACGGAATTTCGGCGGCCTGGACCTGGTTCTATTCGACGATTATTCAGCCGGTGATTCAAGGAATCAGTGACGCCTGGAATTGGCTTACCGGTCTACTCTCTGGTGCCTGGCAGGGATTCATGGACTGGATCACACCCAAGTGGCAGTACATCCAGGAAGTGGCGTCGGAGATGATGAAAATCATCTCCGACAAGTGGAACGACTTCACCGGCTGGCTCGGAAATGTATTTCGGCCGGTCGGTGATGCGATCAGCGGCGTGTGGACTGGCATCCAGAATGCGGCGACGACCGTTGTCGATGCGGTCAAGGGTGCCTGGAATGGTCTTATCGGTGTGGTCAAGGGTGCCTGGAATTTCATCGCGAATGGATGGAACGGCATCCCCTCGATCAACGTGCCCGACTGGATTCCGGTTATCGGCGGCCAGACGTTCAGCCTGCCGAAGCTGCCCACCCTGTGGCACGGCGGCCAAACCCCTGGCGGCCTCGCCGTCGTCGGCGAACACGGCCCCGAGCCGATCGTGCGCCACGGCCGAGTCACCGACATCGTGGGCCAGCACGGCCCCGAGGTGCGCAACCTCCCGCGCGGCGGCTACGTCGTGCCGAACCTGGCCACCCTGCGGGCGCTGCCGGGCCTGGCCAAGTCGATTCCCGCCGGTGTCGCGGCCGCTGTCGCCCGGTCCATGCCGGGCTACTCCGACCTGCCGTCGCTGGACGGCGTGAGCCTGCCGCCGATCAGCGTGACCGGTCGCGACGACGCCGCGCTGACCTCGGCCGTGCGCGAGTTGGCCCGCAGCGTGCGCGAGCAGCGGCCGCCGATCAGCGTGCAGGGAGAGGACAGCGGGCGCGCCGTGCTGGAGGCGCTGCGCCGTCACGACCGTGAGCGCGAGCTGTCGCGCCGTTACGACTACTGAGGAGGTGATCCGACATGGCGGTGGTGATCATTCGTGATCCGATCAGCGGGCGCAGATTCCGGGGCGTCGGCGGTCACCGGATGTACCTCTATAACGAGTCGAGCAGCGTGACCCTCACCGTTCCGTTCGCGCCGACCGCGATCGAGTACGGCGGCATCGCGCCGGACTGGGTCACCGTCGACCGGCCCGGCAACACGCCGTTGCTGCTGCGCAAGAGCCAGCCTCTGGACACGCTCAAGTTCTCGTTCCTGATGGCGGACCGACACGACATGCTGTTCGTGCAGACCGGAGAATTCGCCGCGATCAAGGCGCTGGCCAGGCAGAACGAGCGGGTTCTGGTCAACTACGGTCCCAACGAGGGTGGCCTGTGGCGGCTGACCGATGTGTCGGTGTCTTCCGAGCAGCGCCACCCCGACAGCAACGAGATCACGCGAGCCACCTGCTCGATCACCCTGACGCGAGCCTCAGATCCCGCGCCGGCGGTCGGGCCGATTACCTACCCGCCGCCGCCGCCCGCGCCGCCGCCCGCGCCGGCGAGAACCTACACCGTGGTCAGCGGCGACTGCCTGTGGAACATCGCGATCCGCTACTACGGCAACGGCGCGCTGTGGCCGAGGATCTTCGACGCGAACCGCGACAAGATCAAAGATCCGCACTGGATCTATCCCGGCCAGGTGTTCACCATCCCGTAGGAGGTTGCCATGCTCGCGTTCATCCTGATCTTGCTGGTCGTCTGGGCCGCCGCCACCGTGTTCGGCTTCGTGATCAAGGGCTTGTTCTGGCTGGCCATCGTCGGTATCTGCCTGTTCCTGCTCACTGCTCTGGTCGGCGCGCTGCGCAGCGGCCGTAAGAAGCCATGACGGTCCTGTCGGCGGCGCAGGTAGCCGGCCTGGTCAAACAGGCCGGCTTCCCGGATGGCGACCAGGCCACCATGGTCGCCATCGCCAAGGCCGAGTCGGGGTTCCGCACCGACGCCACGTTCAACGACGCCAACGGCACCGTCGACCGTGGCTTGTTCCAGATCAACTCGGTGCACGGGTACGACCCCAACCAGCTGTTCGACCCGACGTTCAACACGCAGTGCGCCAAGAAGATCTACGACGGCCAGGGACTACGGGCGTGGTCCACCTACACCTCGGGCAAGTATCAGCAGTACATGGCCGAGGCTCGGCAAGGTGTGGCGCAGGCGGCCAGCACGACCGGCAGCCTGCCCGGGTCGGACTCATCGGGATCCAAGTCGACCGCCGTCACCTACGGCGCGCCGGGTCCCAGCTACACCTCGGCTGGCCCCGGCGTGGTTCAGCAGGCCGACAATCCGATGATCGGCGGCCTCGGTCCGGTGCGTGTGCTCGGCGCGGCGCTGGAAGGCGACATCGGCAACAGCGTGGTCGGCGACGCGAAGTGGACGGCTGGCATGAGCACCGTGCCGAACTTGAGCCTGTCGGTGAACGACGTGAACTACGGCCTGATGGCGCGCGGACTGTGGACCCAGGGCCTGCACGTGAGCTGGTCGGACCTGAACCTGCGAATGGACTCTTTCACCATGACCGGCGGTCCCGCCGGCACCGGCCAAGTGGATCTCGCCTGCATCGACGACATCGTGTTCGCGCTCATGGGGCTGACCGGCCCGCGTACGGCGGCCGGCATCAGCGCCACCGAGTGGATCGCCCAAGAGCTTCAGACCGTCGGCCTCGACCCGAATCGGTGCTTCCTCGGCGAGTCGGTGCCCACGCAGTCGGTGATCTCCCGCGACGTGCCGGACCAGACCTCGACCAGCGGCACCGGCGACAAGCCCTCGGCGTGGACAACGATCGTTCGGCTGGCCAAGGAACTGGGCAAGTACGTGTTCGTGTCCGGCGCGCGGCTGGTGTTCGGCTCGGCGGCGTTCGCAATGCAGTGGTGCGCCGGCGGCGTGCTTCAGATCGGCTGGGATCTGCCCGACGACGGCCGCCGCTGGCTGGAGATCCCCTCGGTCACCGCCGCCTCGATCGCCAGCAACAACAGCGTGCTCCAGGTGGAGGGTCGGGTCCCGAACAACCGCGCGCCGTTCTTCCGGCCCGGTGTCCCGGTCGACATCACCTTCACCCCCGGTGTCCAGGGCGACGGATTCCGGCGCATGATCGTCATGAAAGTGGCGCATGACCTGGGTCCCGATGTCGATGGCGCGGACGTCACGCTGATCGAGCCGGTCGACCCGCCACCGCAGCCGCCGCAGTCGACCAGCCCCAACTCGGGCAGCGCCAGCGCGGCCGGCACCTCGGGTGGCTCCTACGACAGCCAGGCATCGCAGATCGTGGCGCTGGCGCTCCAGCAGGCCGGCAAGGCGTACGTCTACGGCGCGCAGGCGTCGCCGAGCGATCCGAACCCGCGCGCGTTCGACTGCTCCGAGCTCGTGCAGTGGTGCTGTGCCCGCTGCGGCATCACCGACTGCCCGCGCACCTCCGAGCAGCAACAGGCGTGGTGCAGTCAGCACGGCACGCTCATCTCGATCCAGGACGGGATCAACACCAAGGGCGCGCTGCTGTTCCAGCCCGGCCACGTCGCGATCAGTCTGGGCAACGGCAAGACGATCGAGGCGATGAACGAGCAGGACGGCATCCGACAGGGCAACGCCAACGGACGCGGCTGGACGGCAGCCGGCCGCATCCCCGGCTGCAAGTACTGAGGGGGCCGGCATGCCCGAGTACGGCTATATGCATCTCGGCCGGATCGTCTCGGTCGAGTCGCAGGGCTACAGCTGCGAGATCATCACCCGCGCGCCCGGCCTGCGCTGGGGACCTGTGCAGTCGATGGTCGCCGGCCTCACGGTGGGCGAGCGGGTTGTGCTGGCCCAGCTGGGCGAGTCGGTGGACTCGCTGGTGATCGTCGGCCGCCTGCCCGGCCGCGCCGGCGAGATCTCCGACATCGTCGGATTGCAGGCCGCGCTGGACGCCAAGCTGGACGACTCCCAACTGGACCAGGCGGGCGGTGTCGCCGCGTTGGACGCCAGCCGCAAGGTCGCCTACAACCGACTGCCGGTCGGCACCACGGCCGGCAGCATCACGGCCGCCGACGACGCGCGGCTGTCCGACGCGCGCACGCCGCTGCCGCACCACGCCACACACGCCACCGGCGGAACCGACCCGATCAGCCTGGGCTCGATCGGCGCGGCCGCCGCGAGCGACGTGGCCACCAACACCGCGAACATCGCCACGAACACCACCACGATCAATCAGCTTCTGGGCCGCGAGCCGTTCGACAACAAGAAACTGTTCAACATCTACGGCGACGCGGTCACCACCATGGACCGGTACGCGGCCAGCACCGCCTCGGCCTCGCTGTCCAGCGGCAACGGCTACGCGTTCACCCTCTACAGCTCGCTGCCGATCACCATGCTCAACGCCCACCTGGGCGTGCTGTCCGGCGCGGGCGCGACGGTGGTGGCCTCGATCTACGCCGGCTCGACGGCGGGCAGCGCCATGTCGCTGGTCTCGACCGGCCCCAGCATCACGGCGGCGGTCGGCAACATGCCGTTCCAGGCCGCGCCGACCGCCAGCGTGTTCGTGGTGCCCGCCGGATTCGTCGTGGTCCTGCTCCAGGTCACCTCTGGCTCGTTCACGGTGCGCGGCACTCCCGCGCTGGACAACTCGATGCTGTTCGGGCAGGGCAGCATGCGGGTCGCCGCGTCCAAGGCGCTGACCGGCAGCCCGCCGAGCACGCTCAACACCGCCGACGGCACATGGTCGTACTTCACGTCGATGCCCTGGGTGTCGCTGGACTGACCGGCCGCGCGCCTGCCCGGCGCGCTCCGGGCGACATGGGACGATGCGCGCGTGCCCCGAGTGATCAGCTTCCCGTTCCGCATCGGCCCGGACGGCTCCATCGCGACCGTCGAGCAGGGCAGCGACGCCGACGTGGAGGAGCAGATCGCGGTCGCCATGCTGACCCAGCGCGGCGAGCGGATCCAGTGCCCCACCTTCGGCGTGGCCGACGCCGCCTTCGCCGGCTTCCAGCTCGGCGCGCTCCAGCGCCACTTGCTTGACTTCGGGCCGACGGTGCAGGTGACCGAGCTGACCGTGCGCCTCCTCGGCGACGACGGATTCGGTGACCGCGAGGAGGTCACCGTGGCCTGGCAGTGGGTCAACGGCACGCAGGGAGGCAGCGCGTGAGCAGTCCGTTTCTGGTCAATCCGACGCCGGACATCACGGCCTACACCGACCTGCGGCCGTTCGACCGGACCGACCAGGAGATCATTCAGACCGCCCTGGCCGCGCTCCAGCTCAACGTGCCCGAGCTGACGCTGCGCGAAGGCAGCATGGAGGTGCTGCTGATCGAGTCGGTGGCGCTGGAGATCGCCGAGGCCGTCACGGCAATCAACCGGCTGCCCGGCGCGGTCGCCGAGGCTGTGCTGCACCTGGTGGGCGTCGACAAGGATTACGGCGCGCCGGCCACCGCGACCGCCACCATCACGTTCGGCGACTCGCTCGGCCACCGCGTGCCCGCCGGCACTCGGATCTACCTGCCGCTGGCCGGCGGCAGCGTGGTGACGTTCCTGGTCGAGCCGCCCGACCTGGTGATCGCGTCCGGCGTGACCAGCGGTGTCGTCAACCTGATCAGCAACACCAACACCGCCGCCGGCAACGGCGTGGCCGCCGGCACCGCGCTCACCCTCGCCGACCCAGTGCCCTACATCGACAGCGTGGTGCTCGCAACCGCCGTCGCCGACGGCCGCGATCCGGAGACGACCGACAGCTGGCGGGATCGAGGCGTGGCCACGCTCTCGCGGCTGACCAGCACGCTGGTGCTGCCGCGCCACTTCGAGGAGGCGGCGTTGGCCAACGTCAACGTCGGCCGGGCGCTGGCGATCGACCTCTATCAGCCCGGCCTCGGCCACAGTCCCGGAGCCGACCCGGGGCACATCACCGTCTGCGTGCTCGCGACGGACGGAACCGCCCTGTCCAGCGGCACCAAGACCGCGATACAGGCCGACCTCGACAGCCAGGCCGCCGCGATGCTGATCGTGCACGTCACCGACATCACGGTGGTCACCGTCGCGGCCGCCGTGCACGTCGTGGCATTGCCTGGCTACGACACCACGGTAGTGCAGACCTCGATCAATCAGACCTTGACGGCCTACCTCAATCCGCTGTTGTGGAACTTCGGCCGCTCGATCTACCTCAACGAGGTGATCAGCCTCGTCGACCGGGTGCCGGGCGTCGACCGAGTCGTCACGGTCACCATCGCCGGCAGTGCCGCCGACTACGCACTGACCGACCCGACCAGCCTGCCCAAGGCTGGCGCGCTGACGATCACAGTGGATGCGGCCCCATGACCGAGCCGATGCCGCCCGACGTCAGCACGCTGGTAGACCGGCTGTACCACCGGTTGCCCGGGATCTACCGGCAGCTGGACGCCGGCCAGGACTGGCTGCTCAAGCGGTACCTGAATTGCGTGTTGGGCGCGGCCGGCGACATCGACGACCTGGTCGAGGCGTTCCGGGGCTCGCGCGCCGTCGGGCCGGCGACCCCCGAGCCGTGGGCGCTCTCGCCCGACGAGATGACCCTGTACCGGGATGCGCGCACATCGCGGCTGTCCAGTCTCGGCGACCCGTTCGCCGCCGATGCCGCGTGGCTGCCATGGCTGGCGCAACTGGTCGGTGTCCGGCTCGATCCGGCAGCCTCGGAGACCGAGCAGCGCGACACCATCGCCTACGCCACCAGCGGCTACAAGGCGGGCACCAAACGTGCCATGGAGGACGCCGCCCGCAGCGCGCTGATCGGCAGCCGGTACGCCCGGTGCGTGCCGCAGTACCGGCCCGATGGCGTGACCCCCGGACCATGGGATGTCACGATCATCACCCGAGGGTCGGAGACGCCCGACCCCCTCGCCGTGGTCGGCGCGATCCTGCGCAAGGGCGTCAAGCCCGCCGGCGTGGTGCTGTGGACGCAGTCCACGCAGGCCACCTGGGACACATTGGAGGCCAGCCGACCGACCTGGGCCGACTGGGAAGCGTCACCTACCTGGACGGCACTGGAGGAGACCGGCTTGACCTACGCGGACGTGCCGGACAACCTCGCGCCCAACGCCAGTTTCGAGACCGGCGTCAGCCCGTGGGTTGCGCTGAACGCATCCACGGCGGCCAGCGTCACCGGTGGCCCCGACGGCGCGAAGATAGCTCGGGTCACCTCGACGACCACCGCCAGCCATACCGGCCTCGTCTCGCCGGTGATCACCGGCATCTTGGCCGACCGCGACTACTTGGTGGGGGTGTCGGTTAACCCGCAAGCGGCGCTGGCCAGCGCTGCCCTACTGGTCACCTGGCAGAACTCCTCGGGCGGCACGATCAGCACCACCTCCTCGGCGATGACCGCCAGCGCCGGTGTGTGGACGCGCGGCACCGCCACCCACCATGCCCCGGTCGGCGCGGCCAAGGCCGTGGTGACCCTCGACGGCGGCGTGGTGACCGTCGCCAACCACGTCGACTTCGACGCCGTCCTGTTCCGGCTCGTGTGAGGAGCACCCACCGATGACCAAGACCCTCACCACCCGGTTTCAGCTCCCGCAGTGGGGGGCCGGCACCGACTCGCCGAGCCGGGTCGACTTCGACGCCGCGTTCCTCAACCTGGAGACGTGGGCGGCTTACGACGACGGCGTCACCGTCTCGGCACTGCCCACCACCAGCCTCTATCAGGGGCGTTATGTCTGGCAGTCGCAGGGCAGCGCGCCCTACCGCACGCTGTGGCGGCGCGACGACGCCTCGGGGTGGTATCACGTCGGCGGTCCGACGATCCCCACCACGCAGCTGATCCGGGCGCTGGTCAACCCAGCGCTGGGCGACCCCACCAAGGACGCGCTGCGGGTCGAGCACCCCACGCTCGACGTCGCCGGCTGGGCGTCCAACCTGACGTTCGACGGCGCGCTGTCGCTGCGCAAGGGCATCGCCGTCGGACACCCGTCGGACACCAGCCAGGGGCGGCTGACCGTCGGCGGAACCGCGCTACCGGCCTCCACGGTCCGGGCGCAGATCACCGCCTACGCCGCGAACGAGCACGTGCTGACACTTACGCAGGCGTACTCGGGCGGTGGCACTCCCGGCTCGCTGCTGCGGATGCTCAACCAGGCCGGCTCGGCCGTCGTCAACATCGACGGCACCGGCAAGCTGTCCGCCACCCAGCCCAGCTCGTTCGGCGGCGCGAGCCTGGGCACGGCCAATGCGCTCGCGGTCGGCCCCACCGCCGGCGGCGCGGACACGGTCGGCCTCGCGCTGTACGGGCAGGCGACGGCGACCACCAAATCACTGCTGGCGGCCTACCGGGACTCAAGCGACAGCGCGCCGATCGCGCAGGTGCAGCGCGACGGCATCACCCTGGGGCGCACGCCATGGGGCGTGGCCGGCACGAGCGGCAGCATCACCCTGGCGAGCAACGTGCTCTACGTACGCGGCAGCGCCAACGGGAGCAACACCAGCTGGCTGTCGTTCCGCTACACCTCGCTGGCCGACGAAACGAACCCGGCCCTGGACTCCGTCTACCTGTCGGCCGGTCCCGCCGGCTGGTCGGCGCGGCTGCCCGGATTCCAGTCCCAGGAGCTGCTGCCGGCCAGTCCCACCCAGACGCTGTACCGGTTCCTCGACTTCAGTCAGCCGTTCTTGACCATCCAGCAGGCCGTGCGCAGCGGTCCCTCGGTCAGCACTACCCAGGTAGGCAGCTGGGAAGCCGACGGCCGGATGCAGGGCGCGGTGCCGTGGCGCAGCGCGGCGACGTTGCGGGACATGCGCCAGAACGTGACCCACTTCTGCCGCAAAGCGTGGGTTTCTCCCGGCGACGGCCCGACGCAGGGCAATGCGGTGCTGCCCAGCAACGCATTCAGCTATACGTGGCCGGCGATGACGGTGAAATCGCTGACGGCGACCGACATCGAAATCAGCGTCATCACGGAATTGATGTTGGGCTCCGGCGTGCCGGATGAGGCCGACGGACAGAGCTATTCGCACAAGCTCCAGGTGAAGATCAACGGCGCGTCGTACGTCGACGTTGATCGGCTGGTGGAGAACGCGCAGGGCACCCCCAATCCGGGCAACCGGCCGACGGGTGACCTGTTCGACGCCCGGCACACGCTGCTCAGCGTGCCCGCCGGCGCGACGGTGCAATTCAAATCCGTCTACACCATCGGCGCGGCGTCGCCATGGATCTACCTGCGCAGTGCTGAAATCAGGGCGCGGGAAGTCATCATCGAATCCTACATTGCCGCGTAACCCGGAGAGGAAACCCATGTCCGCGAGCTACGGATACACCATTCTCGACGACAGAGGCGAGGAGCAGCTGCGCCGCGAGAGGCTGCTGGCACTGGAGGCCGATCACTATCGGCTGAAGCTGGAGTGCGAGGAGGCGGAAGTGATCGGCAACCCCGAGGCGTTGGCCCACGTCCGCAGGAAGGCTGACGAGATCGCGGCCCTGATCGAGCACCACACCCGGCAGCTGAACGGGGCCACGCCGACCGAGGGGTGACGTATGCGCAGGCTGGCCGGATGGTTTCGTCGTGACGGTGACCTGATCTTGCTGGCCTGCTGCTACTCGTTGTTCGCGCTGGCCGGCGCGCTCGCGCTGTTCGCGTTCCCGTCGCCCTCCCTGCTGTCGCAGGGCGGACGGGTCATCGTGGACGTTTGGGCACTGTTCTGCCTGGTCGGCGGCATCGCGGGCGTGGTGGGCCTCGTGCTGCCCAGGCCGCAGGTCGAGGCGGGTGGCGTGATCTTTCTCAGCTCGGCGAGTCTGACCTGGACAGTCTCATTGATCCTTCAAGCTGTCAGCGCGGGCACGGTGATACCGCTTACGGCGGCGGCTATCGCTGGCGCGCTGACGGCGAAACTCGCGCACCGGGTGCTGGTCGTGGTCCGCCGCAGAGACAGATAGGGAGGTGGGCGGTGCTGCTGCTCGCGGCCACCGACGGCGCGGACCTGTCGACATCGTCCGGAATCCTCGGATTCATCCTGGGCGGCGGCCTGCTGACCGTGATCATCGGCGTGTACCGGTTCGCCGTGAACTACCGCCAGACCGAGCGCGGCCTGGCGCGCGAACGCGTGATCGAGGCCACCGAGGACGCCAGCCGCGTCCGCCGCGCCCTGATTCGAGCCCAGAACGAGGCGAGCCTGTGGCAGGGCCGTTGTGCTGATCTTGAGTACCTGTTACGCCAGGCAGGGCAACCGGTGCCACCGCTGACACCGCAGCTGCAACGCCTCGTCGACGACGAGGAACCCCCACCCCGCCGGACCACCCGGCGCACCAAGGACAAGCCCATGGACAAGGACACATCCGATCACGGGGGGCTGGTGTGAGCCCCCGCGTACGCGACGGTCAAGGGTTACGGCCAACGCCTCCGCCGCCGGACAGTACGCCAGCCGCCGAACCGAAACCGCAGCCACAGGTGGTGGCCAAGGGTCGACGTGGCATGCGGCTGTGGGGGGCCGTCGTCGCCGCCGCGCTCGCCATCATCGTGGTGACGCTGGCTTACCTACTGGCCAGTAACAGCACCAACGTCGCGGCACTCTCCGACCAGAGCAGCGTCATCAGCCAGCAGGACGCGCTGATTCGCCAAGTGTGCCAGCTGGCCGGCGGTCAGATCGCCGTCGACCCCTCGGCTGCCGAGGCGTGCACCCGTGTGCAGCGCGGCGAACCGGCCGTCACCAGCCCCTCGGTCATCACCGGCGCGCAGGGGCTGCCCGGTCAGAACGGCAGCAATGGTCAGAACGGCGTCGGCATCGCCTACGCCCGCCAACTCGACCGCTGCAACATCGAGATCGGACTGACCAACAACGTCGTCAACCGATTCGGCCCGTTCTGCGGCATGGACGGATCACCGGGCCCCACCGGCCCCAGTGGACCAACAGGCGAGACCGGCCCCTCCGGACCGGTAGGACCCACCGGACCCAATGGTCAGAAGGGGACCAACGGCCAGAACGGCGTCGGCGTCGCCGACGTGGTGACCTCCAGCGACCGCTGCTATGTCGACGTGAAGCTGACCGACGGCACGACCCGCACCGTCGGACCGTTCTGCGGGCCGCCGCTGGGCGGCTTCACCATGACGCTATCGGACGGCTCGGTGCAGAACTGCACGCGCGACGGCGGCGCGGACACCGCGCCCAACTACCGCTGCGTGACCCCAACCCCGACGTCGACGACGGCCAGCGGCCTGTTCGGACCAGCCGCGCACAAGACACGCTGACCGGCGCGTCGCCGCAGGATCGGCACCCCTTCGGGTGAGCATGGGTGCGCACGGATCGACACCCGGAGGGATCACGTGGGCGACGCAGGCGTGGACGTCAGCGGCTACAACAACGTCCTGGACTGGGGCGCGGTGCGCGGTGCCGGCACGGGGTGGGCCTGGTCGAAGGCGACCGAGGCGACCGGCTACGTCAACGGCCGATTCGTTCAGCAGGTGCAGGGCGCGCGGGCCGCCGGCCTGGTCGTGGGGGCCTACCACTTCGCTGACCCGCGCTACTCGCCGGCGGCGCAGGTGCAGCACTTCGTCGACGTCGCCAGGCCGCAGGGCGCGTTCTCCAGCGGTGCGATGCTGCCGATGCTGGACATGGAGAACGAGCCCGGCGTGTTCAGCTGGACCGCCGAGCAGGCCAACACCTACATCCGCGCGTTCCGCGACCTGCTGCGGCAGGCCACCGGGCAGAACAAGCTGTGCGTCTACGCGTCGCAGAACTGGTGGCTGACCGGCTTTCTTCAGCCCGATCAGTGGGCGGACGGCGACGTCTACCTGTGCGCGGCGCGCTACGGCGTCACCGCCGGCAACGTCGGCTGGACGCACCCCCGGCTGGCCGCGCACCAGTACACCGACGCCAGCCAGCCCTACGCGCTGGACCGCAGCGTCACGGTCGGTGGGTTCACCCTCGGCCAGCTCACCATCGGCGCACCCGCGCCGCTAGCACAGATACCAGAGGGGCCGGACATGTTCGCATTTCCCAACGAGTCGGGCTGGCTTCGTGGCGTCCACGGAACTGGCGAGATCCAGGACCTACGCGAGCAGGTCCAGCCCGGTACGACGGTCTTCCGGGGCATCCCGGTCCTGTGGAACCTGACCACGGACGACATCGCCAACCTGGAAGCCAAGCACAACCGCTGGGAGCAGGGTCAGAACAACCTGGCCAACCTGGCCACCCTGCTCGCCGGCGGTGTCGGCGGGGGCGGCGGCGCGGCCGAGTACGACATCACGCTGAACGGCGTGACCGGCACGATGACCCCCAAGGCCAACGCCTGACCGCGAGGAGACGATCATGGTTTACCTGCTTCACCTCGACCTCGCCCAGGTGCTGGGCATGCTGATCGGCACCGTGCTGCCACTGCTGTCCGGGCTGGTCACGCGGTGGAACGCCAGCGACGCCGTCAGATCGGTCGTCCTGCTCGTGCTCTCGGCGCTGTCGGGCTTCCTGTCCACCTGGCTCGGCGCGCTCCAGAACGACACCCCATTCGACGTGATCGGCGCACTGCTGACCAGCGTGACCGCGTTCGTGTTCGGCATCGGCGCGTACCTCGGCGTCTGGAAGACCACCGGGATCGGCCCCCGCGTGAACCGCGCCGGCGGATTCATCGGCGGGGGCCGCAACAGCATCGTCGCCTAGCTGTTCTCGCCCTGCCTGGCGCGCCAGAACCGCACGTCGTGCACGGCGTCCAGCAGGGCGAGCATGCGGCCGCCGAGTCGACCCTTGGTCAGCTTGTTCAGCTTGGTGATCAGACGCAGCACCGGCGGCGTGACCTCCACGAACTCGCCCAATCGCAGAGCGCTGTCAATCAGTCGCTTCTCGCTACGCTCCAGAGACGTCGACGCCCCCGGCGCGACCGACAAGACGGTCACCTCCGGGGGCGTCGCGCCCGCACCCATGGCGGTCACTAGCTTCTCCCATCACCTGGTCTGGATAGGTCGTTAACCCACTCCAGGTCGTTCACGTGCGACAGCACGTCGTCGAGCTGTCTCTCGTTATCGATCCACGCCACCAGCGCGCCGGCCAGCTGCCAGCGTCGCAGTTGACCCAACTGCGCTCCGGTCGGGCGTTCGCCCGGCCGCTTGATCTCCACAACGACCATGCGCCCCCGGTAGCAACCCAGGGTGTCCGGTGTGCCGGTCGGCAGATACCGCGACCCCGTGGTCACGATCACGTAGCCGTCCAGGTGCTTCAGCCGCGCCACGTAGGCGGCCTGGATGTCCGCCTCGCTACGGTGACGCGCGGTCCCGGTGCCGCGTTGCCGCGTAGCGCGTGGCCGCACCACAGCGGGCGTCTCGTCCTCGACGCCGACGGTGACGCCGCGCGGCATCACCAGCGCCACGTCATCGGGCAGACTGACGTCCCGCACCACGGGCAGCGTGGTGTCCTCGTCCCATCGGACATGGTCATCAGGCGCTGACACTGGCGACCTCCGGCAGGTCGCGGACCTCCAGCTCTACCGGCACCAGCATGCGGCGCGGCACCGTGTGCTGGCCGCAGGCGTTGAGCACCACGACGCGCTGCTTAGCCCGAGTCAGGCCGACGTAGAACAGACGGATGATCTGGTCGCGCTCGCCCTCATCGGTCGAGTACCACTGGGTCGCGCCGGCGGTGGACAGGTCGGGCGCGAGGTAGACGACGTCCGCGCCGCCGCCCTTGACGCTGTGGATGGTGCCGATCGTGACCAGCGGCTCCTCGTCGAGCGCGGCCGCGCCGAAGGTGCGCACCACCTGCGCCGGGTATTCCAGCTTCTTGCGGGTCTCGGCGTTGATCGCGTTGGCCGCCAGGAACTCGATGTCGGGGGCCACGGCCCATTCCAGCGCGGTGACGTCGGTGAACAAGTCGGCGATCAGCGGCCACGGCACCGGACCGTCGGGCAGCGTCTCGGCCCTGCTCTTGGCCCCGTTGGCCAGGATGCGCACTCGGCCCTCGCCGAAGGTGCGCACCAGCGGCAACCATGCCCGGATGTCGTCGCCGGTCCAGTACCGCCAGCGCTGCTCGGTGCCGGCGGGCTCGCCGTGCCGGTCGTACAACGTCCGCTCGGGTAGCGACTGGTCGACGACCAGGTAGCGGTAGACCCGCTCGGCCAGGCCCAGGCCCTTGGCCGGGCGGCGCAGCGGATTCCAGCGCGGCTCGGCGGGCCGGTACCGGTTGGCGAACGGGATGCCCTGCTGACGCAGTCCGGTGAGCACCGGGGTCAGCATGTAGCCGCAGGACGCGATGACCATGACGCTGCGGCCGGCTTCGACGTCCTCGCGGATGTGGCTGATCAGCCGAGGGTCGTTCAGCGTCAGGCCAGCGGTGTAGCAGTGTCCGACCTCGGCGCGCGGGTTGTAGACCTTCTCGTGTCGGGCGTTGGGCGGGATGCGGTGCACCCAGCGCTCGGCAACGCTGTGCACGCTGGAGGGGATGCGGTAGGACTGCTCCAGCACCCGGTCGACGATCTCGACGTCGCCACGAGGCTGGCCGTTCTCGTCGGTACCCAGCCGCAGCAGCGGCGAGGCGTCCGCGCCGCGCCAGGCGTTGATGCTCTGGTCGTCGTCGAAGGCGAGCACGGTGACGCCGGCCGCGCCGCCCCACAGGAACGCCAGCGCCAGCTCGGCCGGGGTCAAGTCCTGCGCCTCGTCGACGATGAACACCTCGGGCCGCCCTGGCGCGGGCTCGCCGTCCAGCGCCCGGTCGAGCGCGCCCAGGATCATGTCGCCGAAGTCGGCCAGGCCGTTGTCCCGCTTCCACTCGTCCCAGCGGGTGGCGAAGGAGCGCACCCGCTGCGGCCAGTCCTCCTCGGGCGTGAGCGTGGCCCGCAGCAGCTCCATCTGGCCGAGCAGCGCATCGCCGCTGCGCACCTCCTCCAGCGCCTCGGCCCCGCCGAGCATGCCGGTCTCGGCGGCCATGTCCGGTGTGGACCGCCGACCGTCCGGTCGAATGCGCCAGTCGGCCGGGCAGGTGTCGTTCCATCCGGTGATCTTCTTCGGGTCCAGGGCGACGTCCGGTGTGCCGATCGCGCGGAAGCCGAGACTGTGCAGGGTGCCGATGTTGCGGTCGGGGATGGCGATACCGGTGCCCGAGCGCAGCGCCGCCTCATTGACGGCGTCGGCGATGGCGGCGGCCGCCGTGGTGGTGAAACTGACAATCATGGTCGACTCGGGGCCGCGTTCACGGACCGTCGCGAGCGTGCGGTTGGCCAGGGTGGTCGTCTTGCCGCAGCCGGGCGGCCCCCAGATCCGCTGAACCCTGCCTCGAACGAGGGTGTGCAGTGTGGCTATGGAAAGCCGATTGTCCACTGTGGTCCTCCAGGTCTTACCGGTCGTCGTCTGCCGGGTATGCTAGGGGCGTTTCCGCGTGTCGTCTACACGCACTCTGCGTAGTCCTTTATGGACTAGAATGTCTCCGACTGCCAGCCGCAGACGTCGCAGTCAGCGACGTCGCCCGACTCCGGATTCGGCGACACCGGACCAATGCTCACCGAGTTCACCGACTTGCACTCGGGGCAGTCCGACACGACGTCCATACAGGCCGCCTCGGACACCTCCGTACCGGACGCCTCGGCACTCTCGCATCGTGTGCACATGATCAAAAACCCTCCAGGTCGTAGACGGCGGCGCGCATGTTAGTGATCAGCTTCGTGTCCGTCGCGGGTCCGATGGGCACGTCCGGAGCGAAGATCGGGCAGTGCTCCTTGTGTGAGCAGGTGTCGCACCACTCGGACGGCTGCGGCACACACTCCTCGTCCGCGTTCGCCGTGTGCGCGATGTCGGCCAGGCGCTCGGCGATCACGTCCAGGTCGTACGGCGTGAACGTCACATCGCGCTCAAACGCCTTGGGCACGCTGTAGATGCTGGCCGACACCCGCCGAGCCCACGGGAACCGCCGGGCCGCCAGCAGCGCATAGGTGCCCAGCTGGAGGTCGCCGCGCAGCTCCTCCTTGGACGGGATGGTGCTGTAGGTCTTCCAGTCGCGCACGTGCAGCCAGTCCTCGGCCAACCGCAACGCCACGTCGACCAGCCCTCGGACCGGCACCGAGCCGGCGGGGTGCTCGATCACGCCGGACAGCTCCAGCTCGACGCCGAGGATCGAGCTGGGATGCGGCATCAACTGGTCGGCCAGCACGATCCGCAGCTGCTCCAGCAGGGTGTCGCGCATGGCGTTGTCGTCGGGCATCTCGTGCTCGCGCCAGGCGACGTGCAGGGCGTGCTCGGCGATCGGGTAGAACACCTCGCAGGTGACGCCCGGCCAGGGCAGCCGCTCCAGCTGGGCGACCGTGTCGTAGACCGCCTCCAGCGCGGCGTGCGCGACGCTGCCCCGCCGCCAATGCACCGGCGGCGGCGTGCCCTCGATCCCGCTGCGGTAGCTCAACCACCACGCTCGGGGGCACTGCTGGTACTTGCGGGCCCGCGAGGGCGACCACACCTCGCCCGACGGCAACGGTCTCATGTGGACGACCGTACGGTCCGGGCCCGACACTTCGGTCACGACGCGCCCCGGCCGCCGATGACTGCCATCCATGCGAGCGCGAACAGGACCAGGCTGCCACTGAGCAGGCCGACGCTGGTCAGGATCCACCAGTTCGCGACGTTGTGCCGCCGACGGTCAATGACGGCCGTCGTGACCAGATTGGTGGTCGCGGCGATCACCGCCAGCCAGCCCCAGATCATCGACGATCCGGGCCTTCCACGGCAGCCTTGGCGATGGCGGAGCAGACCGCGCCGATTACGCCGCCGGCGATGTAGCGCCAGTCCCACAGGAACAGACTGGCCACGCCGCCGAGGAACAGTGCCAGTGCAGCGATGATCAAGAACCAGTCGGTGGCGCGCTTCACGGAGTGGCCTCGCTTTCGTCGAATAGGGAGATCTGATCGGGGTCGATCGGTGCGGGAAGGTGCGGCAAGCCGGCGCGCCGGGCCAGTTCGGACGCGAGCGCGTCGAAGGCGCGGTAGAGCCGGTCGCGGTCGTCGGCGGAGTACTCCAGGGCGTTGGTCGCGCCCGTGTTGCCGGCGAACGCGGTGGCCCGCTCGCGGGCGAAGGCGGCCACCGTCTCAGCGACGAGTTTGCGGGCCTTGCGCTGGTCCACGGCTACGCGTCCTTGATCAGATGCCAGTTGGTGGCCAGCGCGACGATCGCGACCGAGGTGTCGTGCTGGCGGTCGACGGGCAGCCGCTGGCGGTCGATGCGAATCACCTTGCCGTGCGCGTGCGTGGCGTCGACGCTGCCGATCTCCACGTCCCGACTCGCGCCGGGGCCATTGAACCGCCACTCTTGGCCGACCCGGAAGCCGGAAAGCACACCCGTCATCGTTGACCTCCCTGAACGTGGGAACCGCCGGTGTCGGGGGACACGAGGCGCTGCCTCATCGGGAGGAGGCAGCGCCGAAACACCCCGGCACCGGCGGAAGCTGTAGTTATTGCCGGAACGACCCAAGCATAGCCGGTGTCCTACGACACGGCAACGGTCGGAATCGTCTCGGTCGGGGGATCCTCGGGCAGCGCGTGCCTACCCGCCGTGGTCGCCGTACGCAGGCGCGCCAGCGTCGCCAGGAACTCCTCGTGCCGCTCGGCGTTGCGCTGCTCGTAGGCGTCCACAGCGGCCAGGATCAGCACGGCGGCCACGCCCGCCAAGAGCAGCCACACCACCGGCGGAAGGGTGCTCATGGCTCGTTCCGATGGTGCATGTCGGCTTCCAGCCGCTGCCGACGGTGCTGGAGGTCGGCGAAGTCCCGCCGGAACTTCTCGACCACCTCGGGCGGCAGCGGCGCGAGCGGATTGCCTGGCGGCAATGCCTCCAGCCTGCCGGCTACCGTGGCCGTCACCGCCCACGCGGCGAGCGCCTTGACGCGCCGGTTGACCTGCGGCGCGATCGGGTTGGTCTCGCCACGCGACAGGTAGCGCACCTCGTGGGTCACGCACACCTCGTCGCACGACATCCAGTAGGCCAGCAGCTCGGCCGCCGCCGCGCTCGGCACGACCTCGACCGGCTGCTCCGACCACGTGCCGGCGACCACCCAGACACCCTCGGGCTGTCGGCGCGAGCGGTAGGCGGCCACAGGACGCGTCGCCGGATCCATTCCCGGTGGCGGCGGCGGGTCGGCTGGCGTGATCGGCACGTACTGCATGCCCGGCGGAACGACCAAGCCCGGATGTCTGGCCTCGATCAGCTTGGCCAGCTGGGCGCGTAGGTGTTCGTTGTCGCGTCGGGCGCGACGGCCGTACACCCACAGCCCGATGGCGACCAGCGCGCAGAATAGGGTGGTGACGACGAAACCCATCACCGATCACCGCCTGTCTGTATCGCTTGTCGGTGGCCGCGCAGCAGTCGGAACAGCACCAGCGCGCGGATCACGTCCGGACCGGCGCGGTGCGGAGCCTCGTCGGCCTGCACGATCTTCTCGATGCCCTCGAACTCCTCGGCGCTGGGCAGCATGTCCATCGAGCTGGTGACGTGCGTGACGCGCTCGATCAGGCCGGCGGCGTGCTGGCTGTCGTACAGCGCCTCGGTCTGGGCGTAGATGTAGTCCAGCGTGCGGACCAGTACGACGTCGTCGAGGCTGGTCGAACCGCCCTCGTGGTCGCCGCCGGTCAGCGTGCACAGCGCCACCGACACGTCGATGTCGCGGTAGTGCAGCAGGCCGCCGCGACCGGCCAACTGCGGCGTGTGGATGGCCAGCAGCTCGTGATCGAAGTGGCTGACGCCCGCGCCGGCGAGGTAGCTCCGGCTGACCGGGGTGTCGCCGCGCGCGGCGTGCGCACGGGTCGCGGCTTCGAGGTCGAGGCGGATCGACTCCTCGATCAGGCTCGCGTCGGTGGTGACCATGTGCGGATAGGCGGCGCGGTACTGGGCGGCCAGGCCGGACCGCTCGTGCATCTCCTGCACCAGCGCCGGCGCGCGGTTGACCCAGGCGAACGCGTTGGCCGGGTGCACGTCGGGGCGGTCGCTGCCGGGCGGCGTGAGGTGCACGAGGTGCTGGCGCAGCGGCGTGAGCTGGTTGCCGTCGTGGTCGGTGACGGTCCACGCCACCTCCAGCACGTTGTCGTTGTCCAGGTCCAAGCCGCCGGTCTCGGCGTCGAACCACAGCAGATTGACGGACACGGGTCTCCTCTCGTCGGAACAGGTAAAGCATAGCCAGTCTAGTGTCCGCGCATCCCCTTCGGCAGACCGAGCCGCTTCGGCTTGTAGGCGGACCGCAGGTGCTCGGGCCAGACGGACTCGGGCGGAGGGTTGGGATCGTCCGGCCAGTACGGGCGCGGATCGTCGGCCGGATCATCGGCGCGCACGCAGTCCAGGCAGCGGTCGCGACCGTCCATCCAGCAGCTCGGCCAGCGCACCGCCCGGCAGGCCGAGCAGGTCGTGAACACCCCGCGCCGGCTCAGGCTGGGCCAGCGCTCCTTGCCATCCTCGAACCAACACCCCTTGTCGGCGATCCACGAGCCCATCACGCCGCCCTCGGGGCCGAGCAGCGCCACCCCGACGATCTGGTTGTGCCAGTGCGGGTTCGCCGACAGGCCGCGCTCGGCCAGCAGGCGCATCCGCTCGTACAGCGCCACGGCGTGGATGTCGCTGCCGAACGGCGTGGCCCAGCTGGTCACGACGCCCTCTACGCGCACCATCCACCGGCGCGGATCGTCATAGGCCCATTCGAGGGTGCGCCGCAGCGGCACCGCCGACTCGACCGCGACCGGCGCGCCCATCGCGGCGTACGCGCCCATCGGCTTGACCGGTCCGACTGACGGCGCGTCGTCGAACTCCTCCATGGCGTAGAAGGTCGGCACACAGCGCGGGTGCACGCACACGCTCGCACCGTCGGTAAAGCCGTCCGGCAGCCACCACACCGACGATCCGTGACAGGCGATGCAGCCGCCGATGCGGCCCTGCACGAGCAGCGCCGTCATGGCGTGCACGCTGTCGGCCACCGAGGTCGGCGGTCGCACGGCGACCCCGATTGGGATGGCGGTCACGGGACCGCTCGCAGGTGCGCGCCGGATTGCTGGTCGCGGTAGTTCGCCACAGCCAGCCGAACGTCCTGCCACTCGTCGCCGGTCAACAGTCCCGGCGCGATCACCAGCCACGTGCGGGCATCCCGCACTGGCCGCCCGCCTTCGGCGACCACGACGCCCGAACGGACGCCGCAGCCCATCGCGGCGGCCATCGTCACCACCTCCTCAGGGGAAAGCACGGATACCTCGCCCATCTGCGCCAGGTGCCGGCGCAGCACCGGCACCGGCACGGCCACGGTCGGCGCACTGTGTGGGGTGTCGGCGATCAGCCACGGGTGGCCGGCGTCGCGGGCGACGCTGAACTGATCGATCGGCGGACTGGCCGCCAGGTAGTCCCGCACGGCCGCTCGGATCGCGCCGCGCGGCGTGCCCACCTTCACCTCGTGCAACACCTGGTAGAGCAGCGGGACGCCGTCGCCACGCCATCCCCGCTGCGGCTGACCAGTGCCCAGGTGCAGGTCGTGCAGCAGGTGCCCGCAGACCTTGCCGGGTTCCTCGTAGGACTCCTTGGGGTGCCACCTGGTGGGCACCGCGCTGTTCGGCTTCCACTCCTCCATTCCGCGCGGCGGCGTGGTCTGTGCCGATCGGTACACCCACAGCCGCATCTGATCGGTTCGGCGGCCCTCCCGCCATTCGACCCGCCACAGGGTGAACCCTTCTGGGAAGGCCAACAGCGAGGTCGCCTTGGCCAGTGCGGCCTGCTCCTGCTCGGTCGGCTTGCCCGGCTCGGCCAGCGTCGTGCCGTCGTCGTCGACGCGGTCGATGTCGGGCGCGCCCGACGGTGCGTCCTCGATCGGCTCCTCGTCGACCGAGCCGCTGACCGCCTTCTCCTCGACCAGGGTCAGCGGTGTCGGCCCGACGTCTAGTTCAGGCTCCGGCTCGGGCTCGGCGGTCGCCTCGGCCAGCGTGTGGGCCGCCGAGGCGAGGGTGGCCTCCCGCTTGGCTTTCTTGATCCGCGACTCGGCGATGAACCGACCGACGGTCCGGTTGAGGTAGTCGACCCGCGTGCGCGGGTCCACTTTCTCGATCTTCTCGCCGGTCCGCAGCCGGCGGCACATGACCGCCTCGCAGATCATCTCGGGCTCGACCTCGGCGTCAGCGAGCAGCCGCACCAGTGAGGCGTCCAGCGACGACGGGTCGCCGCGCAGGTCGGGCCGCTTGCCGGCGAAGGTCGCGCCGATCTTGCCGTCGCCCATGTCGGCGTCCAGCTCGATCACCAGCTCCAGCCACGGCGGCAGGTGATCGCGCGCCGCGTAGGCCGGCGAGGTCGCCCGCGCCCACACCGCCGTCACGTCCACCCCGGCCAGCAGGCCCTCGGTGATCTCCTTGCCGGCGAGCCGGTACTGCTCCAGCACCTTGGCGTCCGCCACGTGCGCCAGCAGCGTGTCGCTGTCGTAGCGGTTGGCCTCGTCGCGCTCCAGCACGACCGCCGGCCGCGCCGGGCTGACCTTGCGGTTGGTGCTGCCGGGCACCCGCAGCACCCGGGTCAGGTCGCCCACCGGGTCGACCCACCAGCCACCGATGCTGCGGGCGTTGATCCGCAGCGTTGTCACCCAGGACCACAGCAGGTCGGCCGCCGCCGCGCGGTCGGCGGCGACCTTGTCGGCGTCGACCACGGGCTTGCCGAACATGTCGATGTCGACCTGGCCGAAGATCCACGGCTCGGGGAACAGCCAGTAGGCGTGCATCCCGCCACCGGTGTGCGTGATCAGCGTGGGCGGCAGGCCCATCGAATCGATCACCCGGCGCGCGGCGGCCTCATCCGGCGGCAGCACGCGCTTCTCGTCGTGCCCCGGGCCGGCGATGTCGATATCGGCGATGACGCCCAGCAGACCCGCGACGGGCACGCCACGTCTCTTGCCGACGTCGTCGACCATGCGTTCGTTGTGCGCTCCTGCGGAGGCGGCCAACGCGATGCCCAGGTACACGGCCCGGGTGCCTGCTGTCTCGTCCGCCTCGACGACGGCGGACGCGACGGATTCCGGCTTGTCGGCCGGGATCCATCGCGTCCGGTTGCCATCACCCTCCACCGACCACACGGTGACGAAGTGGCCGGCGAGGCTGTCGCCGTGGGGACCGAGCAGCGCAGCGGCGAACTCGCCGGCGTGCTCGGCCCGGGTCACGACTCGGCCTGGGTGGTTGTGCCCTCCCCGGAAGCGATCGCGAGCGTCGGGACCGGCGCGCGCTGAAGCAGGCCCGCGAACTCCTCCGATGCCGCCTCGGCCAGCGCCGCCTCGGAGTTCTCCAGGATGCGTTCCAGGTTGGGCACGACCTCGCCGTAGGAGTTGCCGCCCTTGGTGACCGTCTTGAGCGACAGCCCGATCTCGATCTGGTTGTACCGCTTGCCCTTGGCCGCGCCGACCTTGAGCAGGAAGGACTTCAGCGGTCGGATCGAGGTCGGCGGCAGGCTGACGATGGTCGGCAGCGACTCGCCCGGCCGCATCAGGTAGAGCAGTCGGGACTCCTTGCAGCCCTTGCCGCCAGTGCCCTTGAGCGAACTGCCGAATTGGTTCATCGGGCAGTTGGCGCACGACACCCGCAGGGCCGGCTGGCCGGTCTCCGGGTCGACCACCTCGACGCCGCGCACGGTGTAGGGCATCGGCGGGTTCTCGTCGGCCCGTTCACCACCCTCGGCGTACAGGCCGCCCGGGATGGGCGTGACGCCGTCGCGGCTGGAGCAGTCCGGCGGGGAGTCCGACAGGTCGGTGGAGTCCCAGTACGCACGGGACGCCTCCCACCGCAGGACGATGCCGGTGAGCTTCTTGACCATGGTTTCGCCGGCCAGCAGATCCGGCACCACCCAGGACGGCGTACCGCCGGGGGTGACGGTGACCCGGTCCAGGTCGGAGAAGGTGATGCCGCCACCCTCCTCGGCCGACCCGATGTTGTCCTCCAGCAACTCGATCAGGTTGTTGTTCGGGTCGAGGGTGGGGTACTTCTCCACGAACGCTTGAATCATCTCCGCCTCGTGCATGGCGTCGATGGTGTTGCTCGGCACGACGTCGGTCACGCCGCCTCCTTCGATCGTCGTCGAACACCGCAGGTACACGGTGCCCAGGGGGTTTAGCCCACCCCAGCCGGAGACCACAGGCTAGGACCGGGGGGGCCGGGTCCGTTCCCGCGACACGCGGGCGCGGAGACCTACTCGCCGGTCCGCTGGGGCAGACGCCTGCCCTTGCTCCCGTTGGAGATGTTGTTGAAGCCGATGGACCACTTCTCGACCGGCGCGATGACGCGGCGGATCGGCTCGGGCAGCAGCGCCTCCAGCTGCTGCGCACCGGCCATGCCGGTCTCGTCCAGCTCCTTGATCTTGCTGGCCAGCGACCGCGCGTTGACGCTGTCGCGGACCAGCACCGCCCAATCCTCGCCGGCCTCGGCGAACGCGGCGAAGTACTCGGCGTCGGTAACCTCGGGGCGGCGCGAGCCCCAGATCTGGCAGCGGGGCGAGCCTCGGCGGCCGGTCGGCAGCGACTTGTCGTGCTCGCCGGACAGCGCGAACTGCTCCAGCAGTTCGGCCTCCAGCGCGGCGATCTCCTCGCCGAGCGCGTCGGCCGCGCTCTCGTGGTCCCGCTTGCGCTGCTTGAGGTTGTCCAGCTGCACCATCTTGTCGATGTCGACGCCGCCGGCGACGATCTCACGCTGGGCGGCGCGGGTGTCGACGGCCGGTTCGGGGGTCGGAGCGGGTGCGCCGTAGGCTGCGGCCAAGGCGGCGATGTCCTGCGGGACCATGTCGGCCCTCCTTCTCACGCTCGGAACACTGCGAGCATAACCGGCAGCGTCCTAGGACACAAGCTTTCGATCGGGCCGTTCAGCGGCCGCCGGCGCTGCTGTGCCGGCGCAGGTTGTAGCGGACCGCCGCGAGGGCGACCACCACCGCCAGCAGCAACCCGAACAGCACCAGGAACAGCCGCAGGCCCGCCAGCCACGCCGACGGGCTCGCCTCGTAGGCGAGCTGCACCGCCCAGATCGCGACCGTGTACAGGCTGATCAGCGCCGCCGCGAGGGTGCCGATCGACAGGAATCGGGCCATCCAACCGGCGTCGGCCTTGACCGCCAGCAGGCGCGGGTCCCGCCGGCCGATGCCGGTGGTCATCGCGTCGGCGAAGTCGGCGTAGCCGCCGTCCCGGTCGCGGCTGACCGGCTCGTGAATGTTCCACCACGAGCAGCGCACGCTATGCGCGCCACGCGCGATGAACTCCTCGCAGTCGCAGCCGGTCGGCGGCTGCTCCGTCACCGGCTCGCCGGTGATCAGCACCTCCGGCGCGTCGTCCTCGTCGGTGTGCACGTAGTCGGGTTTGGTCACGGGGTCGTGTCCTCCTTGGTCGTGGCGGCGTCGAGCGCGGCCGCCAGCTGGGCGAGGGGCAGCATGACCGACGGCTCGGCCGGGTCCTGCTCCTCGGGGATGGGTTGGTTGGCCTCGAACAGGTCGCGCAGCAGCGGGTAGTCGCTGCGGGCGGTCTGGAACTCGACGGCGATCGTGCCGACGCTGCCGAACGCGCGCGTCCAGTAGCAGCCCTCGCGTAGCGGTGTGATCAGCACTTCCTGCACGCCGAGGCGTTCGGCAAAGGTCACGAACGGTCTGATGCCGTCGGTGCGGTAGCCGTCCTCGGAGATGGTGCCGATCTCGCCGATGGTCACCGTGATGACCGGGCCGACCACGTACGGATCGGCGTCGACGCGGCTGATGCCGACGATCGGCACGTCGACGTCGGCGGCGTGGTGCAGCAGCGCGACCATGTCGCCGACGTCCAGCGGTTGGGTGTAGCTCAGCTCGGCCATGCGGTTCCCTTCCTCCATGTAGGACAACGACCCTGCACCGAGGAGAGGCGCAGGGTCGTTGTCGCGGTTCAGCGGCGGTTGCCCGCCAGCTCGGCGGCCAGCACCAGCATCGCCTGCTGGCTGGCGGCGAGTCGCCGATCGGCGCGGTTGCGCGCGGTGCGGCGGATCCCCTTGGTGTTGCGCTGCATCGAGACCACTCCCTGGCTGTGCTGGCGGGTGGAACACCAGATGTGGCACCATGTGCGCGGCGGTCGTCCATGGGTTGCCCCCTGTGGGCAACCTTCCAGGTCGATCGTCGTCGAAGGACGGCCGCCACTTCCAAGCCCCCGCAGGTCGGGGGCTTCGCCATGTCGAGCGTCCCTGCGTTGGTGCTACCTCTCGTGCGCCGGAACACATGCAGCATAACCAGAGAGTGCGTAGGGGCACAAGCCCCCACGCGTCACGCCTTCAGGCGTCCCGAGTGATCCGCTTTGCACTCGGGACACCCACAGCCCCAGTTCGCGTACGTGCTGGCGTCGTGCTTACTGGCCAAGTGCGCGAACCAGTAGCCGCCGCCCGGGGCGTCCACCCACTCGCGTGTGGCCAGCCGCCGGGCCTTGGCGGCGGCCGCCCGTTCCCGGTTGCCGCGCCGACAGGTGCCGCAGTGGCAGTGATGCGGCGCGTCGTAGCGGGCCCGAGTGCCGTGCTCGGGCAGCTCCCCGGTCGACCTGGTCAGCATCGCGGTCACCGCGACAGCCCCCCCGGCGGGCTGGTGATCGCGACGTGCACGCGCCCGATCGTCTCGCGGCTGTGCTCGATCCCCAGCTTGACCGGGTCCTGCTCGCCCGCCAGAGCCGCGAGGATGTGCTGAAAGACCCTGCTCATCTGCTCGGCGATCTGCTCGGGTGGGATCGCCGCCGCGTCCGCCGCGCGCAGCCCCCGCGCCAGCGCCGGCACGAATTGGCTGTGGTAGTCGGTGACGATCGCGGCCACCTTGCGGGCCCGGTCCACCTCGCACCACGACCAGAAGTTCGCCTCGGCCTCCTCCTCGGCGCGCTCCCGCTCAGCCAGCTCGGCCTCGGCGGTCGGCGAGCCGGGCTCAGCGGGGACATCGGGCTCCGGAACGGATAGCGGGATCGAGGCGGTCACGCTCGCCTCACGGTCAGGTTTGGTCACGACTGGGTTCCTTCCACGTGGATGCGGTCGAATCGGGGATGGCCGGGCTCGGCGGTGGGAAACAGGCCGGGGGCCAGCTCGGCACGCGGGCCGCCGGTGCGGAACATCTCGCGGGCGTGCTCGATCGCGCGCATGTCGCCGTCGGTGGCGATCGCCGAGCCGGTGGACAGCTCGACGCGGCCAGGCACCATACCGAGGCCGCCGACGCGTTCGAAGTCCGCGCCCTGTCCGTTACCGGCCAGTAGCGCACCGGCGGTGGTCCAGACCTCATCGGCCTCGGTGGCCAGCAGGCCGACCGGCAGACGCAGCACGTGCGACAGCAGGATGGCCGGCTCATCCACGCCGATCTCCACCTGCTCGCGCATCTTGCCGGTCAGCTTGCCGCGCATCTTGTCGCGGAAGTCCTCGGCGCTGTAGACGACGTGCTCGGGCAGCCCGAACGACACCACGAAGTGATCGCGCAACGTCGCGTTGCTGACCACCGCGATCCGCGACCAGTACGGCCAGACCCGCACCGGATGGCCGTTCAGCACCCAGGCGGCCAGCTTGGTCGACTTCCCGGCCCCTCGGCCACCGGCGACGACGATCACTCGGACTCCTTGGCGGGCTCGCGCCGGCGAAAGATCCGCTGTTCGCGGTCCAACTCCCACTCGTCCCAGAACGTGCCGACGTTGCGCGGGTCGTCCTGGTTGAGGAACCACTGCACCTCGTTCTCGGTCTCCAGTTCGACCTGCAACGGGTTGTAGACGTGCGAGGCTTCCTCGACGCTGATCCAGTTGTTGGCGAACTGGTGCGGCGTGTACTGCGTTCCGGCCTGCTGGCCGCGTCTGATCTTCACCGTGTCTCCCTCCGGGATGGCTGCTTCTGGTTGCGCCGCGACCCGAACGGGAACGGCGGGCCGCCGCCGCGCAGGTAGAGGCCGGCGTCGCCGAGCAGGGCGCGCCGACACTGCCGGCAGTGCCGCCACTGCCATGGCCGCAGGTCGACCGCGCACCACGCGCAGCGGCGGATCCTCATTTCGCTGCCGTGATCGCGGCGATCTCGGCCAACGCCACCGTGTGCTTGGACTCGACACGCGGGCGGCTGTCGACCAGCGTCACGGTGCCCAGCGAGTTCGCCTCGTCGCGCGGCGGCTTGACCAGGTCGCCGGTGAACTGAATCCCGGATTTGAGGGTGATGGTGACCCGCGCGCTGGCGTTCCACCAGTCGGTCAGTACGAGCGTCCAGCCGGACGGTGTGGTCTCGAAGTCCTGTTCAGGCATGATCGGCAGCCTGCCAGCTGGGATGGCCCAGGACGGCCGACACGAGCTCGTGTCGGATCGCGAACAGCGCGTCGTACTCGCCGGCGTAGCCCCGCATGTCCAGGTCCTGCTGCGTCAGCACCCTGGTCAGCTCGGCGCGGTCCATGCCCTGCTCGTGCAGGCCGTGCAGGCCGTCGAGCAGGTGCACGATCTTGGGCAGCAGCTTGTCGACCGCCTTGACGTAGCGGGACTCCGGCAGGCGCTGCGACTCGTACTCGTCGACCAACGCGGTGAACCACGGCAGGGTGGCCAGGAACTCCTCGCGGATCCGGTTGGCGGCCGCGCGCTCGCGGTCGGCCTTGGCCAGGCGCTCCGCCGCCGTGATGCGCAACGTCGGGGTGTCGCCCGCGTAGATCTCGACCGCGTCGTGCACGAGGGCGAGTTGCGCGATCAGGCCACGGTCGAGTTCGGGGAACAGCTGCTGCGCCAGTGCCGGCGCGATCCAGCCCAGCATCACCGTGTGCTCGGCGACGTTCTCCTTGCGCCGCCGGTCGGGGTGGTAGCAGTAGGTGCGATCGATGCGGCCCAGCGCCAGCGCGTGGTCGCCGAGGCGCACGAGCGCGTCGGCGATCGCCGACAGCGAGACGGTGGTGTCGGTCACGAGTTCTCCTCAGCTTTGACACGGTCGATCCAGCCCTCGCCGGACACCAGGCCACGCCAGTGGCGCAGCAGGATGGGCAGCGACACCGCGAAGTCCCGCAGATAGCCGCGCGCGATGGTGCACTGCATGAATCGGGGCAGCGTGCGCCACTGGCGGTCATCGCCCCGCTTGGCGGCCGACAACGCGCGGGCGACCTCCTCGGCGACCTGTTCGGTCAGCACCGCCAGCAGCACCTCGTCGGAGGCCAGCATCTGCGCGAGCTTGTCGGATGTGCAATCGCACAGCGTCGGGTTCTCGGGGTTGGACGCCTTGCGGCACTGCTCACCCTCGTGCGGCGCGTGGTCGCAGTCCTGGCAGACCACGACCCACGCCGCGCGCGACAGGCCGAAGTCGGACCCGTCGAACGCGGCACGCAACTGCTTGGCGCACAACCGGAAGATCTTGGCCTGCTCGGGATGCACCGAACCGGTCATACGCTCCCAGCCGACGGCCAGCTGCTCGGCCCGACTGTTCACCGCGCACCGTCCAGCGGGTGCGGCAGGTACGTCAGCTCGGGATGCTGGTGCCCCTGGTTGTCCAGGCTGTGGGCGCGCAGGCTGTCGACGGCCGCGAGGTGGCCAGCCCTGTCGACGCACACCAGCAGCCGGGAGCCGTCGGTCGCGCCCATCTCGCGCGCGGCGGCGCGACGAGTGCCGTACGCCCACAGGTAGGCGACACCCTCGACGCAGCCGCACGGCCGCAGCGTCACCCACGCGACCGGCAGAGGCTCGCCCTCGGGCGGGTTGACCAAGCCGGAGCCATCGCAGGGCAGCATCGGCGGGCGCGGCTTGCCGTCGTCGCCGGCCTCGGTGCGGAACACCAGCGAGCCGTCGACGGCGTGCTTGCGGTGCACTCCCTTGGGGGTCTGCGGCACCGGATGGGTGCACCACCGGCAGGCCACGATCTCAGGCATGCGACTCTCCGTTCTCGACCAGCGCGCGGTGCCGACGCAGGGCGCTGTCCAAGGTCGTGCGCGGCGTGGCGAAGATCCGAGCGCAGTCAGCCAGGGTCTTGCCCTCGGCCAGCAGCGCCTCGACCCGCGAAGCGAGCTGGTCACTGTCGCAGGTGATCCGTCCGAACTGGTTGAGTTCACCCGCCTTGGCGACCGTCGGGTAGCAGCCGTTGCATAGGTGGCGAGCCACGTGCCGGCGCACCCCCTTGGGCACCTGCTTGCCGATGGCCATGCGCTCATCGCAGCGCGCGCAGGGGCGACTGTCGAAGCCGAACGGGATCGGCTTGAACGAGCGCCGCTTGCCAGGGGTCATGTCCATGGTTCACCTACCTCTCACTGCCGGAACACATCGAGAATACTCACCCATGTCACGGCCGGTCAACGGTGCGCACATGCGCCGCCCACCACTGCCGCATCGCCCAGCCGGTCGTCGGCTTGATCACCGCCCGGTCGCCGCAGTCGCACACCACGGTCACGGTCGGATCATCGCGGGTGAAACCCTCCGAGCTGATCAGGTGCGAATCGTCCCGATGTGCCGGACACAGCAGTAGCGCGCCGCCGACGCCCCGGCCCTTGCGGTACAGCCAGCCGTTCTCGGCCGGTCCGCTGATCGCATGGAAGGACGCCAGGCAGTCCGGATACTCGCACCACCGGATCAGGTCCGGATCCGGCTTCGGGTTGAACCCGTACGGCACGGCGTCAGCCGGGATCGAGCCGTAGTCAGCTGGATCCATGTCCGGGTTGCCGACGATCAGGCCGCCGCGCTCGGCCGACCACCACACACGCGGCGGCTTGGCCATCGGCCAGGAAGCGCCGGCAGCGCGCCCCAGCTCCAGGCCAGCCCGAATGTCCGCCGGTCGATACGGCACCGCGTCGGCCGGCAGCTCCGGACCGGAGCCCTGACCGTCGGTGATCACACCCTGGGTCGGCGACCACCAGATCCGGGGCGCGACCGGTTCAGCGTTTCGCGACACGGCGCTTGGCCTCCCCTCGCTTGCGGCCGGCGGCGACGTGCGCCTGACACAGAACGTCCGCCAGCCGCCACAGTTCGACCTCGGGCACCATGATCGCCTCGCCCGAGCCGTCCTTGGCCTCGATCATCCAACCGGCACCGGTGTCGACCAGGCCGAACGACTCGGTGACGAAGTTGTAGCCACCGTCGGTGACCTCGGCGTTGTCGTCACTCACCGCCGGGTTCCTCGCCCTCGGGGTGCACCTGAAGCACCATCACCTGGTCGTCGGCGGTGAACGTCACCGTCCGCTCGCCCAGCTCGGCCATCAGCTCCTCCACCGACGGGAAAGTGAAACGGCCGTCGTCGGTCAGCTTCAGCACCAGGTAGGCGGCCAACGCGCGGGCGATGTCCATCTCGTGCGAGCCGGCCAGGATGCGGTCCTCAACAGCCTCGCGTAGACCGGACTGGTTCAACCACTCCACCACGATCGCGGCGGCCTGCGTCTCGTCGGCGGGGTAGACCTCGCCTTCGACGCCAGCGCTGCGGGGCTTGACTGCCGTATTGAGCGAGCGGCCGATCTCGGCCGCCGACAACGCTCGGGTCGCCTGCTCGGTCACGGTCGCTCCACGTCGCTCAGGGGCACAGCGCTGACCCGCACGGTGGTGCGCCAGCCGCCGCTCGGATTGGTCCACTCGTCGACCGTGCAGGTCAGCACCGCGTAGCCGTTCCTGGCCGCGCTGCTGTACAGGTTGCGCTTGGCGAAGTCGACCATTGCCGCGCGGCCCGCCGGGTCCTCGTAGACCTCGGTCATCGCGCGCACCTGCTCGCTCAACTCCTTGACGCCGTAGCGGGCGGCCTGCCGCACGATCGCCGCGAACATCGCTGCGACCGGCGGCGTCATCTCCACGAACGCGACCGCGTCGGTCACGTGTGTCGGGTAGGCGCGCGTCACCGATCCACCACCTCGACGTCGACCGCGCCGAAGAACTCGCGCAGATGGCCGAGGTCGGTGGACACGCCGAGCTTGCGCAGCGCCGAGACCGTGATCCACGGCCGCGCGCTCGGCCCCGGTGTCGAGGGCTGCGCCGCCGTCGTACCCAGACCGGCGTGCAGCTGGCCCAGCATCTCCGCCCGCACCGTCTCCGTGGCCATCGCGCGGAACGGCACCCACTGGCCGTCGACGGACACGCCGCCGTCGGCGTACAGCCTGCGCAGGCTCGCGCCCGGGTGCTGGTGCCAGTCGTCGGGCGCGGTGTCGGTCAGCAGCGCGAGACGGTCGCCCAGCTCCCACGCGCCGACCGCGCCGTGACTGCGGTAGACGCCCGACTCCAGCCACGCCATGATCTCCCGCGCCACCGCGTGCCTGGTCGCCCGAGTGATGCTGTTGCGCAGCCGCTCGGCGGCGACCGAGTCGCGAATGCCACCCATGCTGCGCACGAACGCCTCGGCCACGTCCGCCGACTCGCGCTCGATGCGCCGGTTGAGATCGATCTCCAGCTCGGCGTCGTCAGCCATTGTCGGCCGCCAGGTCGGTCAGGTCGTCCGGACCGGCGGCGAACACACCGGCGGCGGTGTCGCGCCCGGCCTCGGCCTGCGCGTCGTGGCCATGTCGGAATCCGGCGATGTCGGCATCGCTGTAGACGCCGTTGAGCTCGCGCCATCCCCGGTTGCGCAGCATCGGCGCGGGGAAGCTGTGTCGGGCCCGCACCGCGCGGTCGATGTCGTGGTAAGCCTCGGCCTGCCCGCGCCAGCGCTGCCGGTCGTCGACGGCCTCGGCCGGCGAGGCCAACACCGCGTTGAGCGCCGACACGTAGTCGCGCTCCACGGAGCCGATCAGCCAGTTCGCCTCAGTGGCGCGGGCGACGGCCACGTCGTGTGTCGCGGCGTCGCGCACGAGCGCGGACAGGTCGGCTCGCTTCGTGACGGCCTCCAGCGCCTCGGCCACCCAGGCGACGGCCTCGGCGGCGGTGAACGTCGCGCCGTCGTGGTGCTGCAACGGCCTGCCGGCCTCGACGTGCTCGGCGATCGAGCGCACCGCCTTGGCCTGCTCGGTCAGCGCGTCGGCGAGGTCGAAGATCCGCAGGGATAGTTCCTCGCGGGCCGCGCCGGCGGCATGCACAGGCTGTGGATAAGTTGTGGATGACTGCATCGTGTCGGTCACTGGTCGTCGTCTCCGTTCAGCTTGCGGATCATTTCGTCGGGCGAGACGACCTGCACGCGCAGGGCGTCGCACACGGCCAGCGCGCGGATCCACGCCAGCGCGCACAGGCCGGTCAGGTTCTGGGTGCTGCCGCGCTCGCCGGCGAACATCGGGTGCCGCGTCTCGGGCACCTCGCAGGCCAGCAGCACCGAGCAGGTGATCGCGGTGCGCATGCCCGGCGCGACCTGCGCCGGAATACCGACGTTGGTCTGGACCGTCAGCGCCACCAACGCGTGCTCGCCGCCGCAGTTCTCGCACTCGGCGAGGTTCAGGCTGCTGCGCAGGCTCTCGCCGGCGACCCGCGTCAAGTCGCGGCCCACCTCGTCGGCCAGCGTCCAGAAGTCGTCGTAGAGGGTGCGCGCCAGGTCGCCGTCGAACAGCGCGGTGGCGACCCGCTTGGTGGCCTCGATGTAGCGCATCGGCATCACCGGCGGCGGCGCGCCCGCGCCCTCGGACACCCACTCGGGCACCCGGTCCGGCGCGGTCACCCGGCGGCGCGCCGCCTCCTCAGCGGCCGCCACCAGCTCGATCGCGGTCATGCTGCGCACGCGGGATTCGCTCATCAGCGGAGAATGCTCCTTTCGATCACCACGGGGCGATGGACCCCTCGATCGCCAGCACCGGCGCGAGACGCCGGATCCGGCCCCAGTTCCTTTTCACGGCCACCCGCGCCGCACGGCGGGCCTGCCCCTCGGTGATGTCGATCCGGCCACGCCTGCGGTAGGTCCGGAAGTTGCGCATGTCCAGACCCGACTGCCTCTTGTCGGCCGTGCCGCCGACCCGGCGGGCCCACAGCACCTCGGCCTCGTAGCCGGCCATGCAGCCCACCAGGTAGGCGCGCCAGTGCTGCGGCGTGAACTCGTCGTCGTCGTCGGGCAGGTCCAGCGTGGTCAGCCCCAGGGTGATCGAGGTGACGCCCACGCCGTGCGCGTAGGCGCACACCGCGTGGCCCAGCTCGTGCGCGGCGGTGATCAGGTCATCCGGGTCGATACCGGTGATGCTCGGCGTACCGCTCCACCAGCCCATCAGAGCGCGTCCCCCGGGTGAGTCAGGGTGCTGCGCGCGGCGTGCAGGCGCTGAAGCACCGTCAGCAGGTCGGCCGAGCTGACGATGACCGTGTCGTCGAAGGTGGACAGGGACCGGAGCGTCAGGTCGACGTTCACGAACCGCCCCAGCGCCGCGATCTGACCCATCCGGTCGTGCTGAGCGCGAGCCCGCTCCCGCTCCTCGGCGAGGTGTCGTTCCGTCCGCTCGGCGTTGCGACGGTGGGACTCCACGTGCTCCGACCACGGGCCGACGATCCACCGGGGGTTGACCACGTGCACGGTCACGCGGTGGCGGACCGGGCCGTCGCCGAGGCCGGCGCGCTCCCAGATGGCCTCGGGCACCTCGATGCGCGTGCGGACACCCGGATTCGGGTTGGGCACCTCCCGCAGCTGGATCCGGTAGACACCCTTGACCCGCACCGCGCCGGCGATGATGTCGGCGCGCTGGGCCAGCAGCTGCTCGGGCAGCTCGAACTCGGGTTCGAACTTGTCGATCATCAGCACCGGCGCGCCCCGGAACTGCTGCCCGCTGTCGTCATCGGTCAGCGACAGGGTGCGCAAGGTCGGGTTCTCGCCCGAGTAGCCGCGCTGGCGCTGCCGCCACGGCCTGTTGTCGATCGCGTACACCATGACGCCAGGGCCACGGCCGTTCTCGCGGTACAGGTACGCCGTGCCGGGCTTGAGGTCTTGCGTCCGCATGGGTCGACCCTCTCTCGGGGATGTCTTGCCGGAACACGTCGAGCATACCCAGCGCCGCAGATGTGGGTCAAGGAGCAATCCGAACCCGGACATGCCACGGCCCCGCCGGACGGATGGAGGGGGCCGGCGGGGCCGTGGGGTGAGCTGGGTCAAGCAGTGAGAACGCCCGACCAGTGTGCCAGGCCCATCGCGGCGCGGTGCGCCGAGGTCAGGACTCCGTGCCGCAGATGGTGCATTTCTTCATCGGATACACCAACTTGCCGGTGTACGGGTCGCGGTTGTCGGTGCTTTTCCACGGCCCCCTGCACACCGGGTCGCACGGCGACTTCGACTGCTTCGGCTGCTTCGGCGAAGCTGAGGAGCCGCTGTCCGAGGACTTGCTGCCCTTAGGCATTGCTGCGGGCCCTCGTCCGGGCATTGCGCCGCTTCAGCGCGCGCCTCTCGTCCTCGCTCATGCCGCCCCACACGCCGGCGTCGTCTCCGCACTCGATGGCCTCGGTGAGGCAGCGGGATACCACCGGACACCGGCGACAAACCGTCTTGGCCTCGGCGATCTGGAGCAGCGCCGGGCCGGAGTTGCCCACGGGAAAGAACAGCTCGGGGTCCTCGTCGCGGCAGGCCGCGCGATGTCTCCAGTCCATCGTGATCACTCCTCTCCGGTCAGCCGTCGCTCGGCTTGTACGGGTGCTTCTCGGTGTCGTTGCCCTCACGCAGCAGCTCCTCGACGACACCGGGCTCCGCCAGATCGTTGTCGGCGACCTGCGGGTTGGCCTTCTTGCCGAACATCTCGCTGCGCTGGCCGAGCGGCTTGGCCCGCGACGGCGCACCCTCACCGCGCGTCTTGTGGTGACCCATGGTTTACCCCAATCGTCGTCGGAACGTCATCAGCATAACCGGGTGTCCTAGGACACGACAAGCCAGAAAGTGGTCACAAACAGGACAACCCCCGATCGGATGACCGGGGGTTGTCGCTGGGTTGTCGCCAGATCAGTCGCCACCGGGGTAGATGAGTTCCGCGCCCTCCGGGATCAGGTGGAACGAGTGCGCCATCTGCGCCAGCTTGGCCAGCAGCGTCACCGGCACCGGAACCAGGCGGTAGTGCTCGGCGATGCCGTCGTCCTCCAGGTCGTCCAGCGACAGATTCATCGCCGCCAGCTGACGAGAAGCCTGCTCACGCAGCACGAACAGCTCATCGCTTCGCTGACGGTTGGCCTCCGCGCGCTGCTCGGCGTCCTTGCGGGCCTCGACGAGGGCCCGCCGGTGCTCGCGCAGCGGCCGCAGCGTGCGCGCCTCGGCGATCACCAGCGCGTAGCGGTGGTTGTGGCCCTCGGTCACCCGCGCGTTCAGGTTCTTGCCGGCGACCTGCTCGGCCCACACCAGCGCCCAGCCCATCACCAGCGACGCGCCGGCGTTGGTCGGCTGACCGTTGTCGTCGACGCCGTTGATCAGCTGGTCGCGCTCCTGCTTGTCGGTGATCTTCACCGCCAGGTAGCCGACCTCGGCCAGCAGCGGCTTACCCCAGCCGGTGGCCCGCTGCTGGCCCGGCCTCTCGCCGGGGCGGGCCTTGCTCAGCTCACCCCAGCCGTCGCCGCTGCCCATCGACGGCACGCTGCGGCGCACCATCGTGGGCGAGACCAGCACGACCACGTCGCCCGTGTCGGTGGCGCGCGCCGCGTTGGCGTACACGCGGGCCGCGACCAGATGCTCCTTGCGCATGTCCTCATCCTCTCGTCACCGGAACACAGCGAGGATAGCCGTCAACGTAAGGTTGGGTCAAGCCTCACCGAGCACCCGCAACGCCGCGCCGTACTCGCGCTCGATCACCTCGGCGACCTCGGTCAGCGTCGGCGGCCGTACGAACTCCAGTCGCAGCGGCTCGCCGATCTCGCCCTCGTCGGCCAGATCCAGCCAGATGTTTAGGTGCGGCTGACACAGCCAGACCGGGTCGACGCCGTCGTGCCAGAACCACAGCGCGAACGGCGGCCCGTTGTCGTTCGCGCCACAGCAGTACGGTCTACAGCTCGGCGGCCTCGTCCACAGCACCGTCGCCCACCTCCTCGGTTCGTGCGGCCAGCTCGGCGGCGATGCGCTGCGGGTCGCAACGGCACCGCTTGCGCGTCAGCCGCAGGTTCAACTTCACGTCGGCCATCGGCTGGCAGCCGGGGCACTCGCAGCGCTGGCGTCCCGGCTCGCGCGGCGCGGCCGCCGCCAGGCAGCCGCGCCACCACCTACCGCGCTCGCAGTCCAGCGACCACGGGTGCGCCGGCGTGAACGCCAGCTCGATGCGGTGCTCGCAGCCGTCGGTCGGGCACAGCTTCGGGCCGACCTTCGACCAGTCGATGCCTGTCACGTCCAGTCCCTGCGGCGCTGGCGCGGCGTACGGCCGAACACGTGCACCATCACCACGATGACCAGCGGCACCAGCCCGAGCAGTATCGGCCGGTAGGCGACCGCCATCACGATGAACGCGGCCAGCACGGCCAGACATCCGATGATGGGTTTCACGTAACGCTCCCTCCGTTCACGAAACGGTCCTTGACAGCGGTAACGGCTCGACCGTCACCAGCCACCGCGACACCACGTGCTCGCGGTCGTTCTCGTCCACCTCGACCACCTGCATCACCAGTCGGTGCGGCTCCAGGTCGCCCTCGGGCGGCGGGTAGCTCTCCGCACCGGTGGCCGTGTAGTGCGTGCGACCGGCGGCGTAGGTCAGCGGCTGCGACTCCAGGATCTGGCGCAGCTGCTCGGCGACCTGCGGCGCGTCGGCCGGCGGCGCGAGGTGTGGGCGATAGGGCAACGGCATGGGCTACTCCCCAGTAACTTGAGTCGGTGGCGTTGATCATGTCAGGCAGAGCCGCGTCCGACGGCGCGGCCCCTCTCGCGGAACACTTATAGGGTAGCCGGTGTCTCAGAAGTCCGACAGGTCGAACCGCGCCGCCACCTCGGCCAGCGACTCCTTCTCGATCGAGGCCACCGTGGACCGCGCCGCCCGCGCCCCCGACAACCGACCCGAGCCCGTCGACGGCGCGCCCACACTCGCCGACGACAGCCGCCCGCGCCCCAACACCTCCAGGATCTGCGCCGGCAACTCGGCCGCCTCACCCCGAACCTCGCCCATCTCCTCCAGCTCGCGCACGCCGACGTTCGAGTCGAACGCGTCCGGCTTGAGGCCACGCGTGGCCAACACCGCCGCGATCACGTCCGCCCGCGCCGCCAGCGCGTCATACACCTCGGCGTCGACGGTGTCGGCCGCGATCAGGTGGATGTTGAGCACCGGTCGCGTCTGGCCCGGACGATGCTGGCGCGCCCGGCCTTGAAGGTAGTCCGAGAGGCTGAAGCCCATCGAATACCAGACGCCGACCGCGCTGCGCGTCAGGTTCACGCCCGTGCCGCCCGACTGGATCTGCACGCCCACCACGTCGGCGTCTGGGTTCATCGTGCTGTCCTCGGTCAGCCCGTCCGACCGCCGGCCCGACACCTCGGCGTAACGCAGCTTCAGCCGCTCGGCGACCTGCGCCACCGCGTCCAGGTCGTGCCGAAAGCGGCAGTACACCACCACCGGCTCATCCGGCCCACAGCCGGCGTCCTCCAGCGCCTCGGCGAGCAGGTTCTCCTTCGCCCGGCTCACCACCGCCGTGTCGCCGTAGTCGTCGGGCAGCGCGCCGCCCGCCAGCTGTTGCAGCCGCAACAGCAGCACGGCCGCGTTCGCCGGCGACACGGTGCGCTCAGCCCCGTCCGGCGTGACCGGACCACCGGCGGCCCGGACCGCCGCCGAGATGTCCGCCCACACATCGCGCTCCAGCGCGTCATACGCCTTGCGCGCCGCCGGCTCCAGCTCGACCGTCAGCGTCGTGTCCACGCACGGCGGCAAGTCCAGCTCGACGTCCGGGCGGTAGGTGATGCTCATAAACTTCGCGGCCAGGTCCTCGGCGTTGCGCAGCCCCACCACCTGCCGGCCCTCGTACCCGCCCATCACCGCGTAGCGAGCCCGGAACGACGTCCACGACGTGCCGAAGATCCCCGGATCCAGCGCCCGGAACAGGCCAAACACGTCCAGTGGCGTCTGCGGCATCGCGGTGCCCGTCAACGCCATACGGCGTGGAATGCCCTGCGACCACTTCGCCGCCGTCTTGCTGGCCTTGCCCGACGGCGTGCGCAGCCGGTGGCCCTCGTCGTAGATGATCGCGTCCACCTGCGGCCGCCAGCTGGCGAACGGCTCGTAGGTCAGCGCCTCGTAGTTGACCACCACCACGTGCGGCTTGCCGCACCGGCAGTCGAACAGCGTCTGTTCGGCCTGGGTGAACCGGTCCGCGATCGACATGGCCCGCAACCTGCCCGTCGACATCCGGCGCAGCCCCGAGACGATGTGCCACTCGATCGGCGAACGCTCCCGGAACTCCGCCGGCCAGATACCGAGAACCTTGCTCGGGCACACGATGATCGCCGTCCGCGCCCCCGCCCGGTTCAACGCGCCGATGGCCGTCAGCGTCTTGCCGCCGCCCATCCGCACGTTCAGCAGCGAGGCCGGCGACTCCGAGCAGAACACCACACCGCGCCGCTGATGCTCCCACGGCGAGCCGATCGTGCCGTCGCCCAGCACCACCCGGCACCACGCCGACCACGGCAGATCCGGCACCGGTGCGTCCGGATCCAGCACCTGCCGGGCCAGGCTCGCCTGACCGCCCTGCTCGATCAGCGCCGCCACGCTCGGCGACACCACCACGCCGACACCGGAAAACAGCGCCGCCAGCGCCGCCGCCGAGGTCGGTGACGGCGGAAAGTGCCACTGGTTGCGTCGCTTGTCCCACTCCGCACCGGTGATCGACTTCAGCCGGTCCTTGAACGCGAACGGAGCAGTCACCCCGATACGGCCGTCCGGGCGCAGCTTCAGCTCCACCACCGGCTTGGCCGACGAGGCCGCCGGCGCGGGCGGCAACGGCACAGACGGGCGACCCTGCGGCAGCGGCGGCTCCGACGGAAACGACGGCGCGTTCCTGTACCGGTCCAGCGTCCGCCACACCTGCCGCAACTGCGGCACCGACAACGCCACCCCCGCCCGCACCAGCTCGGCCAGCGGCGACATGATCACCCGGTCCGGGCCCTTGAACAGCTCGATCTCCACGCAGCGCACCAGCAGCGCGCACACCGCGTGCCGCGCAGTCGCCAACTCGACGTCATCACGCACGATGCACCTGCCTGGTGACCTGGCCGTCGACCGGCACCAACTCCTCGATCGACTCCACGGCGCGCAGCGGATAGTGCATCCGCCGCTTGGCGATCATCTCGAACGACACCTGACCGTCGTCGTGGCGGTAGTTCACGGCGTTCACCTCGGTCACCATCACCACCTCACCGCACACCACGACGCTGCCCACGTGCGTACGCACCACGCCACTGCGCAGCCGCACCTTGATCACGCCGTCCTCCGGCTCGGGCACCGGAGTGCCGCCTGCCGGCGGCGTGTCCAACGGCGTCGGCGTCCAGTCACGCATCGATCGTCACCTCACCCTCGGAGCCCGGCAGCCAGATCAGGCCCCGGATCAGGTGCGGGCCCGGATGCGGTGACGGCCACACGCAGCGGAACGGACGCTCGCCCTCGGGCATCCACGACCAGTCGTCAGGACCCGCCCAGGCCGCCGTGCAGTGCACATCCGGCGAGAACTCCACCACCGCGTCGACCAGGCTCAGCAGCGTCACCCAGTTCGTCGTTCCCGGACGGCCGTCGGCGTCCAGGAAGATCCAGCTGCCGTCGCCGAACGACACCACCACCGCGTCTCTCATCGGCGAGGCCGCGTCGGAGGTCTCCACGAACGCGCGCACGAACCCCGCCGGCTCGGCCGGGCGCGACTCGGCCAGCCACAGACGCGGGCCCGTCACCGGGTCACATCCGGCACCACGTCGCCGTCGGAGTCGCGGAAGATCGCGTGCGTGCGGCCCAAGCTGTGCACCACGTGCACATCACCGCCGTGGCCATCCGGCAGCAGGCAGCGCTCCGTGCGGGCGAACGCGCCCAACACCCGCAGGCCGCGCACGCACTGCCGCGTCTGGTCCAGCACGCCGTCGCCGAGCAGGCCGTGCAGCGCCCGCCAGGTGCCCACCCGACGCACCGTCTTCGGCTTCTCGAACAGGCACCACCCGCCGTAGTCCCGGAACACCCAGCGGAAATTCGCCTCCGGGTCGACCGTATGAAACACCCCCGTCACGAACCCCTCGCCGTCCGGTCCGGCGTCCTTCAGGCTCCACAGCACCCGAGGATCCTCGGCCCGCCGCACGTCCTTGACCGCACCGGGCAGATCGTCGGAGAAGTACTCGAACACGACGTCAGGACGCGCCGCGACCACCACGTGTTGGTAGTCATGCCTCGGCGGCAGCAGGCACTGTCGTACCCAGCCATCGCCCGGACGTGTGCGCAGGCCCACCGGGCAGCGCTCCGCAGTCGCCAGCCTGCCGCCGCCGGCGACCTCCACCAGCGTCGGCCACGACACCTGCACGAACGTGCCAACAGCCCCGGTGCGGGTCCACCACACGCCATTCAGCCGCACCGCCGGGTAGCTCGGCGAACGCTGCGCGTCCTGCGGATGCACCCAGCAGGTCATCACCTCGACCGCCGGCACCTGCGGCTCGCCGTCCACCTCCAGCACCCACGACTCGCGCGGCATCGCCGAGGCGAACTCCGACGGCGCGGTCCCCACCGTGAACGCCACCCGGCCCACAGCCGGCGGCAACATCGGCGCGTGCACCTGAACCGACAACGTCAGCCGCTCGCCGTCCGCCGCATACTCGTAGCTCGGCCACGTTGCCGCGCCGCCATACACCTGCGCCACCAGCATCGCCAGACCCTGCGCGATGTCCATCTCCCGCAGCGGCTCGCCCGGCTCACGAAACAGCGACAGCACAGCCTCGCCGTTCACCGTCACCGGACGCTCATACTGACTGCGATCAGGCATCCTCATCCTCCAGTGCCCACGGCAGCGTGCTCGCGTCCGCGAAATCCACCAGCCCGAAATCACCCATCGGCCACGGCACCCGCGCCGGCACCGCCCGAGTCGACTGGTACAGGTCCCACACGCCCGCCATGTCCAACTGGCGGCCGTACGTCAGCGTGCCCTTGACGTGGTCCTCCCAGTCCTCCGGCTCCAACCGGCCCTCCGGCGTCGCCGCCGCAGCCAACACCCACGCCGTCGACCATGACAGCGCCCACACCAGGGCGTCCATCTGCGCCGCCGGCAGCCGCCACGCCGTCGCCACCTCCGACTGGCCCGCCTTCGTCGGCGCGCCCCACGCGTTCAACACCGGCCACCACGTGAAGGGGTGCCACGCATCCGGCGGCACCGGTGCACCCACCGGGAAGTGAACCTGCCGCAGCGTCGCCGGACGATCCGGATCCGCCTGGCACGACACCGCCTCGGCCACCACGCCCATCACGCACATCATCTGGCGCAACGTCGAACGCGGCACGTAAGCGCAGTCCAGGGCGCTACGCCACGACGGCATCTGCGTCACCGCCAGCTGGCGACCGATTCGGTTGCCGTACCGCGCCGTCTGCGCCGCCACCGTCGACTCGGCCACCTGACCGCCGACCGGCAACGCCAACGTCCGCGCCGCCGCCCTCACCGTCGCCGCCGACAGCTTCGGCACACCGAACGCCCACCGCTGGCCCACCTCGTCCCAGGCGCGCTCGAAGTCGACCACGCGCTCCGCCAGCCGCAGCAGCACCGTGCGCCGACCCACCGCGTCCGCCGGCCGCAGCTCGACGCCGTCTGTCGCCGAACCGCCTGACGGCGACCACGCCGACAGACACGGCACCAGGTCATCCCAGCGCAGCGCGCGAAACGCGTTGCGCAAGGCGATCTCCAGCTCATCGCGACGCAACGCCTCCGACACCGCGCGCGGTGGCCGCCCGGCACACGCCAGCGCCTCCGGCAGACCCGCCACGCCCTGCGCGCCCGAGGCGTCCACCAGGGGCACCAGGGCTTCGCCGAGCGCGTCGCACGCCGGTAGCTGGCCGTTCGAGCGCAGCGTCTCCAGCACGAGTTCGAGGCCGCCCAGCGTGGCGGTGGTGTAGGCGCGAGGCTTGCTGAACAGCAGACGGGCCATGTTGTGCACAGTCCGTGACGGCAGCGTGGTTAGTTGATCATGACTGCGTTTCATAACAGTGTTTCGACTCCTATACTACCGGGAGGTTTTTTCAGGGGGGTGAGGTGTGTTCATCACTCAGCGTAAAGATCACCCTTCTCTCGGAAGATCTAGCATGCCGGAACACCTGCGATCCTTCCGTGGAAGGAGGTAGCGTGTCAAGCCGGCTGGTATCGGACAGCCGTGAAGCACTAGCACCCGGAGACAGGACCAAAACCATGGGGTATCGCGGCGACAAGGTCTATTCGAAAGTACGCGCGAACAGGTTGTATAATGCAACCATGTATAGTAATCATGGGTCGCTACACCCTCGAAGGTGATCGGGTGGAAGCCATATACCCTTTACGGCGAGGGTCTAGTACCGATGACAGGGGGTATAGGTATGGTTGCATTACACAACTTGTTGGCGCGCGGTTTCGAATAGACCTTGTTGAGAGAGCTAGACCATCGAAAGAAAGCCTATGAAGTAGAGGGAGATGCTTGCCCTGCGGCAACTACCCGTTGTCGGGGATTGGTCTACCGCGCGCCCTGACGGCCCTTACCGTGCCGACCCCGCGTAGGATGACCACGAGAAAGCCCCGCGAGCGGCCAGGCTCCGGGGCGACGACCGAACCCAACGTGAGGGATGGATTCGATGTCGGACATGGTAGCGCGCCGCATTCCCGGCGCTGACCAGTACCCATGGACCACGAGCGGTATGGCCGCCTGGTTTCGCGAACGCACCCGCCAGCAGTTGAGCCCGCGCCGAGAGCTGGACGGCTACCTCTGGTCGACGCCTGGCGAGGTCGAGGAATCCGGGTCGGCGCGCCGCTCTCCGGGGCAGATGCTGGTCGCCGCCTACCGCGCGATGTGCGTGGACATGCTGGGCGCGTACGTGGAGAACGGCGGCGAGGTCGGCGCGCCGGAAACGGGCGAGTGGCTGAAGCCGGGCCGCATGGCTGCCGTGCTTCGGGAGGCTCACGCCATACCCTGACCAGGGTGAGCGACGATCTGCGGGCCAACTACGCCGAGTCGGTGCGCCAGGCTTCGGCGGAGCGCGCCGAGGACCGCAGGGCTGTGCTGGCGGCCCGCAACGCGCCAACCGTGTCGCGGCAGGCGCAGCGTGATGAGCTGGCGACGCTGGCCGAGGTGGGGCCGCCGCCGAACGTGGCCGAGCTGTACGCGCGTCTGATCAGCGTGGCGGCCGAGCGGGCCCAGCTGTATGGCGCGCAGCTGGCCGCCGCCTACGCCGAGGTCGGCGACAAGGCGCTGAGCCGCACCACCTACCTGGTCGACCAGCACACCGGCGAGCTGGTCGAGTCGGGCGAGCAGATCACGGCGCTGGTCAAGCTGGAGATGGACGAACGCAAGACGCTGGAGCGGCTGATCGTGCAGGGCGCGCGGCTGGGGCTGGAGCGCCGCGCGGTCGAGGCGATCGCCCGGCAGGGCTCTGTGCTGGTGTCGGCGCTGCGGCGCTTCGCCGAGGCGATGGGTCTGGACTTCAACGACCCGACGGTGCGACGTCAGCTACAGGCGGCACTGCTCGCGGCGCGCGAGCAGGCGGAACGAGAGGATGGGCAGGCATGAGTCACATCGCGCCTCGGCGGGGCTTGTGGGTGGACTACACGCTGGCGGACTTCGACGCCAAGGCGATCGACGGCCGGCGCAAGGCGTCGAACGGCGTGCTGGGCGGCAACTACGCCGAGGAGGGGCAGACCTATCCGATGCTGATCACGCGCCCGTGGGGCGACACGCCGGAGAGCGCGGTCAACGGGCAGGTGTTCCTCGACGGCAACGACATCCTGTGGGTCACCTCGCGTAGCCAGGACCGGGACGCGGCCGCTGGTCAGCCGGCGGCACCGGGGCGATGGGTCGAGGCCGCCCACTGACCAGCTGGGCGACGTTTTCGCAGGTAAATGGGCGTTGCGTCGCGTGGCCTCACCGGCTAAGCTTGAGCCGTTCCGGTCGAGAGCTTCCCCCCGATGTTCTCGGCCGGAACACCGCCCCCGAGGGATAGCCTCGAAACGTCGGTGTGGGCATCCGAGGCAACGGCTCGGCGGCGGGTCACACTGCCACCGAGCGCAAGGCACGCACGACGTTGCGTACAACTTGCCGCCCACGCTGGCCGTAAGTCCCTTCGCGACGGTGAAGCCTTGGTTTGGGTAGTTCGGTCACGTGCGGCCGGGCTGCCACCCCGTGGCGGATGGGTACCGCGCCCTGCCGAGCAGCGAACGGCAGGGAGAACCCAGGTTCGAGTCCTGGGCGGGGGACGGGTGCTCGGTTCGCTCTCCTGTGGCCGAGCAGCCTGGATGGGTGCTAGTGCAATATCCGGTGGCCCCTACCGGTTCGCAGCAAGTGGGGCGGGACACCAGTAGCTCAGCCGGTTACGAGCGCCCTACGGCCGGACCCGCCAATTGGCCGGCGGGTTGCATGGGAGGTCGCGGGTTCGACTCCCGCCTGGTGTTCGACGCGGTGCACGCCACACGAGAAGCCTCTGGCGGGGCAACTCGGTGCGACCGAAGCGCGGGCCCGAACGTGCTAGGGCCCGATGCGATGGCTGGCGGCAGTCTGGTCCACTGCCTGGACCGCCGGCTGTACGACCATGGTGAACGGACAAGGGCATGACGGACGGCCGGCGCGCCAGCGCTGGAGCCAGACGGCCCGTAGCGACGCAGCCTGTCGGTGATTGGACTCCTTATCGGCGGCAGGCAGCAGGCAACCGGATCCCCTGCCGGTGTCGCGAAAGTGGGGGGCGCTGTAGCTCAGTTGGCAGAGCGGTGGCGGCCGGGTAACTCCGCGCCGCGTTCGGCGGAAGCCCCCGTGCCCCGGTTCGAGTCCGGGCAGCGCTGCGTGGCAGGGACGTTCTCCTTCGTCCCGAGCGCCGGGCCCGCACCGGTGCCACAGCCTGCGGGATGCCTTCAGCCGAGGGCGATGGCGGCGGCTCGCTTGCAGGCCGAGTCGTTTCCACCCGGTCATCCACGCCGGGCGTCGAGAATGTGGAGTGGCGACGGCGACTTGGCGGCCGACGTTGCCAGCCCTGGCCGGTTTCATCGCCGACCAGGGCGCGAACGGCAGGGCGGAGTGCACTCCGCTTGAGTTCAGGAACACCCCGACCGATCGGCCTGCCTAGGTCGGGCGCTCCACGGGATGGAAAGCTGATAACAGGGACAGGTACCTACGGGTATTCGCGGTCCGCTGTGGAGCACGGGAACACGCAAGTGAGCGGAATACGCCCGGACACGCCTGTTAGCGGCAGGCATGGCCATGCACTGGGCGGAACGGTGAGATAGGCCGATCGCTGCTGGTGGCGGCGATCGGTGAAGTGAGATAGACCGATCGCCGTGTGGTAGCGGCATCGGTGCACGACGGGCGACGGGATCGCAGGACGCTGCGGCAAGCCAGGGCCCGAGCACGACCCGGTTGGCCTTGACCGTCCCGACCGGCGCGCTGTAGCTCAGTGGACAGAGCGTGGACGATGCCCGGAGCAGTGAGCGGGCGGGATCCGAGGTCGCCGGTTCGACTCCGGCCAGCGCACGACGCCGTCGGACTAGGCCCGAGCACTACCGGGCGAACAGAGGCTGTCCCCGGCGCGGGCAAAGGTCCGACTGCCCCCGCGCCAACACCGTGACCGGCGGCGCGTGGACAGCCGCAGGAGAACACCGGGGAGCGCGCCGGGCTGGCTGGGCGCGAATGGCCTTCTATTCTCCGGTGTCGCTTCCGCCGGTCACGGCCTGTTCTGGAGGGAGGGCACGTGACACAGCAGGGGTCGAAGCAGGAGCTGACCACTGACGCGGCCGAGCTGGCCGAGAAGGTCGGCAAGATCACCGGCAACCCGAAGGCTCGGGAGATCGCCGACCGATCGAAGGAGTTCCACGGGAAGTGGAACACGGGCGGCTTGCGTTCCAAGTAGCATTACCGGAACGGCCGCGTAGCGTAAATGGCAGCGCATCGGGTTTGATCAGCGGTTCGGCCGTTGGACCCGGAGGTGTGTGGTTCGAGTCCCACCGTGGCCACGATCTCATGCTGACGAGATCACCAGACAGGGCCCGCCCGGCTGAGCACCGGACGGGCCCTGTCGCATGTCCGGACCGTTGAGAGGAGACACCACGTGGACACCAGCACTCCGCCGGCCTCGGCTGGCCAGCTGTGCGACTGCGGCTGTGGCTGGACCGCGCCGGCCTGTGGACGCAAGCCCGCCAAATAGCTACCGTGAGACACGCACCTTGACGCGGTGCGTTGCATGATCGCGAGCAGGACCAACGGCCCCGACACCTCGGCGCAGGTATCGGGGCCGTTGCATGTCCGCCGCCGGTGATCGGCCTGTCGCGCCCGCCACCTGTGCCGATGGGCCGATACTGGCCGGCGACGCGTCACGCACAGGAAGGCTCACGGCATGACCATCAGGGACAGCAGCGGCAACGTCCTGACCAAGACCGCGCTCCAGGCGCTGACCTCCTCGGTCACGCCGCCGGCCATGGTCACGGTCAACGCGACCGTTTACCAGGACTACACGCACCAGGACTCGGGCGGTCACTTCGAGGACGCTCGGCGCATCCTGTTCCACACGGGCGAGATCGTGCCGCAGGCCACGATCGACGCCCTGTACCCGACGGCCACGTTCACCTCGATCACGCCGGCCACCGGCACCACCGCCGGCGGCACGCCGGTCGTGATCAAGGGCACGAACTTCGCCGGCGTCACCGGCGTGACCTTCGGCGGCACGGCCGCCACCCAGGTCAAGGTCGTCGACGACTCCACGATCACGTGCGTGACGCCAGCCAAGTCGGCCGGCGCGGTCAACGTGGTCATCGCGGACGACGCCGCGAACGTCACGGCCAGCAACGCCTACACGTACGCCTGACGCACGAACAGCGACACCCCCGCTCCAGTGGCCCGGAGTGGGGGTGTCGCCGCGTCTGAGGCGTTTCAGGGACTCACGAGCGCCACGACGCAAGGCCGGCGGCGTCCAACACCGACCCCCGGTTCAGCAGCTCGGACACCGGAATCGGGTCCGGGCCGGTGGTCATCGGGCGCGTGGTCACAGGGCATGACCGCGCGTGGCTGCCGTCCGGATTGGCCCCCATGCACTCGCATTTCACGTCCACCGCGCGCTCTCCCTTCCTGGTGTTGCGCACCTGCCGCACTGCTCCCTGGGTGGCCAGGATCTCCGAACGCCACGTCGTCGCGCCGATGTCGTCCAAGAACCGGCGCAGCAGGGTGTTCAGCGTATCCAGCTCGTTCGCGGTCAGCGGACCGGTCGGGTTGCTCATGATCATCTCTCTCTCGCTCGGAACGGGTTAGAGCTAACTAGGTCAAGCCGCCTCTGTCGTGCGCCTGGGGCGCTTCAGAGGCCCTTCTGTCTTCCGATCCACTCCAGCGCTTCGGTGAACGTGTCCGCGTGGACGGGGCAACCCTTCAGCCACGGCGCGGTGATTTCCCAGTGGTCTTTTCGCCACCCCTCGGTGATTCGGGGGTTGACCAAGTAGCGACGTTGGGATGGCCGCACCACATGGCGCACGGTGTAGCCCTCGACGACGTAGTGGCCGGCGCTGACACACTTGTGCTCCAGCGCGGACAGCAGCGCGCCTCGCGCGGTGCGGTGCTCGCGGGTCTTGACCATGATCATCTCTCTCTCGCTCGGAACAGGTTGTCAGCGTCAGCCGATCAGTCGCCCTCGTCCATGCCGCAGTCGCAGCCGATGATGTGCAGGCCGGGCACCTGGTCGCAGCGCTCCAGCAGCGCGCCGTCAAGGAAGCCGGGCTCGCTGCCGGCGGGGCGGGTGCGGTAGCCGTTGCCGCTGCACGAGGAGCAGGCGACCATGCCGGTACCGCCGTTGCCAACGACGTGCGCCATGGTCGGGTCCCACTTCTCGCCCTTGCCGGCGCAGGGCAGACACACGCGCTGGTCGTAGGTCTCGGTGCCGATGGTGACCATGTCAGCCTCCAGGTCAGATGCGGTCGGCGGCGGGGATGGCGGCGATCAGGACTGCGTCGTAGTCGACCTCGCCGTCCTCGCCGGCGGCCTCGAAAGCGGCCTCCAGCGCCTCGACGGCTTGCGGGTAGCGGTCCTCCAGCGCGCCGACGGTCCAGGCGTGGGCGGTGTTCAGCGCGGCGCACGTGTCGTAGTCGGCGATTGCGCCGGTGGCCTCGGCCTTGGCGCGGGCGGCCTCGATGCGCGGGGCCAGCGCCAGCAGCGACAGGATCAGCGCGGGGGTGGACTGCGCGGCGGCCAGCGCCTTGCCCCGGGCGATGGCGGACTGGCGGACGGCCGGGTTGCGGCGGCTGGTGTCGGTGCTCATCGGGTGACTCCCTCGCTCGTTCGGAACACCACAAGCATAGCCTGCTGACGCAAGGTTGGGTCAAGTCGCGTGGATAACGAAACGGCCACGGTCCCCGACAGGGTGGGGACCGTGGCCGTCGCCTGTGCGAGGTGCCGATCAGAACCGCTTCACGCCGAGTTCGCGGATCAGCGCCAGCATCTCCTCCTCGATCGCGAACGCGCGCCGCAGCTGCGCCGCCTCGCCGTCGTAGCTCGGGATTTCGGTGACCTCGTCGGCCAGCTCGGCCAGCCGACGCTGCGCGTCGGTCCACGGGTCCAGCTTGGCCAGGTGGTGCGTGATGGGGCCGACCTTCTTGTCGACGGTGACCAGCGCGCCGCGCTTGGCGAATTCGATGGCCTCGCGCATGGCCTCGCTCTCGGTGCGGAACGGCCGGGTGCCGCTGACGTCCTCGTCGCGTCCGGCGGCCGCGTTGGCCAGGTAGGTGAACTGGACCTTGAACGGCAGAACCTCGCCACGCTTGGGCATGATCGTCTCGTTTCTCTCGCTCGGAACGGTAGTCAGCGCTGCCCGTCGAAGCGGCAGTCGTCGCGGTGGCCGGTGGCGGCGGTGTCGCCGCAGTCGGGGCAGTAGGCCGGGCTGCTGCACAGCGGGCAGCGGGTGGCCCAGCGGGCGGGCCTGGCGAGCACGTCGCCGCGCCGGCGGGTCGCGCCACAGCGGGTCTCGGTCTCGGTGATGTTCCACAGGCACGCGCCGGCGGTGTTGCTGCGGCGGGACTTCCAGGTGCCGGTGAAGTTGCCGACGGTGACCGTGTTGCGCGCCATGATCTTCTCCCTGCCTCGACCGGAACATCTCAAAGATAGCCGGTGCCGCAAGGTTGGGTCAAGCGGCTACAGGAACTCGCCGGCGAACGTAACGGGTGTGTAACGAACGCCCCGGACGCGTGGCCCAGGGCGTTCACGGCGACCTATACGCCTACAACGCGATCACTCGTCGTGACACACGCAGTCGCCGTTGTCGCAGTCGGACAGGCCGCTGCCGTCGTTCCTCGGCGTCAGCCGAGGGCCGTCCTGCCGGTCGCCCTCTCCACGGTCGGGCTGGCCGCTGCTGTCCCTGGGCATGTCAACCTCGCTTCTTCTCGATCGCTCCTCGGATACCGGTTAGCACCCGAGCCTGATGCAGCGCGCCGTCGAATCCTTGCGCCGTGAACACCTCGGCCACCGTCGACTTGATCAGCCCGTTGTCCCAGAACACCTTCGCCGCCATCAGCTCCTGCATGATCACGTGACCCACCGGCTGGCCGTCCACCGTGCACTTGCCCCACGTGGCCCAGTTGCGCAGGTCCGGTTTGCCGTCGACGCCGGAGATGTCCAGGCCCGCCCACGGCATCCACAGCCAGTCCGGCAGGTAGATCCGGTTGGCCTGGTTGCGGCTGCGCCAGTTCGCCCACGGCTTGCCGCCGATGGCGAGGATGTCGGCCTTGTCGAAGCCGCGCCGACGGTCGTCCTGCAACGCCACCGCCACCTCGTCGAGGCAGCGCCGCAGCGCGGCCTCGTCCACCGGCTGGCTGGCGTCCTTGCGTGTGAGCAGGTAGTGCTCATCCAGCAGCGCGTCGGCCGCCGCACGGTGGCCGCGCTTGCGCAGCTCGTGAATCGGGTCGAGTAGCCGGGACTGGCGCAGCTCGATGGCGTTGCGCGTGTTGCCGTTCCACGTCGACGGCAGCTTGCCCTCGACATTGGCCAGCAGCACGCGCAGACCGGCCGCGTTCTCGCGGAACATCCGCACCAGGTCGGCGGGGCTGGCCTCGGCGTTCATCGCGCGCGCTCCCGTCCCAGCCGTTCCACCTCGCGCAGGATCGCCTCACGCGTCCGCGCGAGCGGGTCGAGGCCGGGTATCTCGCCCGGCTTGGTCAGCCAGCGCTGGCGCTGCTCGCGCTGGGCCAGCGCTGCCAGCTGTGCGCCGCCGACCTCGACCAGCCGGGCGAACGCCGAGCCGAGCCGACCGAACGCGATGCGCACCACCTCGTTCAGCTCGCCTTTGCGCAGGCCGTATCGCAGTGGCGCGCTGGCGTGGCGGTACTCGGCCAGCGCCATGCGGATCGCGGTGGTCGCCCGCATCACCCGCAGGTAGGTCACGGCCGCCGCCTCGCGGTCGCGATCGGCCCGCGCCGAGGTGGCCCGCGCGGTGGTCGCGCCGATGCCGGCAGGGTGCAGGCCGGTGGCATGCTGGCGCATCTCGGCCGCGCGGGCCTTGGTGACCGCCATGATGGCGTTGGTCAGCTCCAGGCCCAGCGGCATGCGGTCGAACAGCATTTCAGCCTGCATGATCCGGTGGACGCAGCGCCGCAACTCCGGCTCGATCCGGTTGCGCGCCGCGTGCAGGTTGCGCGCCGAGGTCTTGGCCGCGATCCGCAGCCAGCGGCGGTAGTCGGCGTGGCGCTCCAGCAGCACGCGCATGTCCTCGTAGTACTGGCGCATCTCGTGCTGGTGCCGCTCGGCCACTCCGGCCTCGGTCAGCGGGTCGTCGCCGGCGCGGATACCGATCATGCCCTGGATCTCGTCGACCAGGACTTCACCGGTCGCCGGCGCGAGCCGCTTGCCGTCGACGATCCACACCTCGAAGTCGGCCGCGTGCGGGTCGCCCTGCACTCGCGTCAGCTCGGCGATCAGGGTGTCCAGGTAGGCCGCCTTGCCGCTCATGACGCCGGAACCCACTTCCACGCCTGGCCGTCACGCTCGTACCGGCCCAACGGGGTACTCATCCGCCTAACCTCGATCGGGTCGGCCGGCTCCAACGCGCGCACCCGTCCGGCGAACGGGCCGCCGAGGTAGGGGCCGCGCGGGATGTTGGTCTCGCGCACCTCGCGCACCGAGTAGAACAGCGACGCGCCGAACACGTCGCCCTCGCGGCCCAGCCGCTCCACCACGCGGCCCTTGAGCAGCGAGCCGCCGCATTCCAGGCGCATCGAATGGCGGAGGTTCCAGTCCCTGATCTTGTCGCGCAACACGTCGTTGAACCCCTTCAGGTCGCCGCGCGAGCACTCCATCAGGAACGCCACGTCGCCGCCGCGACCCGACGGCGTGCGCACCAGGTCGCCGAACGCGCGCACCACGTAGATCACCGGCGCGTAGTCGGCCGGCGGCTGCTTGGAGCCGGCGCACGGAGTCCCCGTGTCGCAGTTGTGCTGACCGATCACGCCGGCTTTCAGCACTCGGCGCGTGAGGCCACACACCGAGCAGTTGTCGCGGTCACGCATGGTCCCACTCCTTGATCATGTCGTCGGTGGTCGCCGCCCTGGCCTTCGCGAGGTCGCGGGCCCGGTACAGCGCCCGCTTGGCGGCCTGCACGGCGTCCAGCCCCTCGTGCTCGCGGTACAGCGCCAGCGACAGCCGCTCGGCGCGCTCGCGTCCGACCGCCAGAAACAGCGCCTGCACGGCTTTCTGGTGGGTTCGGTACGCGTCGTCGAACTGGCCGGCGCGAATGTCCCGCTCGGCGGGATCGGTCGGTACGTGGCCCTGCAATCGCCGCAGCGTGGTGCGGGTCGACCGCACGGCGGCCAGCAGCTCGGCCAGCGTCGGGTCAGGCATGTCAGCGCCCCTCGCCGTTGTAGTGCTCCTCGACCAGCGCCAGCACCTGACGGGCGATCTCGCTGTCGCGGATGTAAGCGTTGATCTCCGACGGACTGCCGGGCGTCACATCGACGACCCGGTACAGACCGCCCGTGGCGTCCAGCTTGAACACGCGTTTGGCCGGCTCGGACATGTCAGCGCTCCAGCACGTGGGAGATGGTGCGCGGCGTGTCGGTGGCCTTCCAGCCGTGGTCGGGGTGCAGGTAGTCGACCAGGCTGTACTCGCCGCCGGTCGCCTCCCACACCGCGTCGTCGGCGGTCAGCTGGTAGACGCCGGTGATGGTGATCGAGTCGTCGCCGGTCTCGCGCACGAGAGTGGCGTTGTGGGTGTCGAGGTCGAGGTACAGCACGGCGGTGCCGGCCTCGCGCTCGGTCAGCTGTCGCGTCATGGCGTCCACTCCTTCTCTCAACCGGAACACTACAAGCATAACCGGCCTGTCAAGCGGCGGCGCGCCGTACCGCCGGCGACCGGCCGCTCTCGGCTACCGTTGCGTCCATGTCGGACACCACCCAGCAGCGTGAGACCGCGCTGGCGATGGCTGTGTCGTTCGGTCGCGACAAGCCCCACGTCGACTACGTTGACCTGGTCAAAGGCGCGACCATGCTGTACCGGTTCCTCGTGGGGCCGGCATTCCTGAAGATCAGATACAGCGTGGTGCGCGAGCAGGGCAGCACACCCACCGGAGAGGAAGGCGGACCAGTGCCGCAGATCAAGGACACCGAAGAGTTCGACATCACCCTGGACGAGTTCGACACCAAGGGTGTCGAGGTGCCCGACCAGGCCGGCGACACCAGCGACGACCCGACCTGGTCGGTCGACGTCGACGGCGCGCTGACCCTCACGGTCGACCCGAGCAACCCGCGCAAGTGCACCGTGGCCGGCACCAACCAGATCGGCTCGTACGTGGTGACCTGCGACCCGCAGATCCCCGGCGTCACCCCGGTCACCGTCGCCGTCGACGTGGTGCCCGGCGACCGCGCCACCGTCTCGGTCACCGAGTCCGACCCGCGCCCGCAGACCCCCTCGGCCTGACGCGCCGCACACCGAGAGCGCCCCGCCGGATCCTCACCGGCGGGGCGCTCTCGTGCGTGCCTCGGTCACCTCGGCGGCATGTTGGCGTGCAGGAAGTCGCGTACCCAGTCGGGCGGCGTGCGGTGGTGGCGGTGGTTGTGCGGCAGGTGCAGGTGGAAGCGGGTCCGCACGCGCTGCGTGGTGGCGTTGCCGTGCGCGTTCAGCATCGCGCCGAGCACCATCACCGACAGCGCAATCCACGGCCCGGCGTCGACGCTGACGTAGGTCACCTCGATCTCGTCGGGCAGCACGTTCGGCGAGCTCGGGTCGGCCAGGTCGAACACGTAGGGCTCGGCCCCGAGCACGCCGGCGGTCACGGTGACGGTGATGGTCTGGACGGCGCGCCGTCCGCTGTACTCGATCACGGCAGGTCAGCGGACGGCTTGAGGCTGACCGCCCAGTCGATGATCCACTTGGGCGCGGCGTGCATACTGTCCAGCCCCTCCCCGCCGGCGTACCACGCCAGCGACGCGAAACCGCCGTTGCCGCGCGCGAGGCTACGCATACGCACCTCGCGCAGGTACCAGACGCTGCGACCGCCCAGCGTGCTGCGCCGGTAGACGGCCTCAACCTCGTAGCCGATCGCCATGCCGCCGGACACTGCTGCCCGCATCCAGCCAGCTCGGTCGTTCGGGTCCACCGGCGCGGTGAACTCGACGTCACGCGTCGTCAGATTCACGGCGTGACCTCAGTCGGCCAGGAAGCCTCGCCCACCTCGTCGTCGGCCGGCTTGTTGATCTGCATGGGTTCACCTCTCTCTGTGGAACGCGGCAAGCATAGCCGCCGGCGACTCCGAGGTCGCCGGCGGCCGGTCGGTCACTTCCAGTACGCGCGCACCTTGGCCTGGACCTTCGACTCCAGTCGGGCCTGCGCCTGATTGCGGGTCTCGTTGTTCTTGTGCGCCAGCGCGGCCAGCAGCCGCAGCGAGTACTCGGCGGCGCGGGCCGAGTTGGCCGCCCAGTTCTGCGGGTACTGCTCGATCGTGCGCGGGTCGGCCCACGTGATCGCGTCAGCGGCGGCTTCCACGTAGTACATCTGCGCGGTTCGCTCGGTCCTGATCTCGCCGCCGAACTCGTCGCGCAGCGGCGAGCCGTCCGGCGCGGTGATGGCCTTCGCGGCCGCCTTCGCGCGCTTGGCGGTCAGCTCGGCGTCACGCTTGGCCTTCGCCTCGGCCTCGGCGGCGCGCGACTCGAACAGCGGCCCTCGGGTGCTCGGCTTGTCGACCGGCGCGGACGGGTAGCAGCGGGTGCAGGCATCCGAGCCGATCGCCTCGACGATCTCGTCCTCGGTCAGGCCGGAGAACATCGGGATCAGGCCGATCTCGCTGTCCCAGCGCAGCGACCCGCAGTGCTTGCCCCGGTGGTAGTGGCCGTTGTCGGACGAGGTGCACAGCCACACCTGCGGCCAGCCGCCCCGGGTGCTCCACTCGGTGTTGTAGCGGTCGATGTGCTGGCCCAGCTTGGCGATCACGGCCTCGGCGCGCTCGACGGTCCGGCGCGCCTGCGAGACCTCGCCGGCGCTGACGGTGGCGCGGCGGCCAGCGACGGCGACGCGGGCGACGTTCTGCTTGCTTCGCAGGATGACGCCCTCGGCGCGCCGGCGGTCCTGCAATGCGCGCAGGTACTCGGCCCAGATGGGCGCGTAGTGGGTGTCGATCTCGGCCGGGGTGGCGGTCTGGATCTCCAGCAGGTCCATCGTGTTCTCCCTCGTCGCGGAACACGTCAAAGATAGCCAACGACGCGAGTTTGGGTCAAGGGGTTGCGTCGACGAGTTCGCCGGCTATGCTTGAGCCGTTCCGCACACGAGAGAGGGAAGCGATGGAAACCGAGAACGAGACCAACCGCGAGCCGCTGTGGCTCACGGTCCTGAGCTGGGTGGGCGGGATCGTCACCGTGGCGTTCATCGGCCTCATGCTGTGGCCGTACGCGCCGGCGGCGGTCGCGTTCCTGCGCGACGACGTCCTGATGCCCGTCGTTCAGGCCATCGTTGGCGCGGCGCGGCTGGTCGGGTGGTCGCGATGAGCGAGGGTGGCATGCTCGACGAGAGGACTCTGTTGCGAGCACTCACCGCCCCCGGTGCGTACCTGCCGCGCGAGGACGGCTGGTCGGTACCCCAGTGGCAGGCGGCCGCCGTGCAGCGGCTGCTGGAGCGCCACGCCGAGGAGTTCACGGCCGTCACCGGCATGCCGGTCGACGCGACCGTGTGGCTGCCCGGCGACGAGGAGCCGGACCGTGACGTCGTCTGGCGGGCGAGCGACGAACGCTACGTGCGCGTCGGCGGCCTGTGGCAGCGCACCGCGTGGCGCAGCATCGTCTACGGCTGGACGAACAAGACCTGGTACGGCAAGCCGCTGTGGACCGCCACCTGGCAGCAGCTGCTCGCCGAGGTCGGCTGGGTCACCGACCGCGACTACTGGACGGCCTGACGTCCCGAATGACCAAAACGCCGGACCAGCGCCGCCGCCGTGCGCGCTGGTCCGGCGTGGCGTCGGCCCCCACCGCAGCGCCGATGTGAGCCTAGCGGCATGAGCACCTTCTACGCGCACATCATCGAGACCGACCCGCACGCGCGCCGGCTCGGCCGGCACATCGCGCACGATCCGCGCAGCCGCGACTACGCGGTCGAGGCACCCGAGGGCGCGACCTTCCAGTCGGTGATGCATGAGCGGTACAGCCCCATCCTCGATCAGGGCGACCTCGGCAGCTGCACCGGCAACGCCATGGCCGGCGCGCTCGCCTGCGCCCCACTGTGCGCGGACGCCGCCGATGGCGCGAAGTTCGACGAGACGCTGGCCGTGAAGCTCTACAGCGGCGCGACCCGGCGCGACTCGGTCGCCGGCAGCTACCCGCCGGTCGACACCGGCTCGACCGGCCTGGCCGTCGCAAAGGAGGCGCAGGCCGAGGGTCTGATCGGCTCATACGGCTGGGCGTTCACCGTGACCGGACTGCTGCACGCGCTCCAGACCGGGCCGGTGATCGTCGGAGTGCCGTGGTACAGCGGTTTCGACAAGCCCGAGGGCAGCGAGGCGATCGTGCGGCCGACCGGCGCGATCCGGGGCGGTCACGAGTTCGTGCTGCGTGGCCTGGAGGTGTCCGGCGGCAGTCAGGACCAGTGGGTGCTGCACGCCGACAACAGCTGGGGTGACGGCTGGGGCAACAAGGGGTCGTTCTGCTTCACGGTGGCGACATGGAAGGTGCTGCGCAGCCAGCATGCGGACGCCGTGGTGCCGCGCCGCTGATCAGCGCGACGAGGTAGGGCGAAGGGGCCACACCTGGGGGGGTGGCCCCTTCGCCATGTTCCACCGTTTGGGGTATCGTCAGCGCTGGCCGAACGGCTATGCTTGAGGTGTTCCGCGAGACCGAGGAGAGCGACATGACCGACACGAAGATCACCAGCGAGCCGGCGGCGATGCTGCGGCTGGGGTGCGGCGACTTCGGCATCCTGCGCGGCGACTTCGAGGTGGGCCAGAGCATCACCTGCCCCGAGGTCGGCTGCGGCGTGGCCACCACCATCACCGGCGTCGAGCCCATCGGGATCGTCGCCGACCTGCCCACGAAGGAGGCCCAGCGGTGAAGCGCGTCGACCTGGACATGCTGGCCACCGACATCGCCGACGTGCTCAACGGCGAGGACTACGAGGTGCTGTCCGCGCACGGCGTCCCCGCCAGCGCGGTGCGCGCCGTCCTTGACGACTTCCTGGACGCCATCTCCGCCGCCCAGGCTCCGCGCCGGGGTGGCGCGGACACCCTGCCGACCCTGCCGCCGCCCGTCGAACCGGAGTACGTGCGCACCGCTGACGGGTCGACCTACATGCTGACGCGCCAGACCGACGCCGACTGGGCCGACGAGGTCCACGCCGTCCACCTCCACGGCCGGTGCATCGGCACGATCGAGCGGACCGCCGATCAGTGGCGTGCCCGGCGCGGCCTCGGCGGCACCCACGGCCCGCGTATCAGCCGTGTCGGCGCGCTGATCCTGCTGGCCGGGTTGGACGAGGAGGCCAACCGGTGAGCGGCTACGGCACCGCCTGGCAGGAAACCGAGGCGTTCCTGTCGGTGCAGCACAGCCTCAACACCGACGACGACACCTACGCCGAGGCGCGGGCCATCCTCGCCGACTGCTCGGCCGCCGAGCTGAGCGAGTTGGCCGACGTGGCCGGAGTGCTGGCCAACCTCTGTCGCAACATGCGGCGCGAGAAGCGGCTGACCGCTGCGCGAGAGGAGAGTGGATCATGAAAAACGCGACCCCCGCCGAGGTGTTCGCCGAGGTGTTGGCCGCGCTGGAGCCTGGCGCGTGGCGCGACTCCGAGGGCAACTGGGACTTCAGTGAGGCCGAGCTGAAGCTGAAGTGCGTGCGTGACGCCGGCGTGCTTCAGCGCATCGCGCTGGCCGCGACCCAGCTGGCCGGCATGGCCGCGCTCGCCCACGGCGACCGCCTCATGCTGGAGCAGCGCCGCCGCACCGGCACATTCGCGCCGGGTGACCTCGTCGCCGGGGTGCCGGTGGGCTACGGCACTGACCCGGTCGCGGGACGGTTCGCCGAGTACGGCAGCGACCCCGAGCAGGCGCTGATCTACACCACCGCGCACCGCGCGTTCCGCGTGCGCCGCGACACCCTGCGGCACATCGGCGACGACGGCGTCATGGTGCCGCTGCCCGAGGTGGTCGAGGCCGCTGTCTGAAACGTCCGCTCCACCGCGCCCGGCGCGTCGCCCCTCGGCGGCCGCCGGGCGCTTCTACGTTCGCACCATGGCCAACCTGCTGCTGTTCCTCGCGGTGTTCGCGCTCGGCCTGCTCATCGGCGGCTACGTGCGGCTGGGGCCACAGCGCCAGTGATCAGCGCGGCGCACACGGCAAGCATGGCCGCCGACCTAGCCTGGCGCTGTGCCAGACGACCTCGACCCCGTCGACGCCGCCGAGCGGGCCGCCTTCCTACGCCAGGTCGGCGAGGACGCCGCGCGCCTGTCCGCCGCGACCGCCGGCGTCGGCGCGTACGCGAACGCGGGCGCTGATCCGGCCGTCGTCGCCGACCTGGCCGCGAGCCTGCGCGCCGTCGACCCGTTCGACGACCTGGTCGAGGCGATCCTGGGGGCCACGCCCGGCAAGACCCTGGACGGCGTCGACTGGTCGGCGCTCGGCTTGGCCGGCACCCCCGGCTACATCGCGCCGGACGATCCGGTGCTGTGCGCGCTGCGCGAGCTGGAGCCGCCGCTGCCGCGCGCCTGGCGACGCCGCGCCCGCGCGGCACAGCTGCCGCCGGCGGGCGTCACGTGGATGTTCTGGCTCATCCTCGCCGGCCGAGGCTTCGGCAAGACCTGGACCGGCGCGAACGTCTTGGCCGAATGGGCGGTGAATGAGCCGGGCGACTACGCGCTGGTCGCGCCCACCTTCGGCGACGCAAGGAAAATCTGCGTTGAGGAACCGGAGTCGGGCCTGCTCGCGGCCCTGGGTGACGACCTGCTCAACTACAACAAGAGCGACTACGTCATCTACGTACGGGGCGGCAGCCGCATCGTGCTGGCCTCGGCCGACACCCCGGACCGGCTGCGCGGCTACAACTTCCGCGCCGCGTGGCTGGATGAGCTGGCCAGCTACCCGAACATCCAGGAACTCTGGGACGAGTCGCTGCTGCCGGCGGTCCGCAAGGGCCGCCAGCCCCGGTTCATCATTACCACCACACCCAGGCGCGGCAATCCGGTCCTGAAGGAGCTGCTGCGCCGCGCCGAGGACGGCGACCCGGATGTCGTCGTCACCCGGGGGCGCACCGCTGACAACCTCGCGAACCTGTCGGCCCGGTTCGTGGAGGCCATCTACAAGCGGTACAAGGGCACCAAGACCGGCCGCCAGGAACTTGACGGCGAGCTGCTGGACGACGTCGACGGCGCGCTGGTGTCCTCGGCGCTGGTCGAGGCCACCCGCATCCGCGTCGCCGACGTGGTGCCGGTGCTGCGGCGCATCGTCGTCGGCGTCGACCCGGCCGTCACCTCGAAGAAGACCAGCGACCGCTGCGGCATCGTCGTGGTCGGCATCGGGCCTGCGCCCAAGGGCATGCCGGGCATCGTGCGCGGCGACCACCTCTACGTGCTGGAGGACGCCACCGTGCGCGGCACACCGGAGCATTGGGCGCGGCGCGCGCTGGAGGTCGCCGAGGAGTGGGGCGCGGACGCCATCGCCGCCGAGACCAACAACGGCGGCGAGCTGGTCACCACGATGGTGCGGATGGTCGCCAGGGCCGAGGGCCTGCGGGTGCCGCGCATCATCGGCGTGTGGGCGGCGCGCGGCAAGCTCACCCGCGCCGAGCCGGTCGCCGGCGTGTGGGAGCAGGGCCGCGTGCACTGCGTGGGCGCGTTCCCCGAGTACGAGGACTGTTGGACCGGGTGGGTTCCGGGCGCGGAGGAGTCGCCGGACCCGCTGGACGCCGGAGTGTGGGCGAGCGTGCAGCTCATGCCCGAGCTGTCGATCAAGGGCGGCGGCGAGTCGCGCATCATCGCCTGAACATGGGAGGGCCCTCCCCGCGCCGCCGAGGAGGGCCCTACTTCCCGAGTTGCGCACCTGCACCAGTAGCGCGGCCGGCAGCCTACACGGTCGCCCCGTTGCTCACGCGCCCCAGGCCGCTACGGGCCTCGGCGGTGAACTCGCTGCCGGCCTCCTTGGTGACGCGCACGTCGCCCATGCCGCTGCGGCAGCGGGCCGAGCCCGCGCCGCCGCCGTGCACGGTGACGTTGCCCATGCCGGTGGACAGCTGGACGCGGCTGCCGGTCAGGTAGTCGACGGTCACGTTGCCCTGTCCGCTGCGGGCGCTGCCGGAACCGGTCCAGCTGGCGACGTGCACGTTGCCCTGCCCGGTCACCAGCGTGCCGTCGCCGATGCTGGCGGCGACGACGCAGCCCTGCCCGGATTCGGCGCTCAACTCGTCCACGTAGTCCACGCGCACGTCGCCCTGTCCGGTGCTGGCGTCGACCTCGGTCAGCGCGGCCTTGTCGACGGAACGGGAGACGAAGTCGCCGGCGGCCGCGCGGCTGACGATCGAGGAGCCGGCGGGCAGCCCCACGACTACGGTGATCTTCCTGGGGTCGAGGTCGGCGTCCTGCGGGGCGGCCGAGCCGTCGGCGGGCACCATCAGCTTGCCGTTGACGTAGACCGGCTTGTCGGACTCGATGTGCACACCCTCGTCGCGCTGCTGGAGGCGAACGCCGTCGACGAACGTCTGGCCGTCGACGACGGTGATGTTGCCGCGCCCGCTGACGGTGCTGACGTGGCCGCCGCGACTGACGATCATGCTGCCGCCGTTGCCGATGATCGTGGTGCCGCCGTTCGGCGATGTCACCTTGGGCAGTCGGAAGAACGTCGACAGCGACGACTCGCTGTCGACGGTCAGCTGGTCGGCCTTGCTGTCGGGCATGGCGATCGCGACGGTCGCCCGCACGATCCCCGGGCCGGTGGTGACGGTGATGTCGTAGTGGCCCTCGGCGCTGAAGTGCAGCCGCACCGGGCCGTCCTGCGGCGCGGCCCAGTCGTATGTCGCCATGCGGGTGTCCTCTCTCGTGGGTGTCGGAACCGCTCCACGGTAGCATGACCGGCAACCCTTGTACTGTTCCGAATAGGGGTTGACCCGAGGTTGCGTCATGGCTACCTTTGAGCTGTTCCGGTCGAAACGAGGGAGAGCGCGATGGCCGAGCGAGTCACCAACAGGTCCGGCAACACCGTCCACACCTGCAACCCGGCCAAGCCCGGCAAGCCGCTGCCCTTCGGCCGCAAGGCCGACGAGGGTGACTGCGCCCGCTGCGACGAGTTGCGCGCCGGCGCGGCCCCGCGCGAGCTGGGCTACCGGCCGCGCTCGGCCGAGCCGCAGCTCACCCAGGCCGACCTCGACGCCCACCGGCGCAGCTGTGCCGTGTGCCAGACCGGGCGGGGCGTCTGCACCGCCTACGACTGGTGAGGACTACTAGCCTGCGTGCGGGAGTGAGCCCACCGATACCCCGGACCGATCACCGGTCCGGGGTATCGCGTGTCCTGAGCTTGAGTAATGACCCACAGACCGGCTAAGCTTGCCCTGTTCCGACAGAGGGAGGCTGACCGCGCCACCCCAGACGAGAGGACTCGCGCACCATGACCACCGCTCGCGACGCGGCCATCGCCGCCCTGCGGCCCTACGTCGAGAAGCTGGCCGAGCACATGCCGCAGGCCGCTATCAACATCGGCGAGATCGCCGACGCCGTACTGGCCGAACTCGACGACCCCGCCGTGCTGAAGCTGCCGCGCTACTACCAGCGCGACGAGGACACCACCGCCTATCTGCTCTCGACCGAGGACAACGGCGACGCCGTCGCGTTCGCGATCGACACCTCGGCCGACATCGACCTGGTCAAGCTCCAGCTGCTGCTGCGACCCGCCGGCAACCCGGACTACACGCCGGTCGCCATGTTCCACGTCAACCACGACAACCTGCGCAACTTCGCGCTCGCCGCGCTCGCCGCGATCGGCGACCAGCACGCGCGCAACCAGCGATGAGACCAGAGGAGGCGAACATGTCCGCGAGCGACACCAGCGCGCGCACCGCCGAGTGGCGCAGGCACGCGACCGAGCTGCACAGCGAGGAGGAGGCGGCCAAGCACCTGACCATCGGCCAGGTCTGCGACCGCACCGGCCTGCGACAGCTGACGCTGCTCTACGCGATCAACCGCGTCGAGCACCCGCGCGCCAAGGCGGCGCTGCGGCCCCTCGTCCGGCCCCGCTACACCTGGGGCAACGAGCCTCGCTGGGACAAGAGCCAGCTCGACGAGTACTTCGCCAACATCGCCGAGCGGTCGCGCACGTTCACCGAGAAGTGGGGGCACCTGCCCACCGTCACCGCCGAGGCCGCGCGCGAGCAGCAGCTGGTGTCGCTGCGCACGCTGGCGCGGGCGGCCGGTCGCGCCGTCACCACCATGCAGCGCTGGAGCCAGCTGGACGGTTTCCCCGAGCCGGCCGCGCTGCTGGAGTCCGCCGGACCGCTGCCGCACCTGCTGCGGTCCTGGTCCGACGTGCGGGCGTGGCTGCTGGCCAACCGCTCCGACATCGGTGACGTGCCCGAGCGCATCCCCGAGGAGGCGTGGCGATGACGCGCCGGGTGACCACCACTGTCGAACTCACGCGCAAGCCGCTGCACGATGCCCTCGTTGACGAGTGGCGCAACGCGCAACTCGCGGTGATCGCCGACTGCCACCCACGCCACTGGGCACCATGGTGCGGCCTCGTCGCGGCCGCCGCCGTCGCCGCCGTCGTTCTGCCGTCGATTCCGGTTTCCGAGACGATGCCGGCGGCGCTGCTCTACGTCGCCGCCAGCATCATCGGCCTGGTCGGCCTGGGTGGCGTGGCCTTCGCCTTCGGCCAGGTGTGGGTCGACCACCGGCGCGGCCAGCGATGCAACCAGGCTCGCGCGCTGCTGTCGGTCAGCCACATGTTCGCGCCGATGACCAGCACCCTGTCGGTGGCATCCGCCACGCCGGTGTTCGGCCTCTGGCTGGGGGCTGTCGTGACGTGCCGATCGGGTGCACAGTGGCCGGTGAAGTGTCAGACCCGAAATCCGATCGAGCTGGTCACGCGGACTGTGGAGGTCGCGCGCGAGCACTGGGAGAAGTGCGAGGGATGCCGTGTGGGTGGGTGAGCTGCTCGGCCTGATCGCCATGATCGTCGGCGGCCTCTGCGCGACATCGGCTTTCGGATGGGTGGTGTATCGGACCGCCTGCTGGCTGGGTTCGGTGCTCATCTCCGTACGGGCTCGCCGGCGCTCCCGTACGGACGCCGATCTCGCCCTGGATGGCGTGTGGTGCTGTTCGTGCGGCGAGGAGTTCGTAACGGCCGGCACCGCGACTGGCATCACGCGGGCGGCGGCGCACACGCTGCGCTGCGCCCGGTTCATCGCGGCGAACCGCCGTTAACCGTACAAGCGTCACGCAACGGCCAGGGGGGCGACCTCCCTGGCCGTTGACGCGTTCTAGCTGCTCTCCCGGCGCAGGTCGCCCAGCGGGTAGCGGTAGGTGATCTCCCGGTCCGAGCGGGACACGCTCACCCCGTACTCGACCGACTCCCCGTCGGTCGACAAGACCTGGGTGACCATCTGGAGCACGGGCTTGCCGACCTCGATACCCAGCAGCTCGGCCTCCTCGGCGGTGGCCTCACGGGCACGGATCCGGTCGTAGCCCTCATTCGGCTCGCGCCCGGTCACCTGGGTCACGTACGCCGGTCCTTCGACGATCCGTTCCTTTTCCAGCAGTTTGGGCGCGACCTCGGCCAGCTCGGCGTCGTGGTAGCTGATGGAGGTCGACAGCGGTGTGCCGTCGGCCCGGTGGGTGACGCGCTGACGGCGGATGACCCGCGCGCCGCGCGCCAGCCCAAGGTCGTCGGCGACGTTGTCGGGGGCGGTGACCACCTCGGCCGAGATGATCTTGGCGTACTGGCCGGTCTTGCCGAAGAATCGTCCAGTCATCAGGGTCGTGGTCATGCGGTCCCGCCCGCTGTGGCGGACGTCGTCCAGGGTGACAAAGGTGCCCTCTCCGTGCCGCGCCTGCGTCAGCCCCCACTGATGCAGACGGGCATACCCCTTGGTGGCGGTGGCCACGCTGACCTCGTACTGCCGAGCGGCGTCGCGGATTGAGGGCAACTTCGATCCGTCCGGAATGTCGCCGTTGAGGATCTTCGCCCGAAGTGTGAGGGCGAGTTGCATGTAAGGCGGGTCGCTCCGCTCGATCGTCACTCGTCGTACCTCGCTCTCTGTCGCGGATGTGCCACACGTGTCCTGAGACACTGGTGTACTATAGCACCTGACACCACACAGAGTAGGTGTCTCAGTCTGCAAATTGCACCGCCGATCGGAGTCGCGGAGTGCGAGCCGTGTCTCACACGAAGGAGGTAGTTCCGGTGTCCGACCTGCTCGGATCATCGCCGCGCTGGTATCAGCGGGCATGGGGCTGGTTCACGCTCGCCAACGCCGCGCCCGAGGTCGACCCCGTGCGCACCGCGAGCATGGGCGTGGTCGCGATCGCCACCGCGATCCTGTCCTATGACACCCTGCGCAACCTCGGACACGACATCGGCCTGGCCGAGGGCGTCTCCTACCTGTTCCCCCTCGGCTACGACTTCGCGGTGCTCGCGGCCACCCGCGCGTGGCTGCACCCCCGACTGTCGAGCACGACACGGGCCTACGCCGCCGCCGTTGCGATCTTCTGCCTGGTGGCCACGGTGATTGGCAACGCGATCGAGCACTGGCGGGTCGGCACCAAGGCCGGCGATCCCGTGTGGTGGACCGTCGTCGTCATCGGGTTCGCGTCCATGGCCCCGCTCGTGCTCGGCCTCATGGTCCACCTCGCGGCGATGATCCGCGCCGACATGCGAGCCCGCGCCGACCGCGACGACGCGGCCGCCGCCAAGGTCGCCGCCCGCGCCGCCCGGCCGCAGCAGCAGACGCAGCGCGCCGAGCAGCCGGCCGAACTGGAGGCCACGGGCACCGACGGCGGCACCGTCACCGAGATTGGCGAGTCCGTCAGCGCACGGATCAAGCGCATCTACGACCGGATGGTCGCCGAGAACCCTGACGTGCGGTTCGGGCGCGGCCCCGGTCTCGTGTCGTTCGCCTCCGTCGACCGCGAGGCGGGCACCAACGGCTATGCCAAGAACCTGATCCCCGCCTGGGAGGAGAAGCGGTTGACCGGTGAGAGCGATGGCTAAGACCAACGCCAAGAGGGTGGGACGCAAGGTCAGCGCCGCCGCCGCGAAGGCTGCCGCCAGGGGCATCGGCTGGGGCGGCGCGAAGCTCGGCTCGGCTCTGGCCACTCCCTTCGACAAAGCGCGCCGCGACGCCTGGCTGCTCAGGCAGGCCGAGCGGACCAACAAGCGGCGCAAGTGGGTTGACCTGGGCGGCGAGAACAAGGCCAGCCGCCAGCCCACGATCAAACAGCTGGTGCGCGGTGGCTGGCGCTGCCTGGCCTGTGGCGTCGGCTCGAACGATCTGCGCGACCGAGCCCAGCACAAGTGCGACCCGGCCAAGGTCCGCAAGAAGGAGAACGCCGGCGCGCTCGACAACGAGGTGCGCAAGACCAAGGAGCGCGTCAAGAGGGTGCGGCGCACACACGGCACCGGACCCCGGCCCACGACAACGACAACGGCCAGCCCACCAGGGGCGGCTACCGCAATGGGAGGAGCACGCATCGTGCGCAGCAACACGGCGGCCGAGCGATTCGCCTACCTGGCCGAGGCCAGCCCCGAGACCGCCCACGAGCTTGAGCAGCTGTTCAACGACATGGTCCTGGGCGCGCTGCGGCTGTCGCAGGAGATCGCCGACCTGGCCGAGCGGCTGGACCTGGACAAGCGGGTCGTCGACGGCGTCATCCGCGCCGGTGAGCAGGCCGCCGAGATGATCGAGCCGATCCGCTCGGCGCGCACCGTCTTTCGCGTGCTCTACGCCCCGTTCCTGGACAGCTCGGGCGTGCAGATGCCCAGGAACGCGGCCAAGTTCTTCGAGCAGAAGACAGCCTAGGAAAGGAACAGGAGCACCACCGTGGCCGCAAACGTCGGCACCTACTGGGACGCCTACCGGCGTCACCGCCGAGCGACGTATCCGCTGACGCTGGCGGCGCTGGTCTACGCCGCCGGCGGCGTGTCCTGCCTGCCGCAGGTTGGCTGGCAGCTCACGCTCGCCGTGCTGCTGCCCTCGCTGGTGGCCGCGCTGGCGCTGCTCACGCACTTCGTGCAGGACGGCCCCAGCAGGGCGTTCGGCGTCGCGGTCACCACCAGCATCACCGCGTGGCTGGTCACCGCCAGCCTGATCTCGCCCTGGCACGCCGGCATGTTCTGGACGTGGTTCGTCGGCACCCTGCTCTACACCGTGCTGTTCGCGACCAACGGCCGACTGGAGCAGCGCATCCAGATGGAGCGTGTCGTCGAGGCGTGGCCAGGCGTGGCCAAGGCCATCGGCGAGATCGGCGCGAAGATGCCCAAGGGCGCGTTCCGGGTGACCGAGGCCGGCTGGCGGGCGACGATCGACGGCGCGTCCGCCGATGACCTGACCCGGTCGGTGAGCAGGATCGAGAAGCTGCTGCGACTCAAGCGCGGCAAGCTGCGAGTGGAGGCCACGCCCGACGCGCACATCACGCACCTGATCTACGAGGAGCGCGAGCCCTACGCCAGTGGTGTCGAGTTCGACCAGGCCAAGCTGATCACCTCGATCAAGCAGCCGATCTTTCTCGGCCGGCAGACCAACGGCAAGCCGCTGTGGCTGAACATGTGGAAGGAGGGCTGGGGCGGCCTGCACATGCTGGTCGCCGGCGCGACCGGCGCGGGCAAGTCAAGCTTCCTCAACCTGATCATCGCCAACGTGCTGTCGGCCGTCGATGCCGTGCCGTGGCTGATCGACCTCAAGGGTGGCCAAGAGTTCGGTCAGTGGGCCCGCTCGGCCGGCGACGGCGGCTGGCTGGCGGTCGACAAGCCCGAGGCCGTCAAGATGGTGGAGACGATCTACCGGATCGTCAGCGAGCGCGGTGGCCTGTCGCGGCGACTGTGGCGGTCGAAGGTGTGGAAGCCCTCGGCCAGTCATCCGGTGATCGTCGCCATCATCGACGAATGCGCCGAGCTGACCGGCGACGGCGATCTGACGAATGCACTGAATCAGCTCAAGTCGATCGCTCGGCGCGCCCGGTCGGTCGGCGTCATTCTGATCTTCGCCACGCAGTATCCGACACTGGAGGCGCTGGGTTCCTCGCAGATTAAGGGCCAGCTCGGCGTGCGGGTCTGTTTCCGCACCAACAAGAGCGGCGAGTCGAAGAATATTCTGAACGGTTATGACCAGGTCGACACGGCTGCTATCTCGGCCGACACCCCCGGTGTCGGATATATCGAAATTGGCGACGTGGTCCCGACCAAGTGGCGTGTGCCCTACCTCGACGAGGAGATCACCGCCGCGCTGGACCGGCTCTACCACGGGGAACAGCCCGAGCTCGACCCCGACACCTTCCGCGTCGCGGGGAAGCCGTACGCCACCCGCGAGCGGGACCCGCTCGGGGAACTCGACGATCTTGACGGGGAAGACCTCGACGCCGACGGGGAACGCGACGGGGAACCGCAGGTCGCCGACGGGGAACGCGACGGGGAACCGGACGGGGAAGATGACGACGCCATCGGGAAGCCCGGCGGCGGGTACTGGAGGACGCTGGTCGTCCCCGACGAGATAGACAGGAGTGATCATCGGATGACTGGACGTCCGGGCAAGCTGGGTGACGACTTCGATCCGGCCGAGGTCTTCAGCGACGACTTCCCGCCCATCGCCAACGTGTCGTTGAGCCAGCTGCCCAAGCTCGACGACGAACCGCCGGCGGCGGCGAAGCTGGAGCCGGCGGAGGCCGAGGAGGCGTTCCGCGCTCGACTGGAGCAGGCGGCCGAGGAGCCGGTGAGCCCCAAGCAGCTGGTGGAGGCCAGCACGCTGTCGCGGGCGACGGTGCACCGCCGGATCGAGGCCCTGCTGGAGTCCGGCGAGATCGAGCGCGTGGGCGACGGCCAGTACATGTTCCGGGGTCGCGTGCGCGAGCACAGCGCGTGACGTGACAGGCCCGCACGGCCGTCCGTGAGACACCTGACAGCCGTGAGACAGCGCAGGGCAGCCTATGCGCAGGCGTGCGTGTGTACGCGTACGCGCGCGCGTAATAGGCTTTCTGGCTGTCTCACGGCTGTCTCATGTTCGAGGCGGGTCGAACGAGGTGGGGGTGTCCTGAGACAGTGACGGAAAGTAGTCGTTGACCCAAGCTCTCGGCGCTGGTTATGCTTGTGGTGTTCCGCACGCGAGAGGGAGTCAGCGCCATGGTCCAGCACACGATCAACGGAGTCCCGGCAGAGCTGTTCGTCAAGATCCACGAGGCCGGCGAGACCCGCATGATCGGCGGCGTCGAGCACGTCTGGGTGCCCTGCTGGAAGTGCAACGGCACCGCCCACTACCCCTCGCTGCTCGACTACAGCTGGTGTTGGGGCTGCCGCACCGCCACCGGCGCGAGCGGCGGCGCGTGGATGACCCACGAGCAGATCGCCAAGCGCGACCACGAGCGCGAGCTGCGCGAAGCCCGCCGCGAGCGCCGCGAGGCCGCCAAGCTGGCCGCCCTGCCCGGCAAGATCGCCGCCCTGGTCGACGCGCACCCGTTGCTGGCCGAGCTGACCTACCTGCCCGACTACTCCGGCACCCTCGGCAGCCTCGCCCTGGACCTGCTGCACAAGGGCGAGATGAGCCCCCGCCAGATCGAGTTCGCCGAGAAGCTGATCCGCGAGGGCATGCGGCACGCCGCTGACGCCGAGGAGCAGGCGCGGCAGCGCGCCGAGGAGGCCGCCGGCCGCGTCAACGCCCACTTCGGCACCGTCGGGGAGCGTCTGGAGGTCACGGGGACGGTGCGCGTCCAGTGGGAGATCGACGGGGACTACGGCGTGCGGACGCTCCTCGTGATCGACACCGAACGGGGAACCGTGAAGTGGACCGCCTCCCGCTGCTTCCCCGAGCTACGGGGAACCGTGATCAGCCTGCGGGGAACCGTGAAGGAGCACGCCACCCGCGACGGGGAGTGCCAGACCGTGCTGACCCGATGCACCGTCCGGGACTGATTCCCCGTCGTTCCCCGTCGCCTTCCCCGTCGCAGCCGACGGGGAAGGCTTCCCGCTGTCCCCGTCGATGTTCGATGGTCGTCGTACAAGGAGGTGCGCAGAACATGGCCAAGGAGGCGACCGAAATAGCGCTGGTCGATATCAAGCGCGAAATGGTCATCAGGGAAGTCAACGGCGGGCGAGGGTGGCTGAAGATACGCCACATCGCCCGGCCCGTCGGCGTCGAAGGCGTGCGCACAAGACAGGCGACGGTCGAATATCTCACGCGAACGAACAGCGGCATTGTCGACAGGATCGTGCTCACCGAATGTGGCACGAGCTTCGTGCGTAGGCCGCCGTTCACCGGCCTACGTAAACGCTCCGAGGGTGGCTGGCACGTCATCTACAGTGACCGCGTGATCGGGCACATTGTCCGTTCCCCCTATGCCCGTGAATGGTTCGCCTTTACCGGTCGGTGGCGTATCGGCCGCCGACACACCAAGGCGGCCGCCGCCGCGCTGCTGCGTGAGTTCACGCGCGGCCGGGCGGTCGCCGAGCCCTGCTAGGCTGGCAACCCTTGACCCGTTCCGGACTGGAGAGGATCACCACGTGACCGAGATGGACCGACGACTCAAGCGCGTCCGCGCCCTGCTCGACCGGGCGCAGCGCGTCGACACCGAGCCGAGGGAGGCCGAGGCCGCCAGCCGCAAGGCAATGCGGCTGATCACCGAATACGGCATCAGTCAGGCCATGCTCGACGCCGCCGGCGGGCAGGACGAGGGCGGTCTCGACAGCGTGACGATCACGATGCACGCGCCCTACACCTACGAGAAGGCCGAGCTGCTGACCGCCATCGGTTTCGTGTTCGGCTGCGAGTCCAGCACGCGGGGATGGCGCGGTCGGCACGCCATCGAGTCCGCCACGCTCTACGGCTACCGCAGCGACCTGGACCGCACGCAGATGCTCTACACCTCGCTGGTCATGCAGGCGACCAATGAGATGGCGCGCACCCGCGAGCCAGCGGGGGTGTCGCGGGTGACGTTCCTGCGCGACTTCCTGTTCGGCTTCGCCAACGCCGTCATCACCCGACTGAAGGCCATGCAGAACGAGGTCGTCGAGCAGTACGAGCAGGAGCACGCCGGCGAGACCGGCGCGGGCAACCTGCCGATCTCGGTGCTGCCGGTGCTGGCCAGCCGCCGCGAACGTGTGCGCTCCTTCTTCGAGGAGCAGACCGGCGACCTGGAGACGGCCGAACCGATCGTGCGCGACGGCGTTGGCGTCTACGCCGGCCACATCGCCGGCCAAACCGCCGACCTCGGCGACGGCCGGACCACCGTGGCCGGCGGCCCAGCGGCGCAGGGCAGGCTCGTACTGGACGCGCCGGCGCGGGCGCTGCCGGACTGGCTGACCTACGAGCACTGGGCGACGCTGGCCGACGTGGCCATGCAGAACACGGTGCCGGCGGCCGCCGAGATGGGGGCGTCGGTGCAGTTCCTGCATGACGTGCTCTACGCGGTGGTCACCTACTGCCGCAGGCAGGGCGGCGAGTTCGAGACGCGGCAGGCGTTGCGGGACGCCGCGCAGTACGCGGCCGCGATGACGGTGGCCGGCGATCCGGGCAAGGTGCGTGAGCTGGCCTCGGTGGTGCTGGCCGAGATCTATGACCGAATCGACTTGTGGGCGTCGAAGCGGCGCGCGCGCTAGACCGCCGGCATTGCGCTGGCTATGCTTGCGGTGTTCCGGCAAAGGAGGGTGTGACCATGGACGAAATCCTGTACGGGAGCCAGGTCTTGAGAAAGATCGAGTTCCACCACGTGGGCCGACTGCGACTGTGGCTGTCGCAGCGGTTCCCGGTGACCGCCATCTGCGGCGACAAGGTGCGCTACGGCAACGTCACCAGCGACCCGCGCAACGTCACCTGCCGCGAGTGCGAGCGGGCCCTGAACGGAGAGTGCAAGCCGTGACCGAGACTTTCGAGCAGTGGTGGGCCGTCAACCGCCAGCACAACGAGAGCACCCGCGCCGGATATGCCCGCTGGGCCGCGCTCCAGCCGGCCTCGCGCGAGGTCGAGATCGGCCGCGCGCTGTTCGGCCCCTGCATCGCCTGGGACCAGGCGGCGCGCGTGTGGGGCGCGGTCGCGCCGTCGCACCGCGAGCCGTCCGGGTTCGTGCGCGCCGCCGCCGAGGCCGCCGACAAGTGGGACGCCGAGCACCCGCCGCGCGAGCCCGAGGCCGAGCTGCCCACGCGCGAGATGATCTACCTCGGCCAGCAGTGGCTGACCGAGCAGCGGCAGGGTCGCCAGCTGGGCGTGAGCGCACGTCAGCTGATCCGCTACGCGACCGAGCCCGACTTTCAGCCTCGGCTGGACAGCTACCCGCAGGATCCGAGCGACCTGGCACGCGCCGAGGAGACGTTCAGCGGCGCACCGGAGTGGGCACGGCAGCGCATGGCGAAGCTGATCGAGTCCTACCGCGCCCACGTCGCCGAGAAGCGCGCCAGCGGCCGCGCGTGGTGGCGACCCTGATGGACACGCTCGCCCTGCTCGCGATCACCGGCGGCCTGGGATTACTCGCCGTCGGCGGCGCGGCCCTGCTGCTCGGCGGCGCGGCGGTGCTCGCCGTGCGCGTCGTGGAACTCTGCCGGTCGGTGTCATATGACACACGGAACGGCGCAGACATGCCCGACTCTGGACACGTGGACCCGATCACGGGCTACCTGTTCAGGGAGGGTGAACTGTGAACACCGCTCGCGCCATCCGTTTCGTCGCCGTGCTCGCCGCCAGCCTGATCGCGCACGACCTCGGCGACTACTACATGCAGACCGGAAGCCAATCCTGGCGTAAGCGCCGGCGCGGTCACGCCGACCACCACCGCGACGAGTGCACGACCCGCGCCACCTGCGCGCACCGCACCCGCACCGGCAGGCTCGCCTGTGCCGGCCACGTCGCCAGCTACACCGCCACCCAGGTCGCGCTGCTCGCGCTGGTGAGTCGGGTGCTCGGCCTCGGCCTCGGCTGGCGGGCCATCGCCGCCGGCCAGCTGGTCAGCGCGGTCACCCACTACTACATGGACCGCGAATACACCGCCCAGGCGATGCACGACGCGCTGGGCAAGGGCTTCCTCCACCGCCTCGGCCCCGGCGCGCCGTTCACCGGCGGCAAGCTGCTCGACCAGACCTGGCACAAGTTCTGGCTGTTCGTGGCCGCGCTGGCGACGGCCGTTCTGGCGGAGAAGGGAGGCAACGGCGGCTCATGAGCACCGATGACGACCAGTCGACCAGTCGCGACCAGCTACGCGGTTACAGCGTCCGAGGTGCGTGGATCGACGAACTGGCCCAGACCTTCGACGTTCCGGCGGAGATGCTGCCAAGCACCCACGACAACGCCGAGCGCGAGCAGGAGCGAATCCTCGCGTTCGAGGCCGCGATGACCGAGGCCGCCGCGTCGACCGATCAGCCGCCGGCCGACCTCGTCGACCGGATCCAGACCCTGATCGACGAGGCGTCGCCGTTCGACGGGCACTGCATGCGCTGCGGCGACCCGCTCGATCCGGACGGGCCGTCACCGCTGTACTGCCGCGAGCAGTGCGCCGACGCCTACGCCGAGCAGCGCACCGCCGAGGGCTTCCGCGAGCACTGGGCACCCGACGACCCGCGTATCCAGGCCGAGAAGGACTCGCCGCTCGCGGCGCGTCGCAACCGCGAGCGCGCCGCGAATGTGTGGATCAGCGCCGAGGACAACGCCACCCATCGTGTTCGGCAAGCTCGGCGGGCGCTGCTGCTGCACGGTGGCCCCGTTCCGCCCGCACCGGCGACCTACCTCGTGATCACCGCTGCCGGTGGGGTGCTGCTGTGGGATGCCGAACGGCCACCGTCAGCGCGCGAGCTGCCGCGCGGTTGCACCGTGCTGAAGTTGGTCGATGTTCCGGCGGATCTGGTCGTCGAGCACGTCCGCCGGTACAACTTCGGTATCGAGCCGGCGCTGCGGTCGAGCAACGACTGCTGGCACAGTGCGCTGGTCGGCCACTGCGGCTGCGCTGTGTGCAGGGTCGAGGAGACCGCGCGAGCGTGGCTGCGACGGGGTCGGAACGCGCCGAGATGGAGGCCGCTGGCATGAGCGGAGCTGGACGCGAGATCGTCGGTCTCATCATCGCCGCACTGGGCGTTGCCGCGCTGGAGGTCGGCACCGCGATGCTGAACAGCTGGGTGGCGTTGCTGCTGGTCAACGGACCGATACTGATCGCTATCGGGTTTGTCCTGATGAGACACGATCGTGATCAAGGCGAGCCGGAGCGGTAGTTAAACTTTCAACGGAAGCAAAGGATTCACTCCCCGGCCGCTTCAGTCGACGCGCCGCACACGATGATCGTGCGGCGCGTCGAGCATTTCCGGGCCCTGACGGGCGGTTACCCTCGCGTCGACGGTGTCGGTGACCAGCAATGAGAGGCGGGTGTCGTGCCTCGGGAGTTCCTGCCCGCGCTGCGCCGGATGTTCCGGGGGGTCGAGACCAAGGGCCTCGCCGGGCGCGTCATGTCGGAGCCGCGCACCTGGACCACCCCCGGCCAGCCCTATATCAAGGACTGGAACGTCGACCGCGCCGTCGCTGACGGATACCAGTTCAACCCGTACATCTTCCGCTGCGTCGAGGTCATCTGCGCCAACGCGATCAACCGGCGCATGATCCTGCGCGAAGGCGATCCCCGCGACGGCCAGATCCTCAAGCCCGAGGAGTTGGACCCCCAACAGCGTCGCCTGCTGCGGGTGCTCAACCGCAAGGCCAACCCGACCGAGGTGGCCAAGATCTGGCGACACCGCCTGGTCGCCAACTACGTGCTGTCCAGCCGGGGCGTGTTCATCGAAGCGGTGCGCAACAACCAGGGCGGCATCTACTCGGTGAACCTGCTCGACGCCGACCGCGTCGACATCCTGCCCGGGTCCAACACCCCCATCGGCTCGTTCCGGATCTTGAAAGGCGCGCAGGACGGCGGCTACGACTACCTGCCGCCGTGGGATCCCGACGCCGACGTGTCCGATCAGCCCTCGGGTGTGGTGTGGGTCCGCAGCCCGCACCCCACGATGTTCAGCCGGGGCATGTCGCCAATGGAGGCCGCCGGCCTCTCGGCCGACCTGGACAAGTACGCCCGCCTCTACAACCGGCGGTTCCTTCAGAACGACGGCCGCCCCGGCGGCATCCTCAGCGTCAAGGGTCCGATCTCCGAATCCACCGAGATCCGCCTGCAATCGCGCTTCCAGGGTGGTCCAGACCACGCCGGCCGCACGACGGTGATCGAGACCGACGAGATGAACTGGGTCGACACCTCGGGCACCCCGCGCGACACGCAGTGGGGCGACACGATGTCGCGCACCGAGAAGGAGTTCTCGATCGCGTTCGGCGTGCCCGAGTCGATGATGGGCGACGCGTCCGGCCGCACCTTCGACAACGCCGACGCCGAGGTCTACTCGTGGTGGGAGCACAGCCAGGGTCCGCTGCTGGCCATGCTGGACGCACAGCTCGATCAGCTCACCCCCGGCGGATTCGACGACGACGTCTACCTCCAGCACGACATCAGCGACGTCTGGGTGCTCGGCCGCAATAAGCGCACCGACATCGACCGCGCGTTCAGCGCCTTCGCCCAGGGCGGCATCACCCTCGACGACCTGCGCGAAACGATGGGACTGGATCGCTGGGACGTCCCGGCCACGCGCACCCTGTGGATTCCGGGCGGCCGCGTCATCGTCCAGGACAGCGACCCGGAGCACGCCGGCGACGCCGAGGCCGTGTCCAAGCTGCCCGTGATCGGCGGCGCGCCGGCCGCGCCCGCACTGCCGCCCGGCGGCGATGGCGGCGGCGCGCTGTCCAGTCAGCTGTCCAACCTCTACAGCAACATGGACTCACAGCTGGACGGCATGCGCGCGCAGAGCGGCTACAGCGAGCTGACGCTGCCCGCCGACGAGGTCAAGGAGCTGCCTGCCGGAAGCGAGGGTGAGCAGCGCGGCGCGCGAGCCGCTGCCTGGCGATAGCCTCCCGGCAGTCCAGGCGAACTCGATCACGGTGACCGAGGCCGCGCCGAACCCAGCCCCTGGACCGCAGCGTGATCAGCTGGCCGCGTTGTCCGACGCCCGCGCCCGCGCCAACGAGGCGATCATGGCCGGAGTGATCACCGCGTGGCTGGATCGCACCATCGCCGTGATCCTCGCCCGGCTCAACGGGCCCAAGGCGCGCCGAGGCACCAAGTTCTGGTCCGGCCAGACCGCCGGCGAGCCGCGCCCGCTGGACGCCGGCTACATCGTCCCGGCCAAGGCCGTTGACGAGATCGAACCGGCCGCACTGCCCGCCGCGCGCCGCATCCTCACCGGCAGCGTCGACGACGTCGCCGGCCGTCTGGGCCACAGCGCTGCCGGCACCACGCTGTTCGACGGCGCATCCATGGCGGCCGCCGCCCAGGACGCCGCCGAGCGCGTCCGGCAGTCCGCCCAGCACTACGCCGACGCCATGCGCGAGACGATCGACCAGGCCAGCGCCGAGGCCGACACCCTCGATCAGGTCGTGGACATGGTGCGCGCCCAGCACCGCAAGGGCGGCAACTGGCTGTTGCTATCCGGCCGCACCCTGGCCACCGCGCTCGCCGGCGACGCCTCACTGGCGGCCGCCCGCGCGCTCGGCGTCACCCACACCCAGTGGATCACCAAGCACGACACCCGCGTGCGTGCCACGCACCGCGTCGCCGACGGCCAGGTGCGCCGCATCGGCGACCGGTTCGAGGTCGGCGGCGTGCGCCTGCTGCACCCCGCTGACCCGTCGGTGCTGCCCGCCGGAGCCGAGGAGGTCTACGGCTGCCGTTGTGGCCTGCTGTTCAGCGAGCCCGACGAGACCGTCAGCCACGCCATCGAATGCGGCCGCAACGGCACCGCGCCCGCCGCGAAAGCGCTGGCCGCCGGCGCGGACCGGCCCGGCGCGCTCGCGCACGCCATGCCCACCGAGAGCCTGCCTGGTGTGCCGAGCCTGGCCGGCGCGGTCGACCTGGGCACTGACGTGGCCGGCTATCGGACGCTGTCCGAGCCGATCGACGCCGTTCCCGGTCAGCTGCTGGCGCTGCCGGGCGCGATCACTCTCGGGCTGGCCGCGCCGGTCGGCACCGTCGCGACGACGCTGATCGTGGTGGCGACCGCCGGTACGACGGTGGGTGTCACCTCGGGCACGATGACGCTCGCCGCTGGCACGCCGCTGGAGGTGCTGTCGGTGACCGACAGGGCCGTGATCGCCATGCCGGCGCAAACTCCCGCTTGACCCAACCTTGCGTCGTAGGTTAAGCTTGTCGTGTTCCGGTCGAGAGGGAGAACATGATGAGCGGCTTTAACCAGGTCATGCTGGAGATCGAAGACGAGGCGTACGCGCTCGACACGCTCGACGCCAACGCGGCCCGCTACTACCACGCCGCCCGCACGGTCGACCTGCGGCGCTGGCTGGGCAGCTGGGAGGAGTACGCGGACGCCCACCCCGAGATCGGCGCATGGGAGAAGGGTCGCCGCGTCCGTCAGATGCAGGCCGAGCTGGCCGTGCGCGACGCCGAGCTGTGCCGGCGCGACGACCACGACCACTTCGGCTTCGGCACCGAGCAGGGCGAGGACGCCGCCGGCCACGTGGCCGCCCACCTGGCCGAACTGCGCGCCAGCAAGTGAGTCAGCCCTA